CGACGCGCCCGACCCTCACGAGGGCCGACGCGCCGCTACGCCGCTCGGCGCGGACGACGTCGCCCGTGGCGACGGCGTCCTCGCACCGCAGTCCCCACGCGCCGTCGCGGAGGCGGGCCCACGTGGCGCGGACCGGCGTATCGCCGCCGCCGCTCACGAGACACCCCCCGCCTCGGCCGCCAGCCGCTCAGCGAGATCGCACGCCTCGGCCGCCAGCCGCTCAGCGAGATCGCACGCCTCGGCCACCGCGCGCAGGTAGGCGCACCGGCCGCTCGCGCGGCGGCCGACGTGGCGCCGCTCCCAGGTCGCCCGGATCGCGATCACGCCGCGCGACCTGGACGACACGATCGCCGGTCGCGCCCCGGGCGCGACCTCGACGACGGCTACGCGCCGGTAGCGGCCCCAGCAGCTACTCGGCATCGCCGCCGCCGCCGACCGCACGATCCACTCCCGGCCGCCGCCGCACGCGCGCGCGTGCTCCTCGCCGCTCTCCCCCGCGTAGACTCCCGCGTAGACTCCGCCCATGATGTCACCCTCCTCTGCCCCCCGTGGGGGCATCTTGCGCGACGGCACTCTGCCGCCCCGCGCTACCGCGCAGCGATGCCCGGGGACGTGCCCCGACCGCTGCGCGCTAGCGCGGGGCCGGGAGCATCCCCCCGGCGTCCGCTGGTAGCTGGCCGCCGCGCCCGGGCGCGTCGGCCGTAGTCTCTCCCCCCCCGCTGGCGACCGTCCTGGCTCTACCCGCGCCTGAGGGGCTAGCTCCCCCCCGCGAGAGGGCTCCCTGGTGCGACCGCTCGCGCGGCGAGGCGACTGCCGATCCGGCCTCCCGTGAGAGGCTGTCCCCCCCCGCGTACGAGCGGGGAGAGACCGGACTATAGGGCGTCCCCGGGAGGCTGTCAAGCAGGGTCGCCAGCTTTGCTCCCCGCCCGTCGCGTCTGCTCTCACCCCGCGCGCCGCCCGCACGTAGCAGCTACCGTGCCAGCCGCCCGGTCCAGGGTCAAGGTTGGCTGCGCGTATCATGCGCGATATTGCCCGCCCGGGGCGCTAGGCGGCCCGTGGCGGCCGTCCAATTGCCGGACGGCGCGCGCTACGTCCGGCTCCCCGCGCCCCATGGCGGCCCCTCCACGGGGCTGCAAACAGCGTGAGTCCGCTCACGTCCGTGAAACATATCAGCGTTTCACGCGGTGCGCTGATGTAGGACAACTCCTACCCGCGCTCACACCGTCCTGGTCGGTCCTGGCCGGTGCCTCTCCCGGCCGGTGCCGCGCCTCGCGCGCACGCCCCGGCACGCTCCGGGTGTCCCCGGCGCCTCCCTGGCCGCCGCGCCGCGCTCCCTGGCCAGCTTGCGCGCTCCCTGGCCGCCGCGCGGCTCGCCCGCGTTGTCCGCCGCGTTGCGCGGTGCGCCGCGCGGCGCGGGGCGCGCGGAGCGCGCGTGGCGCGCGGGCGCGCGGCCCATGACCAGGGTCGACCTCGATGTCAGTCGGCGGCATAGATGGACCCCTATCTTTTGTCGAGGTCCACAAAAAGTCCAGGGAAATCGGGCACTTGTGGAGCACTATCAGCAAAGGCCGGATTTTCGGCTGCGTTGCCGATAAGCACAGGGGCTCATTGGGTGGGCTAGGTTTGGCCCCGCATGACCGAAAGCAAGCTGAACAAGGGCGTTTTCGCCGAGGTTTCGGACCCCGATGCCGCTGGAGAGCTGGAAAAGCCTGTCCAGAAGCCCATGGCGACGGATCCGTCCGAGTACATCGAAACCGGCTACTTGCCGATGGTTCCGGCCAAGGACGGCGGGGTGATGGTGGCACCGGGGGCGCCCCCGGAGGCCGACGAGGGCCTGACGGCCGACAATCTCGTTTGCGCGGCGGACGCCGCGTCGGGACGGCCGCCGTGCGACTTCTACGTCGCCTTCTTGACCGATGCCGATGGAGTGGCCAAGGGTCTCAAGCGCAAGCTGATGCAGGTGCGGCGCTTCTGCACGAAGCTGTCGACGGCTGCTGAGTTGATGGAGCTTGGCTCGGTGCCCGTGCATGCGTGTACGGCCCGAAAGCCGGTGGACGCCAAGAGCGCGGCCATTTTGGCTGATTTCGAGCGCAGGCAGAGGAGTGCCGCCGAAGAGGCGGCCAGGACCAGCGCAGACGTGGACCTCTGAAGGGAGAAGAGAGATGACCGATCAGATCGAGATGCCCCCCGCTTTCCAGCAGCTCAAGAGCGAGATCGCCGAGGACCGCAAGCGCCTCCTCAAGACCAAGGCGTTTGAAGACCCGGCTCAGCTTCGGCAGTTCGTCGCGCAGTTCCTGTACCCCCGCCTTGCCCAGATCGTGGACCTCTTCGCCGAGGGTCTCGTGGACAACTACAATCTGTCCGTGAACAACGCCAACCAGGCCCAGCGCCTGATGGAGTGGGCGCAGCGTGCCTTCGCTGGCGCGGGCATCGACGCTGGCGATGAGCTTCCGGGCGTGGACACGGAGCTTCTGAGCGAGCTTGGTCAGGCGTTCTACGCTCTTCAGACCATCCTCGTCGCCAAGCTGCCCGAGGACCAGGAGGTCCAGTCGGCGTTCAACTCGTGCGCCGAGCTTCTCGGCCGCCTCACCGCCCAGCTCATGGGCGTCGGCGAGGACGACGAGGATGAGGACGAAGACGAGGAAGAGGACGAGGACAGCGCCTCCGAGTCGAGCAGCGACAAGGACGGCGGGGGCAACGACGAGGGTTGAAGATGTCGGAAGACTTCGACGACATCGACGAGGTGCTGAGCGCCAGCACCAGCAACGGGCAGAGCAAGCCCAAGCGTCGCCTGGCTCAGAAGCGCACCGAGCCGGATGAGATCCCCGAGCCCGAGTTCATCCCCGAACCCGAGCCCGAACCCGAGCCCGAACCAGAGCCAGAGCCGGAGCCAGAGCCGGAACCCGAGCCACAGGAACCCAAGACGTCCAAGCGGCGCAAGGAAAAGGAGTCCGCCGTGGACGTGTCCGATCTGTTGCCGATGGAACCGGCCCCCAAGCCGAGCGAGAACGTCAAGACGCTTGGCGACCTGTACGCCAAGTTCGGCGTTGGAAGCCGCCCTGAGTTCAAGATTCAGGTCTGGCGCTCCTGGCCCAAGCTGATTCGCGGCGTCAAGAGCGATGGCTTCTACGATTCGTGGGACGTGCCCCTCGTCGAGGAGCAGATCGCCTCCGAGTACGGCGGCGGCACCTTCCGCATCAAGGTGATGGGCCCTCACCCGCAGGATCCGCATCAACTCAAGCAGTACGAGTCGCTTGAGGTCCAGATTGCCGGCGAGCCCAAGGCCGAGCGCCTTCCGCGCTCGATGCAGGGCAACCCCCAGGCCGAAGCTCAGGCCCAGGGTCACTCCCAGCAGCAGCAACAGCAGCAGCAGATGTACTACCATCAGCAGCAGCAGCCCGAAAACCCCAAGATCGTCGAGGCCGCCCTCAAGGTTGTCTCGGAAGTCGCCGAGTCCGAGCGTGAAGAGCGCCGCAGGGCCGAGTCCAACGCCAAGGACAGCTACTCGCAGGCCGAAAAGGTCCTGAGCCCGGTCATCGAAGCGTACTCCAAGCGGGCCGATGACATTCAGCGCTCCGAGCGGGAACGCGGCGAGATGGAGCGCAAGCACTACGAGCACCGGCTCAAGGACGAGCGGGAGCGCGCCGACCGCGAGATCCGTCGCGTCGAAGAGGCAAGAGCCTCCGAGCGCGGCGAAATGCTGGAAATCAAGAAGAAGCTGGAGTCGATTGAGATGAACCGCCCCAGTCTGGCGTCTGAGATGCGCGAGCTGATGCCCTTGATGGGCAAGAACGACGAGATGGCGGCTCGTGCCACCGAGCGGATCATGGAGTCCGTGCTTGAAAAGCACCGCTCCGAGACGGAGGCCATCCGGTCGCAGAACCAGCAGATGATCGACTCCATGCGGCGCGGGCACGAAGAGGAGAAGTCCTCGATGCGTGAGTCCCACACCCGTGGCATCGAGTCGGAGCGCGAGTCCTCTCGCAGTCGCGAGGGCCGCATCGAGGCCCTTCTGATCAGCGAGCGTGAGGAGCGCCGCCGGGACCAGGAGCGGTTCCGTGAGATGCTGGACGAGCGTGAGCGCGCCTGGAAGGAACGCATGGAGTCCCAGGCGGTGAACCTGGAAACCCAGTACCGCTCACGCATCAGCTCCATGGAGACGACCTACGAGAGCCGCATCCAGTGGCTCCAGGGCGAGGTCGATCGGAAGCTTGGCGAGCTTCAGGAGCTTCGGACCAAGATCACCGACAACTCCGACCCGCTCTCGCAGATTCAGCGCATGAAGGAGCTGCGCGAGTACGCCAAGGAAGCCCTCGGCTTCGACACCGCTCCCGCGACCACCGCCGCCACCGCCCCTTCCGGCGGATTCTCCCTCGGAGGCTCAAGCTCCTCTGGCGGCCTGAGCGGAGGCGTGGCCGAGATGGTCAAGGACACCCTGTCGCCCGTGATGGAGGGCATCGGCGAGAACCTTCCCGCCATCATCGCGGCCCTCACCAACCGAGGCTCTGCCGCCGCTCCGGCGGCACCCGAGCCGCCCCCGCAGCCCAAGGTGGGCGACGTCCTTCAGACCCCGCAGGGGCCGATGGTCGTCGTGACCGATCCGCGGACCGGTGGACTTGGCATGATGCCCCAGGCTGCCCATCAGCAGCTCATGGCGCAGCAGCGTCAGATCCAGCAGCAGCGTCAGCGGCCTGGCCTGCTTCCCGCGCCCAACAAGCCCGTCAAGAAGCGGGTTGCCGTCACGCAGAACCTCGGAGCCGGATTGCCCAAGCAGCGTCCGCCGTGGGAAGGTGTGGACGACGATGCACCCGAGCAGGAACAGGCCGCGCCGCCTCCGCGTCCGCAGCCCGTCCCCGCACAGCCAAACAAGAGGACCTCGCGCAGCAGCGAGCCCACGGAGGTTGAGGCAGTGGATACTGGCGCATTGAGCGAGATCGAAAAGCAGGCCATCGGCGTCATCGCCAAGCTGGTTCACGAGAGCGTGGCCGGCGGCGACGATCCCGAAGACTTCGTCGAGAAGATGGTCTCCCAGTGGCCCCCGGCTATCTTGAAGCAGGTGACTGCCAAGCCGCCGAAGGTTCTGGTCGCCGTCATCAAGGAGCGCGAGCCCAACTCGCTTGGGGCCACCCCCGCTGGCGAGCAGTTCACGATCGAGGCCCTGACCTTGCTCAAGCAGCGCGTCGGATGACGACAGGGGTTGCCTCGGGCCGCCGTGTGGTAGAATCCGCGCCGTGAAAGGCATCGGAAACTACTCTGGCCCGAGGCGACCCGAAGCCGCTGGCGCCCCTGCTCAGCTCCAGCAGGAGCGCAGAGTCGGCACGCTCGCTCTGTTTCAAGGAGACCGGGCCATCGTCCGGTTCCCGGGCGCCCTCGCCTACGCGATGCCCGCGCGCCTGTTCAAGGCCATGTCCATCCTACCTGGCAGCCACTTCGCGATGGTCATCACCCGCGACGGAGCCAAGGTGGTCGACATCCGGGTCGAGCCGCATTCTGAGGCAAGGCCGGTTGCCCAGGGGCGCTCGCAGCCGAAGGTGTACGTGCGCGACGGGGACAAGTTTTCAACCCGTCGATGACTTGCGCTGACGGTATCTTTCGTGCGACACTCCGGCTGACTCATGCGACTACGAGCCGAAAACTACGCTCCGTCGTTCAACCAGGCGGTTGGCACGGTGGAGCCCTATCAAGGCACCGATCACACCGTTGCCAAGATGATCGAGCTAGTTCGCGGCGACCGCGGCGAGCGCTCAATCAAGGTTCGGCGCCACACCGAACAAATCGTCAACCGGGTTCGGCCGAAGGCTTACGAGTCCGAGATCATCGCCATCTGCCGGTGGTGGGGCAACGCGGGCCGATACACCCGTGACCCGCTGCATGTCGAGATGATTCGAGACCCGGAGCGGATGATCGACGACATCAACGTCGGCGTCTCAGCGCTCGACTGCGATGACATGGCCACGGCAATCGCGGCCGGATGCCTATGCGTCGGCGCTGAGGTGAACTTCGTGACCGTCGGGTTTCAGCCCCGCCGGATGGGCGAGCTGAAGTCCCACACGCACGTCTTCTGCCGCGCCCAAGACCCTCGGACCAAGCTCTGGTACGTGCTCGACCCGGTTGCTGGGCGGCGCACGCAGAAGATGCTCGACCGGGTGAAGCAGTACACCATTTTCGAGGTGTGAGATGCGCCAGCAATCGCAACGTGGATACTACGCTCAAGACGGCGGCCTTCCGGGGCTGAGGGCCATCCCCGTCAGCACCGTCGATCCGACGCTGACCGTGTTCCGCGTCAAGGAGTCCACCGACAAGAGTGGCGGGCTGTCTGGCGTGTTCGCGGGCGGCGGTCTGGCCACGCTTGCGATGGTCAACGCGCTGTTTGCCGGGGCGCTTGCCTACCACGGCTACCGGAGGTCCAGCGACGTCACATCGACGGCGCTCTGGGCGCTCGCGGGCGGCCTGCTTGGCCCCCTCGCCCTCGCCTACGCGCTGGGCCAGGGGTTTGCAAAGCCCGCCGTCAAGAAGAATCGTCGTCGTTCGAGGAGCAAGTGATGGCTGCACAGATCAAAGTTGGCACTGCGGCAAAGAGCGATCCCATCCTGGCTCGCTCTTCTCTCATCGCGGCAAACATCATGCTGTCGGTGGCCAAGAAGCCTCCATCTCGCCGCCGCGCTGCCCTCGTGTCAGAGGTCAACAAGGTGTCGAACGGCCTGGCTAAGACCGCCAGCGCCGAGTACGACAGGCTGCTCGCAGCGGGCGTCAGCGACAGCCAGGCGATGTTCGATGCGATCCGGCTGGCTATCGCAAACCACCTAGCAGATCAGACCGCCTTCTTGTTGCAGGCAAGCGCCGCTCAGCGCAGCGCAGAGGCTCTCTCTGGAGGTGGCCTTGGCGCCGACTTCATGAAGGACCTCCAGAAAGGCTTCTGCATCGTGGGCGCAGGCGGCAGCCAGCTCGTTGCAGGGTACACGGAGACCTTCTCGGGTGGCTTGCTAAAGGGCGGCGCCCTTATGCAGGGCAGCGCAGCAGCCGCTCAGACGGCTGGCTGCAATCAGGAGCAGATCGCCCTGGAGTCGCAGGTGGCTGCCGCGAGGGCAAACGAAGCCATCCGCCTTGCTGAAGTTCAGGGTCGCCAGGAGGCCGCGCGCCTTGCTGCTCGGTCCGACATGATCCGAACCTTGGCCATCGGCGGCGGGGTTGCCGCGATTGCAATCGTCGGCCTCGTCATCGCTCTAAAGTGACGGCTTCACAACGCATCACTTTTGAGTCACAGTGCGCGCCGGAGACACAATGAGCGACGAGCTGGATGATCTGGATCTGTTTGGTAGCGACGACATGGCGATTCCGACCATGCGCGGCAACGCAAACCTCGACATTCAGGACTACGCGGACATCTCGTCCGAGGGGACCTTTCTGGATGACGACCTACAGGAGGATGTTCGGTCCACTCCAGGATCTGGCGCGGCTCCCGCTCCTGATGTTGAAGGCACCTCTCAGTACGAGATGGAGCCGGAATATGATGGCCCGGACGCTCAGCAGACGACGTTCGGAGCTTCACCGTGGGGGCCCGGAGCGGGCGGAGGGTATCGTCCGATGTCGATGGCCAGGACCGATCTGTCTGGTAATGAGGATGCGGCTGAGATCACCGTCGACTCGGTGATGAAGGTCAGCCAGTACCAGCCTTCTCAGATGAACAGGATGCCGTCGAATGCCGACGTCGACCCGGAGACGATGTATGACCGCACGAGCTACGAGTTCGCCTCGGGCTCGGACGCTGTCATCGGCAACGGCATCTTCGAGATGGAAGAAGGCGTGACCTGGCGCGCGGAGGACGGTTCGTTCTCCCACCAGTACGCGTTCCCGGCCTACATTGCCGAAGAGGACGAGCTGGGCACCCAGCAGAGCGAGATGTTCGACGTCGTGGCCGACAACTGGCGCGTCGTTCAGCCCTCGGGCGGCGGTGTGACCTTCTCGACGACGGTGCCTCGCCTTCGCGGGCGCCCGATGATCGACCGGACCTACAGCCCGTTCACCAATCATCTCCGTCCAGTGATGATGAATCAATCGAGCCGCATCGAGAAGTTCGGCCGCGACGCTGCGTCGGTCGTGCTGCTTGAGGCGGCCTCGAAGGCAAGCCCTGCGGACCGCCAGGCGTTCCTTGTCCGGGCCATCGGCTCGCTTGGGCCCGGAATGGCCGAGAAGTGCCACAAGGTGGCCGAGCGCATGATCCGAATGGGCATGCCCGCTCAGAAGGCGCTTGAGGACACGATTGCCCACTGCGCGATGCACGCGGCTATTTCGGACCTGTCCTCGGGCCGCCAGGGCACTCGTCTGCCCAGCCTCGATGCGATGGGCGCGCACGTGGTGAAGAACAAGGCCAAGCTCCGCAAGAGCGCGGTCGAGAACCTCGCCCCTCTGACGAAGAACAAGGCGGCGGCCAAGGCTGACATCGCCAAGCTGTATCAGTCGCCCGCAGCCGCCGGCATGGGTGAAGTTGCCAGCGAGCCCGCTGCCCCCGCTCCTGCTCCCGTCGCTCCCGCTGCCCCCGCTCCGATTGCGCAGGACAACACCATGCGCAACGTGGCCCTAGGCGTTGCGGCCGGCGTTGCCATCTGGGCAATCGCGACGCACACCAAGAAGGGCCAGGAGGTCACGGCCGCTGTTGTTGCCAACACGCGCAGCGCGCTCGGTCTCAAGGCGAACAAGAAGCGGCGTCGTAGCCGCAGGAGCAAGTGATGAACCCCGCTCAGTACGCAGCTCAGGCTTCCGGCGGGGCGCCTGCCGTCGCCGGCATGGCACCGTACCCTCTCTATGGCATCCCCATGGGGACGGAGCCTCCGGCTCAGCCCGGGTTCATCGACAACGTCAAGAGCTTCGCCCTGCACCCGGCGACGATGTTCGCCGCTGGCGCGCTCTCGGTCGGCGGCGCGTGGTTCTACTTTGGCTACTGGCGTCCGCGCAGCAAGAAGATGAAGGCCAACGAGCTTTCGAGCATGAAGGCCCGGATCGCCGAGCTTGAGACCCAGGAGAAGTGAGATGCGGAAGAACCCTGATACCGCCAACACTCTCCTAGTTGGCGCGCTCGTCGTCGGAGGCGGCTATCTCGTTTACCGGATGGCTTCCGGCGGCGGGAAGCTCAGCGCTTCTGCCGGGTGGGACTCCTACCAAAAGCGGCCGTGGGCCGCGTCAGATCAGCGGCCTGTGTCGAAGGAGCGATTTGACACCTTCTGGGGCACCCTCAGCGACGGTGAAAAGCAGGCGCTGGTCGATGGGTTTGCGTCGCTCACCGCTTCGGAGATGGGTCGCAAGATTGCGTCCGCGCCCCCCGGATCCCCCACCGCCGGTCTTTTGCCAAAGCTGATGGCGATGTCGGCCACCTCTCCGGCGGCCAGCGCCGCGCCTGTTTCGGCGGCGGCCCCTGTCCCCAATGTCACGTCCCCTGTTGGATCGCAGGCGTCTCTGCCGAAGGGCACCTCTGGCTTCGGCGACTATCATCACGGAGCCTACTGATGTCTTACAGGGTGAACAGGTCGCTCGGCTACCAGCCCGCCTACGTGATGAATCCGTGGGTCTGGGCGAACTATGGCCAGCCGCAGCGGCTCCGCGGGCAGGTCTCGCCCATGGTGGCGCAGACGGTCCCTCCTTACCTGACCAACTGGCACCTTGGCGAGGCTGGCTCTGAGTCGGCCCCGGCCCCGGCTCCGGCTGTGACCGCTGCCGAGCTGCGCGAGCAGGACCGCGACGCGCGAGCGATGCGGATGGAGCTTCTTGGGTTCACGGGCGTGATCATTGCGCTCATCAGCCTGATGCGGTCGAGCGGGTCGATGAAGCCGAACAGGCGCAGGCGGCGAGGTCGGTGATGTACCATTCAAGAGGCATGGGGTTTCAAGAGTCGTCCTCGGCAGGCAAGGACGCCTCGGGCGCCGGATCTCAAAAGTCCGCTGCGTCCGCGCGTCGCGAGTCAACTTCCACTTCGGTGGACGAGGTGTTCAAGACGGTTGCGAATCGTCCTCGCCAAGAGAGGGATACCGACGCGTTCGCAACCAGCTTGCTCAACGCAAGTCAGCGGGGCGCAACGAGCGAAGACAACGCTGTCATGTACGCGCTGATTGCTGGAGGAGTCGGCCTCGTGCTGATTGCCGGCATCGCGATCATGGCCGTCAGCAAGAAGAAGCCTGTCTCGCCAAATAAGCGTCGCCGCACGCGCCGCTGAAATCGGAGAGAGCTGTGACCTACCGCTATACTGGCATGGGCCAAGATCTGCCGAAGGTGCCCGAGACGGTCGGCGCCGATGTGTCGGCGGACAAGATGCCGAGCGGGCTGTCGAAGATCTCGCCGAGCGCCAGGGAGCGTCTTGGCCAGATTGGCGCAGCGGCCAGCGCGCCGACCTCGGGCAACCCGTTCATCATTGTGCCGCCCGAGTGCGCGCTGATGAAGCAGCCGGTCGCGGCTCCGAACCCCATCCCTGCCAACACGGCCGTTGCGGTGGCGGTTCCCCTCGTCGCCATCTCGGATGCCCAGGCAGCTCAAGCTCTTGAGCTTATCTATGGCGGCGGCAAGGGCGGTCAGCCGCTGATCGAAGAGGTTGCCAAGTTCAAGCTGTCCGGGGCGATTTCTGCTCCTCCCACGCTTGTGACCTCGGGCTGGATGAAAGACCCCAGCGGCGGCCCCTCGTCCGGCACGCTTTGGGTTGGGTTGCAGTTCTCTGGGGCCGTGCCCCTCAACACGGTGACGAGGCTCGTTACCAACATCGTCAAGTCTGCCTATGGCAAGGTCGGCGCTCCCACGATCTTCGTTCCTGGGTTTCCCGTTACCGTCAGCGGAGACAGCGACCAGGCATTCCAGGCCGCCGCAACCGCCTCCGCTGTGAGCCTGGTCGTGACGGTCGAGGCGCTCGCCAGTCTGCTTGGTGGCCGAGCGGCCATCACACGGGACGCGCGGGCGATGACGTCGGGTTTCGAGGCTCTCGCCAACTCGGTCGTCAAGGCCGCCCAGAACGTGGCCGCCGTTCCCGGCGCCCTTGCACAAGTAGACAGCATCGTCGCTGCTGCTCTGCGAGCCCCGTCCGATCAGGCCCAGCAGACCGTTCAGCAGCTTGCCCAGCTTCAATCGCAGCTTACGACTGCGCGGGCCGAGATTGTGACCGGGGTCGGGAACATCCCTGCGTTGCAGACCGAGGTCGCCGCCAAAGACGACCCGAACGGCAGTTTCGCCAAGAAGATTCGTGATGAGGTTCTGGCCGACGTTCAGTCTGAGATCTCCAAGATCAACATCGGCGTCGCGCGCGAGTACCGCCGCTGCATGTACTTCTCGGTGGCCCAGAGGTCGCTTGACGGGTTTCTTCGCTCGGTCGCCGCCGCCTTCGAGCGCGGCGAGGCCGCGGCGTCGGCCCTGAGCAACAACTCGGACGCCATCAACCAGGCGCTCGCTGGCATCGACGCCGCGGTGGCGAAGCTCCAGAAGGCCGAGCAGCAAGTCCCGCTCTCCTGGTTCATGCGCGACTTCCACGGCATGCCGCGCTGGGCCTGGATGGCTGGCGGCACGTTCATCTTCGTGGGCGGCGCTGTCGCCGTGCGCCTGGTCAAGAAGCGCCGGCAGAAGCGCAAGCTGGCTGCGGCGCCTTCCCCTGAGATGGTGGCCAACCGCCGTCGGAACAAGAGGATGCGATGAGCTACAGCAGGCTTGGCGAAATCGCCGTCACGAACTCCGGCGAACTGCCCCCGTTCGAGAACGGCAGCTACATGCAGCAGTTCGAGCATGAGCAGGACTGGGGCCGCGTTGGAGACGACGCGGTGCTCGGTGGCATGCTCGCAATCCTGAAGCGCCTGCAAGCTGTTTCTCCGCTCGTTACGGCGCCCCGCGTGGACGGCCAGCTCAAGGAAGACGGGCCCTTCATGCGCGCCCTGCGCTCGGTCTGGGTCAGGATGGGACGAGCCAAGGAGCTTTGGCCCGGAGCCAGGGGCGAGTTCAACTTCGGACCGAACACCAACGAGTCGAAGGACCTTCGCATCAACAAGGCGTTTTACGCCCTGCTGCGCGAGCCGCGCTCGATGTGGCGTAAGAACACCGAGGACGGGTATGTGCGCCTCTCTCAGGGCGACCACCTCTACTCCGACGCCATCTACAACAAGCTGGTTCAGTCCAAGTATCTGGACAACAGCCAGCCCGTCTCGACCAAGGACGAGTCGGCGATGGTGACGGCCCTTGGCAACTGGTACACCGAGGCCAAGGCTCAGGGTGCCAACGTCGGCTACTGGCCAAGCGGCATCAACTTCGGACCGAACGCCAACGGCGATGAGATCCGCATCTCAGACGAGCTGCTCACCAACATCCTGACGCAGCCTAGCCCGCGTCAGATTGCGGCCCGGCAGCAGGTGGCAGGCGCTCTTGCCGGCGTGACCGTGCGAGCCCCCGTATTTGGCAGCCTCATCTCTTCTCCCGGCCCCACCGCGAAGGTCTCGCTCTCGGCTTCCGCGCTGAAGTTCCGGGCGCCCTCTGCCACGCTCGCATCCACGCTGCGCAGCGCTCATCAGACGACCACCATCAAGAAGTGAATCGACGATGACCTACCATCACAACCTCGGGCTCGCTCCCCTGACCCTTGGCGTCAAGCTGTCGCCGACCTCCGCCGCGATTCCGGCTGGCACGGACCCCTATGTCAAGTGGCTTGTTGAAACGGCGATGAAGTTCAGCCCGGATGCTCCCGGGAAGTTCATCAGCCAGGCGTTTGCTGCGGCATACGCCCGAGGCCGTAGCGGCGCTTGGATTGGCCCGTTCAGCCAGGACGTGCGAGACGACCTGAACAAGCGGAACAAGCTTGACGCGCGTCTCCGTGGCTTCTACGCCGGAGAGGCCATTGGGTTCATCCGCAACCCGTCGCTGTCCGATACGCTTCGCCGCCTGAACGTGGTTGCGCTCGACAAGCCCGCGTTCTACTTCGCGTGGCTCAGCGCCACCGACGTTGCCAAGGCCGAGGCTGCTAAGGCCGCGCTCAAGGCCGTGGAAAAGCAGCGTGCAGACGGGGCCGCCGCGCTCGCGAGGTTCGCGGCCTTGGACGCCGAGTTGAGCCGAAAGAAGAAGGAGGCCGCTGCCGCTGCCGCTGCCGCCGAAAAGAAGGCCGCCGAGGCTGCTTCTGCCAAGACCGCAGCCGAAGCTGCCGCCAAGTTGGCGGAAGCCAAGCGGCTTGCCGAGGAGGCCGCCAAGAAGGCCGCTGAGGTTCAGCAGGTCGACGCCAAGACCCAGCAGGCCGAGAAGGTCGCCTCCGACGCTTCCGCCGACGTCAAGCAGGCCGAGCAGAAGGCCAACGCGGTCGACGTCGAATCGAAGAAGGTGGCAGATCCGCGGGCGGACCTTGACGCCTTCAACTCCGGCGGCGAGTCCGTCGATCAGGTTGTCGATGTCGCCGCAGAGGTCGTTGCGACCTCGGAGGCCCCTCCCGCTGCTCCCCCCGGAACCGCCGAGGCGCCCCCGGCTGCTGTTGTCGCGCCAGCGCCTGCTCCGGCCGCATCCGGCGGCATCACCACGACCCACATCGCAATCGGCGTGGGCGTGCTCGCTGCTGGTACTGCTGGCTACTTCTTTTGGAAGAAGCAGCAGGCCAAGAAGATCGCAGCCAACCGTCGCCGCCGAGCAAAGCGCCGCAGCAGCCGCTGAGGCGCAAGTTTACTTCACAATCATCTCATTCATGATACAGTCGCTCAGCGCTGTATCTTCGGAGGACTCAAAATGGACAACGGCATTTTCCAGGGCGGACTATTCCAGGGCATGGGCGACGAGGGTCAGCCCGATCACGCGTTCAAGCGGACGGCCGATTCGGGCCTGTTCCACGCGCACATCTTCTCGGGCATGCAGGCTCTCGGGCAGGCGAAGTCGACCACGGCTGACAAGTCGGGCGCCGACCCAATGCTCGACAACAAGTCCGCGAGCTACACCGGTATGCAAGTTGCGCCCACGGTCGCGCCTGGCGCGCCGGCCCTCGCCCCGGCTCCCGAGCCCGAGGACAACACGATGCTGTACGTCGGCATCGGAGCGGCGTCGCTCGTGGCGCTCGGCCTCATCGGCTACCTCGCGTTCGGCAGCAAGCCGGCGCCCCGCGCTGTCGCGGCCAATCGCCGCCGCCGCGCTCGCCGGGCCCGTCGCACGCGCCGCTGAATAGTCAGGCGCGTCGCACGTGACACCCACTTAGGGTAGAGTGCTCGCATGTTTGGAACCGACTGGGACATCGAAGACGAAGCGCTTGATGGTCTTGAGCAGGGGGCACGCTCCCCTGCTCTCCGCGTTGGGGCGTCCGAAGGGCGCTACCCTATGGCGGTTGCTGGAGCGCCCGTTCAACAAGCCCCGGTCCTTCCAATCTACCCGCTGCCGGCTGGCATCGGTCAGGCTGCGCCTCCGCCCCCTGCCCCTGAGCCGTTCCTGTCTCGCAAGATGATGGGTGTGCCCACGTGGGCATGGCTGCTGGTCGGAAGCGGCGCTGGCGTGGGCGGCTACCTGTACTGGAAGAAGAGCCAGAAGGTAGAGAGGAACGAAGGCGACAGCGCCGAGGGTTCCGAGTCGGCACTTTCCTCCGATTCCGAGTCGGCATCGTGGAGCCCCAGCCGGTCGAAGTTTGGCCAGCAGGTGCAGTCTTTCCTGTCCAAGAAGGGCATGGGAGACAAGGTGACCGTCTACACCGACGCTGACGAGGCGAAGGCGAAGCTCAAGACGGTGTCGCCCCTCATCACGCTCAAGTGCGCGGTGCGGATGCCGATCACCGACCTGGACAAGATGTGCCGCCGTGAGGGCCTCATGTGCGTTGAGCATGAGGAGGGCGTTGTTGGGCTCTACCCGACCACGTCCAAGCGCGGCAAGCAGTGGGAACAGTACATCGACGCTCTTCGTGACGAAGGGCAAACCGTCTGAACGCGTGGAGATGTCATGGCTGACGCATGGAGCTACAGCAGTGGAACTGGCACCGCCGAGCTGACCCCCAGAGGGATCACCCGGACTCAGGCAGAGTCGCTGGTGCGGCCGGCGCTGACCCGCGCGCTTCAGAGCTACTTCGGCAACCCGGTCACCGTCGCTTGGACCTCGGGCGGTAAGGTCCGAGTGACCTTCCCGTTCTCTCAGGCCGTGACCTCGGCATCGATTGCATCCGCCACGCGCCAGCTCCAGGCTGCGGCAACGGCTGCTGAACGCGAGGTTGGCGGCTCCGGCCGCCTTCTCTTATCGGGTGCCTCTGCCGAGCGCCCCACGGCCATCGCTCCCACCGGAGGGGCTATCGGCCAGGATGCTGGGCGCCGCGTAAACGGAACTGTCGTCAGGGTTTCGGCGACCTGGGCACAGAACGCGATCAACGCTTACCGCACCGCGCGCACCGGCTCGCTCATCACCGTTGATGGAAGAGCCGGCCCGGTCACCATCCGAGCGCTGACCGCCATCGCGTCTGAACTTGGTGCGGCGTCTCCTGCGCCCAGGAACGACCCCTCCACCCGCACCATCACCGATGCTGTTGTAATTGGGCAGCAGCTTGAGACGGCGCTTTCTGCCTTCCCTGCGGTGACGGCGCCCCGGCGAACGCGAAGCTCTGGCACCACGGCCGGCACGGCTACCACTCCTGACGGTACCGAGCGCGTGGTCGAGGGCGAGGAGCCCGACAAGCTTCAGGAGTACCTGCCGTACATCATCGGCGGAAGTGTGGCTTTCGTTGCGCTCGGTCTTGGCGCGGTCATTTTGAGGCGGCGCCGTTCGGTTCAGCCGAATCGCCGCCGTCTCGGAAGTGGGCGGGGACGCCGGTGACCTATTCGACGCGATCGCTAGGCTGCGGCTGCGGCATGAACGGTCTCGGCGGCCTCGGTGCTGTGGCTGGCTCCGTGAGCGGGCTTGCCTCTCTTGAGGAGGACATCCGCCTCGTCTCGGCAGAGATGAGGAGCGCGTTCGGAAACTTCCGCTTTGACCAGCGTGCGTTTGACCGAATCTTGCAGCGGGGGCGCGATGGTCAGCTTACGCAAATCACCCGTGACGAGCGCAAGCAGTTCTTGGCTGGCATCGTCGGCAAGTGCGCCAAGGCGGCTGCAACCATCAAGCAGCTTGGCGCGAAAAACGTCGCAGACGCTGCGGAAAGGCAGCGGAACTTGGAAGCGCAGGCAGCGCTACTCCGGGAGGCCCGCACTCTTTGGACCAGTGCCTTTGACATGATTAGGAGTGGCCGTTCGATTGGCGCGGCCTCTGGCCTGGGCATTGAACCAATCACCATCGCTATCATCGTGGGGGCGGCTGCTATCGCCGTCGTCGCCGCGTATGGGGTTAGCATTTGGGGCGACTTGGAACGTCTTGAGAGAGCACAAGGCTATGCCGACCGCGCATGCTCTGGATGCAGCCCAAGTGAACGCGCCGATTTTGTCCGTCGCATGACAGGTGGTGGCGCAGTCGCTGAGGCTGCCGGCGCGATCGCCAAGGAGCTGGCTCCTTACATCGGGCTTGGCGTAGGCGCTGCCATCCTGCTTGGGGGCGGATTCGCGTATTTTAAGTACCGACAGGGCAGGCAAGGCAGGCAGATTCGTCGTGCCCTTGGAATTTGAGGTCAGCCATGCACTACGTTCCCAACATCTACTCGGCGTCTGGACTTGGACAGGTTGCAGATCGCAACACCCCCGAGGTCCGTCGCACCGTCGTTCAGCCAGGCGCGCTCCAGCCGTGGCTTTCGGCGGCGCTCACAGTGCAGGGCGTCGGCCCGACCGATGCCCCGCGACTGCCGGACGCCGTGCGTGCGACGCTTACTCGTGACGGCGCCCGCGTGCGCGCTGCTCGGTGGGGATCGGACTCCATCCGCGGCAGGCTCTACGTTGAATGGGAGCCGAACGCAGGGCGCAACGCCGTCGACTACGCCAACGACATGGTTCGCGTGTTCGCGACCGCAGGCGACGAGTTCCCGGGTCGGCCCCGGATCATCATGCCTCGGTACCGCATCAACGGGACCTTCTCCGACCTGTACGTGTACCCGGAGGCCGGTGGCGCATCTCCGTCGGCGGCGCTTCAAGCCGCAGTCAATGCGCCTCGGGACCCTGAGGGCGGCGGCTCTCCCGAGTCTTCTGGAGGGAAGGCGACCAAGATCGCCATGTACGCCGGAATCGGCGGAGGAGCAGTTCTGCTGATCGGCGGCGGAGCCTGGCTCTGGTCCCGTCGCTCCAAGGTGGCCAAGAATCGCCGCCGCCGCTGACCCTGTCGTTTGAAAGAGAGACCACCATGGCATACCATCCTCATCACCTCGGGCTTCGGGGTCTTGGTCAGTCCAAGCCCGGCGTCGACAACACCGGCCGCGACGTCGCTCAGGTCGCCAGCACCATCGGGACTGCTCTTCCCGGGATCGTGGGGCTATTCACCGGGCAGCAGCCCGCTGCCCCTGCCACCACGCCGCTGGTTCCGATGCAGCCCGCCGCCGAGCAGTCCGGCATGCCCGACTGGGTGGTCCCTACCGCTGTGATCGGCGGGGGGCTTGTGATCATCGGCGTGCTTGCCATGGTTGCCCGCAAGCCCAAGTCGGTTGCGGCCAACCGCCGCCGTCGTCGCAAGTCGAGCCGTTTATCCCGCAGCCGTCGTAGCGACGGCGGCCTCACGCCCAACTACCTGAGCGAAGCGGAGCGCAAGCGCATTCCGCTCAAGGCGTTCGTCTTCCCCGATCGCCGCGCCTGGCCGCTCGACAACCCGCGTCGCGCGTACGCCGCCATTCAGATGCTGCGCATCGGCCGCATCGGCTCGGCTGCGGACTTCAACAAGGTCCGCAACGCGATCCGGGCGCGCTACCCCGAGGTCTATGCCATCTACGGCAAGGGCCTCTCCTACGAGAAGAGCAAGTCCGCTCGGTCCAAAGCCAAGGCGAGCCGCGCCAAGACCGTGGCTGCCAAGCGCCGCACCAGCCGCAAGGCCGCGAACTGAGCCGTGCCTGGATACGTTGACTACTCCGCGTGGCTTCGGCGTCATGGTCGCCCCGTGACGCCTAACGCGCCGCCACGTGTGAAGGTCAGCGACAAAGATCTCCAGCAGATCGTCGACAAGGCCATCGAGAGCGGGTGGACCGTCACCTACTCGCGCGGGAACCATCTGATCTTCCGATCGCCCGACCGGTCTAAGCCCAGCATCTACACGGGCAGCACGCCGAGCGATTGGCGTTCTAACAAGAACTTCAAGTCCACGCTGAAGCGCCACGGGCTGGAGACGAACCCCATGTTTCCGAACGCCGCCAAGAAGACCAGCCGCAAGGCCGCCCCGCTCAAGGCCAAGACCGAGCTTGGCATCTATAACGCCGTGGCGGCAGTGCGCGACGCCCACAAGGCCGAGCAGCTCACCTTCTTGCCCCCGGGCGTGGTGTCGAAGCTAAAGAAGCTGCCCGCTGGGCTTTACAAGTACGGGTGGGGCGCCAAGAAGGGCGAGCAGATCGTCCCCTTCAAGAAGAGCACCACCGTTGGCGGCGCCCTGACGAGCATGCGCATCGGCAGCAAGGCATCCGGTGAGTACCATTGGCTCGTGGACAACCACGACAAGTACCCGGTGGTCATCCGAATCGTCAACGGCAGCGGCAAGACCGAGTACCGCGTCGAAGAGTACGCGGCCAAGCTCAAGCCGCACGCCATGGTCGCCGTAGAGCGCGCCAAGGCCAAGACTAGCCGCATGAAGCGCAGCGCCCACCCAAGGCGCACGTCGAGGCTCCGATGATGGTCCATCGCCGCACCAGCCGCCCCCTCAAGCGGAACGTCGGCGCGATCGTTCAGCCGGCCAAGACGAGCAAACCAACCGTCTCCTCGAAGCTCAAGGGAGCCATCGACAAGCTGGTTGACAATGTCGTCGAGCTTGGCGACACGGTCTTCGCGTCGGTCGAAAACGTGCCTGGCATCTCAGGCGCGTCCCGAGTCGGCAAGGCCAGCTTGTCGGACGACAAGTACATGCGCGCCGCGCAAATCTTGGCCCAAAGCGTCGGCGTCGGCCTTCCTGCCATCGGCATTTACAACCTGATCAAGAAGGCCAGGCGCGACCCGAAGGCGATGGTCGAGCTTCAGAGGATTGTTGAGAAGGCTGCCACTCCGCAGCTCAAGCAGAACCGCAAGACCAGCCGCGCCGCGGTACACGATCCGGCCCTTGCTCGCGAGTTCAGCCACCTCATCAACATGAGCGGCGCTCAGATCCGTGCCTGGGCCAAAGACCCGCGCAGCAAGGACGCCTCCTTCCCTCACATCCGCGCCGAGCTGCCCCTGCTCGCGCAGATGAAGGACACGCCGCCGTCTCGCTGGACGCCCAAGATGTGGGACAAGGCGATGCGGGCGGTGAACTTCGTCAAGCGCCACGAGGCGCAGATGAAGAAGCAGGGCGCCGAATACGGCACGGGCAAGTACCACGCGACGCACAAGCGGGTTGTCGCTTTGCTCAACTGGGGACGCCGCACCCCTGGCGTCAACATCGACAAGGCTGTCGGCGGCAAGCAGCTTCGGGCGAACACTCGGTGGGGCCGAGTTGCCGCTGGTGCGCTCATCGTGGCGAGGGACACGGGGCGCGTCTTGCTGACTTTGCGGAGCAAGCACGTCAACGAGCCGCATACGTGGGACCTGCCCGGCGGACGGTGCGAGGAGCAAGACGGCAGCACGCTTGATTGTGCGATTCGAGAGGCGCGCGAAGAGACGAGCTTCATGGGGCCGCTCTCGGTGATGGATGAGCCCGTCTACACGTTCCGCGAGCCTGACTTCGCCTTCGACAACTACCTGGCGTTTTCGGACAGCGAGTTCAGGTGCAAGCTCGACGCGGAGAACGACGACTACGGCTGGTTCAGCTTGGGCGAACTGCCTGAGCCGCTGCATTTCGGGGTTCGGGCGCTGCTCAACAAGGCTGGGGCCAAGATCGCGCGCCACATCGAGCGCGGTGGCCAAGTTTGATACGCCCGTGCTAAGGTGAGTCGGTCATGGCCTTGTACAGCGCATGGGATTGGGACAAGAACGCCTGGGCTGTCTTTGCGACGCCAGGCACGGTGAGCGTGGGCGACGACCCGGTTGCTCCCAAGCCCAAGCAGACAAGCCCAATCGGACTAGACCCTGACGTGGCCACCCGAGAGATGCCTCGGGATGCGAAGTTCGTCGGGCATCAGCATCTTTGTCAGGGCGAAGTCCGCCGCATGCCGGGGGTTCCTGGCATGGGAGGCGTGGACGATTCGTCGGGGACTGGTCGTGGCTGGGCAGTACCCGCGGCAGTTGGTTTCGCGGCGGGCTGGCTGATCAGCAAGCTGTTTGGAGACCGAAATGCGACGCGCTGACTTTTTCGATCCGCTCGACGACGGAACCCTATCCATGCGCCCGAACGGCCGCGTCTCCGAGGGAGACGAGGTCGAGGACTTCGACGGCGCCATGAACACGGATTTTGGCGCCTCTGTCGATCCTGATCAGATGCCGGCGGACGCGGCGGCAGACCTGATGAAGGCGATGGACAAGTACCACACTTTCCACTCCAAAGACCCCCTTCGCCTCATCAAGATCCGGCACGACCTTCCTAAGGAGCTGATCTGCGTGGGCGACTGCGTGTCGGTCATGTACCGCACGGACAAGTGGTACAAGGACGGCGAGGACGTCGACTACAAGCACGTCCACGACCCGATCGAAAACCAGGAGTACAAGCCTGGCCACGGCGTTCGGATGTACGAGCCTGCGCGCTCCGCAACTGCCGAGGTGCGTCAGCTAGCCAAGAACGAGGTCGGCGGGGTTTTGGCTCCCGACCTTGTGGTTCACCGGAGCGGCCCGCCCGTGTCCTACCCCAAGGCGATGACGATGCTCGGCAAGTGCCTGGGCTTCTTCGTGCGCCGGTACGACGACGGCGAGGTCTACGAGTGCAACCCGCGTAACACCTACCTGTTCTGCTCCCCCAAGGGCGACATGATCGCCGTCTACTCCCCCGAGGCTCAGCCTGATGGGTCCGTTGGGTTCCTCTGCGTGATGGCCGGCGGCAAGCTGCGCGTCATCAAGGATGGAATCGACGGATGATCATCGATCAGGCGTTGGGCATCCTCATGAGTGACGGGCCAGTCGGGGCATCCCTTGTTGCCCTGGCCTTGCTCTACTGGTGGACAATCAACAACCAATACAAGCGCGAGGACAAGCTCCGCGCCGAAATGAACTTTGAGATCGCCAGCCTTCGCAGAGACCTCGTCAGGGCCAACGATGCTCGCGTCGAGGATACCCAGAAGACGATCGTGACTCTGATGCAGATGCAAGAGGAGTCCCTGTCCGCTCAGAACAGGCTCAGCCGCGCCGTTGCAGACTTGGCCACGGCCGTAGCCCGACTCGAAGACAAGTGACAGTCCAAGGGGGTAAACACCATGCGCTCCAATCTTTCAAGACGAGATGCTTTGTTGAATCAGATCCGGTCTTCGTACCGCCCCGGTGCCCCGGTTCCGATGCACGTGGATGAAACCACAGCTCTTCTTGAGGCGGCCCTCGAAGCCGCACGCGTCGCCATGATGGAGCGGTTCAGCGAGCTGAACCAAGCGTGCGCCACCATCGAAAACCAGGCCGCCGCCATCTCCGCCGGCAAGACGAAGCGCGCTGGATGAAAAAGTTCAGAATCAAGCTTGACACCAAGCAGGCGAGCAGGGTAAAACCTGTGCTCGAAGACCCGGGGCACACGCCTCGCCTGCGAACAGGGTCGAGCAGGCGAAGTGCGTCCAAAATGGCCCTAGTCTACAACAAAAGCTCCAAGTCGTCCGCTCGCAAGTACGAGCGGTCCAACAACATGGAGCCCAATGTCGGCGGCGTGACGCACATGACCGTCATCAACCCCGGCAAGCCGCGCCAGAACCCGTTCCAATGGATCGAGGGGCGCGGCATGGGGCACCGGCACGTGTCGCCCGCGTACCAAGGCGTCGGCTCGGCCGCGAAGTGGCGGCAGAAGAACGCAGACAAGTTCAAGGGGGCTCGGCTCTATTCGGTCGACGAGCGGGGCACGGTGCTCGGCAAGCCGATTCACCCTGAGCGTCTTGTGGGCAACGGAGGAGATGACGGTATGGCGTACAACATCGAGGCGCTGCGTCGCGCCATGCAACAGAACGCGCGATCGGCGGGCGCTTCCGCCGCTTCCCCCGGTCGACGCAAGGCGTCCGAGAGTCGCGGCACTTACGTTCACCCGTCCAAGGCGACGACTCGCTTTGGTGCGATGGCCTACGGAAACGAGGGCCCGGCTGAAAGGGCTCGCCAGGCCGCGCTAGAGGCCGCCGATCGCTCGCCCTCCGGCCCCCGCGCCAAGACCAGCAAGCAGCGCATGGCTGCGGCTCGGGCGGCCGTCAAGTCGAGCCGTCGGTCGGCGGCACCTCTTGAGGTCGAGGAAGTGGAAGTGGAGATCAAGGAGCGCGTTCGCGCCCCTCGCACCGCCAAGCCCAAGACCAGCAAGCCGAAGGCCAAGGCCAAGGCCAAGGCGAAGACGAGCAAGCCGAAGGCGAAGGCCAAGGCGAAGACGAGCAAGCCGAAGCCGACGGTGAAGGCCAAGGCCAAGACGAGCAAGGCGAAGCCGAAGGCGAAGGCCAAGGCGAAGAAGACCTCCAGCAAGAGTAAGTCCATGGCAAAGAAGTCCAGCAAGAAGTCCAGCAAGAAGTCCAGCCGCAAGGTCGGCTTTTTCGGCCGCCGCCGCCGCGGTCAGGAAGCCTCGATCGTGAAGCTGCTCCGCAGCGGCAAGATCCCGGCGATGTCGCGCGTGACGCGCCTGTTCGGGCACGGCCCCCGCTTCCCCCTGGTGATGAGCGGAAGGTTCAAGCAGGCCCCCGCCGCCAAGAAGACCTCGGCGAAGAAGACGAGCAAGAAGGCCGTGAAGAAGAACCCGAAGTACGTGGTGATGAACCGCCGCCGCACGTCGCGGAAGCACAGCCGCAAGAGCAGCCGTCGGCACAGCCGCAAGAGCAGCCGTCGGCACAGCCGCAAGAGCAGCCGTCGCCTCCGCCGGAACGTGCTGGCGCAGCGCGTGAGCCGCGCTCCCAAGAGCGGCAAGCTGCGAGCGTCCGGCAAGCTTCACCAGGTCATCGAGTACAAGCACGGCAAGGGCGGCTACCCGGTCCTGATGTCTCCGCAGGTCCTGCCGCACGCGGCGATCCGGCGGTTCAAGTTCGGCGGCGCGGCCCAGGCCCTGCACAGCATGCCCGCTGGCGAGCGCCGCGGCTGGCTCGCCTCGCGCCTGATGGCGCCGAAGCGCAAGAAGACCTCCAAGCGTACGAGCAAGAAGGCCGTGAAGAAGAACCCGAAGTACGTCGTCATGAATCGTCGCAGCAGCCGCAAGGGCCACCGTCGGCTTCGCCGGAACGCTCTTGCCATCGCCGGCACGCCGGTGGTGAGCGGGATCCTCGTCCCGGGCGTGGGCGTGCTTTCGGGCGTCATCATCGCTCGCGTGCTCGCTGGCGCGGCGGCCTCGTCCGAGGGCGTCCGCAACCTGCTTGATCGCGGCGTGGCGGCGGATGCGGCGTGGAAGACCCGCATGGCGACCAACGCGGTCGGCATCGCGGCCACTGCGGCGGCGCTTCCGATGATCAAGGGCACCGACGAGAACGCGGCGATGTTCCGCCAGGTCGTCGGCTACTCGCTGGCCGGCATGGGCGCGTCGCTCGCGGGCATGGCCCTCGCGCGCCTTGCTCCGACGCAGCCGTGGGCGCAGTCGCTCGCCGGATTGGGCGAGTACGTCAACCAGCCGATGAGCGGCTTCGGCGAGTACGTGAATCAGCCGATGAACGGCCTCGGCACGATGTACGCTGCGGCGGGCGTGGGCGAGTACGTCAACCAGCCGATGAGCGGCCTCGGCACGATGTACGCTGCGGCGGGCGTGGGCGAGTACGTCAACCAGCCGATGAGCGGCCTGGGGACCGAGTACGCGACGGCGGGCATCGGCGAGTACGTGAATCAGCCGATGAGCGGCATGGGGACGTTCTACGCCGCGGCCGGCGCCGATGGCCTGATGGACGCGATGGAAGCCGCCGCTGGCTTCAACGAGGCCGCCGCCGGCATGGGCGAGGTCCTTCCGGTGGCGTATGGCGAGGGCGAGGCGGACGCGTCGCTTGAGGCCATGTACAACCGGAACCCCGTGGGCTTCGAGTCGACCGTCATCCCGACGGACATCGCTGAGCCCGTGTCCAAGACGATCCCCTACGACCGCAAGGTCAAGACCTCGATCGTCACGCCCGAGTCGCGCGGCTACGAGTCGGGTCTCTTCTCGGGGACCATCTTCTCGGGCATGAGCGGCCTCTGATCTGAAAGCGAATAGGCAGGAGAACCAGACCATGAAGTCCAATCGTCGTAACATTCGCCGCGCGCGTCGCGAGATGCGTCGGAACCCGGTGTTCGGCAAGGATCTCATCAGCGAGGTTCTCCTGCCTGTGAGCATGGGCAGCGTTGCCTACCTGGCCACCAAGTGGGCCGGTGGCCTTGTTGCCGAGAGCAAGTTTCCGGTTGTGGGTGAGAGCGAGCAGGCGGGTGTGACCACGGCGGCCGTTGCGGCCTCGCTGACGGCCCTCTGGTTCGCCGACACGTCCAAGGAGTCCCTTGTGGCGGAGTCGCTTCAAGCAATCCTGGTGGGCTCGACGATGGCGGCGGCGCTTCCGCTCCTCCAGCAGTTCACCAAGGTGGCGCAGGCCGAGGTCAACGCGTCGCTCACGACGCCGGCCCCCGTTTCGCCCCCCGCGACGAGCGGCGTTGGACAATATTACGGCCCGAGCAGTTTGGGACTTGGCATCGGGTATGATATCAGTCACTATGGTGCTCCGTACAAGGGCATGCTGGGACTTGGTAGCAACGATGAGGTCTCGGCGTTCGGTCTGGAGAGCCAGCCCGAAGCTTTCAGCACGGTGATCCCGACGGACGTCGCGGTCCCTGCCACGAACTGGCCCGAGTTCAAGAAGGTCTCGATCCCGTTCACGCAAGAGCCGCTTTGGACTGGCGGCAGTTTCTCCCGGAACCTGTTTACGACCCCGGGACTTTGAAAAGCTCTGCGACCCGATAGCTTGGCCGGCGAAAACCCTGTACCGCTACGGGGAATCGGGTCGCAGTCACTCTCCTCATGGTGAGGCTGGGTGACGATAACTAGCGGGGTGCTCGCCCAGCGGACGAGCTAACTCGGTGACGGAATAAACCTGTTTAGGCGTCTTCACCGAGGACATTGAGAGAGACACGACAATGCCGAAGATCGTTGGTACCCGAGAGCGCGTTCATCAGCCCTTCTACGATTCGCTCATCCGCGTGGATGGCAATCAGAACCTCCGCAGCCGCAACGCCGGTCTCTTCGGCGCGATGCAGGGCCGGATGCAGCTCTTCACCCGTCAGGGTGCGGATGTCTCCATCTCGAACCTGACCACCGGCGGGTTCTTCCCCTCCGACCAGACCTTCGTGACCCTCGCGGTCCGCGTCTGGACGTACTTCCGGGTCAACCTGGAAGCGCAGTACAACATCGGCGCCGCGAACGCGTCGGCGCCGCTCGCTTCGGCGGTCAACGGCACGGTCCCCGACCGCGTCCTGCGCGTCCACAAGCTGTACCACCAGGCCGAGAACCAGATCTTCTGGCAGCTCACGGCCGGTGACAAGCCCCAGCTCACCACCTTCACGGCGTACACGCCGTTCGCTGGTGGCCTGGACGGCTTCTTCGCGGACACCCGCCTGCCCCGCGCGAACAACGGCGTTCCGACGTCGTCGGCGCTCATGCGGCTGGCCCGTCCGGTCCTGATCCCGCCCCGCCAGGGCTTCCAGGTCGTCGCGATCCTGTCGCCCATCGGGCAGACGGTCGGCGCGTCGATCATCGAGCAGCTCAACGGCCTCGTGCCGGACAACGGCCCCGCCGGCTCGATCGGCCAGAACGCGCCGACGACCGACGTGGGCTACGGCGCCGGCACCGGCGTGTCGGTCCAGGGCTCGGATGACATCGAGAAGGACATCAAGTACCTCATCGACGGCATCCACTCGCGCGACGTCCTCTGAGTCGTCGGCGGCAGCCGCCTAACAGCGCTGTCAGAGAGCGCCTCCTCGGGCAACCGAGGGGGCGCTTTGCTTTTGCCGCGTTGACCTCTCGCCGCATCGCTTGTAGCGTGCGCGGCATGATTGCATCGGCCGACTTGGCCCTTCTGCTCGGGGCAATCTACGGCGATGGCTACATCACCCCGGTGCCGCGCGCGTCCACGTACCGCGTCGCCATGTGCTCCGGCGACAAGTATCCGGCGTGGAGGGCTGAGATAAAACGCCTGTTCACGGTCGTCTTCGGCAGGTTCAACGAGTGCCAGAAAAGGACCACAAAAACACCGTTCTTCGAGATTTACATCAACGTCAGAAACGTCCATGATGTGTTTGGGGTCTCCTCCAAAAGGTCTCCTGACGGTTCGATGGTTCCGCCGGCCTGGGTGAACGACTCGCCAGAGTTCCGTCGTCAGTTCCTTCGCGGACTTGTCGAGACGGATGGCTGCTTCACGGTGAGAAAAGACGCCAGATACCCAGGAAAACGCTGGGGATTGTTTGTCTTCTCGCAAAAAGACACCGTGCTGTCGACATGGGTCAAGCAGCAGATCGAATCGCAAGGCATTACTGCCACAATGCGGTTTGGGAAAAAGTCCGGCACATGGAACGTGTCGGTAAACCATCAGTCGGATGTCGTCCGCCTTGGCGAGTGGCTCGATTCCTTCAAGTGGCGTCAGTTGCTCGCAACCGGGTTCCGGCCGCCACTTCGTGAGCCGCGAAAGGTCCCCCGGCAAACAGACGCCCCTTGCGGTTTGCAACCTTCGGTGTTACGTCCTTCCCCCATGGGGGACACCGACGCCGACATGGCATGGTTCGCTGGATTGATGGATGCCGAGGGGTGCTTCCACATCCGTCGGCATACCAGCCGTCCGAACAACGTCATCGTGACCGTGACCGTGGGCCTGGTGAACCGCCCTGCGATGGATCGCGTCTCGCAGATCGTCACCGGCATCATCGGATCCACGCCGACGATGAACGTCCGCGCTCCAAAAGCGAGCGAACGGATGTCGCAGAGGGAGTTCTACTCCATTACCGTGTCTGGGAAGGACAAGGTACGCCTGCTTCTTGGAGCCCTGGCCCCCTTGCTTCGCGGCAAGCGGCTGGAGGCGTACTTGGCCCTGGAGATCGCAAACAGGTCTGCTCACGCTGCGCACTACCGAGCCACGGAAGCTGACTTCGAGATCCAACGCCTCTCCAGCCAGATCAAGAAGGGCGACTCCGAAGCAAGATCCAGGGCGGCAGAGATCGCCGGACGCCCCGCGGTGCCCCACGAGCCGTCGTCGGCTCACCGCGCGTGGCTCGCTGGAATGCTCGACGGAGATGGAAGCATCGTCATGCTCAGGGAGGCCAGGGGCAAGTCGGAGTATTTCCAGACGGCCGTCGTGTTCGGCGCCGCAGACCGCGATGCCCTCGAAGACATGCGGCTGGTCATCGGGCCCTCCATCTGCACGACTGTGACCACGCGGCCACCCGTCGGAGAGGCGCGGCCGTTCCACTCCTTCGGCATCCTCCAGGCTCATGTGCCAGATTTCCTGCGCTCCGTGCGGCCATACCTGATCGTCAAGGGCGTCGAAGCAGACCTCGCTTGCGCAAGCTACGCACCAGGCGCCGACAAGCGGGCCATCCACGGGCTCCTGCACCGCATCAAGACCGCGGACTATCTCACGGCGACCGACGCGTCGCTGCTCTTCCTTGAGATGTCTCAGGGGGCGCCCTCTTGAAGAAGAAGGCTCAGCTTGATGTTGACGTGCTGACGGCCGCCAAGAGCAGGATTTCAAGGGTATTCGACGACTTCGAGCGCATCTACGTCTCGTTTTCTGGCGGCAAGGACTCGACGGTCATGCTCGCCCTCGTGCTGGAAGAGGCGCGGGCCAGGTCGCGCAAGGTCGGCTTGCTGTTCATCGACCTGGAAGCTCAGTACACCGCCACCGTCGACTTCGTCTTGTCCTGCTACGAGAAGAACGCCGACATCGTCGATCCGTACTGGCTTGCGCTGCCCATTGGCCTGCGCAACGGGGTGAGCGTGTTCGAGCCGAAGTGGACGTGCTGGGATCCGTCTGCCAAGGACAAGTGGGTCAGGCAGCCGCCGAGTGTCGCAATCACGGACGAGGGCACCTTCCCCTGGTTCAAGCGGGGGATGGAGTTTGAAGACCTGATCGCTGATTTTGGCGAGTGGTACGCGCATGGAAAGCACACGGCGTGTTTCGTCGGCATCCGAACGGACGAGTCAATCAACCGTTTCAGAACCATCGCCTCTGATGAAAAGGAGACGCACGAGGGCCTGTGCTGGACGACGAGGCTGTCTGAGAACGCCTACAACGCGTATCCGATCTATGACTGGCACGTTGACGACATCTGGCACTACCACGCGGTCACCGGAGCCCCGTACAACAAGGTCTACGACCTGATGTTCGCCGCTGGCCTGACGCCGCACCAGATGCGCATCTGCCAGCCCTACGGCGACGACCAGCGCAAGGGCCTGTGGCTCTACCACATCATGGAGCCTGCAACTTGGGCGCGCGTCGTGGCTCGTGTCGCTGGCGTCAACGGAGGCGCGCTGTACGTGAAGGAGAAGGGAAACGTCAACGGCGTCGGGGCTGTCAGCCTGCCCGAGTCGTGCGTGTCCTACAAAGACTTCGCCATGTCACTGCTGGAGTCCCTGCCTCCTCACGCATCCGAGCACTACCGCAGCAAAATCTCTGTTTTCATCAGGTGGTACGAGGCGCGTGGGTACCCCGAAGGCATCCCTGACACGGCGCCTCCTGCGGAAGAAGCGAGCCGCAAGGCGCCCTCGTGGCGACGGGTATGCAAGACGATCTTGCGCAACGACTGGTGGTGCAAGGGCCTTGGATTCGCTCAGCACAAGTCGGGCGCCTACGACACGTACATGGACCGCATGAAGCGGAAGAGGGTGGAATGGAACATCTTGTAGCTCAGGCCCGGGAGCTGTTTGCGAAGCTCGGTGAGCTGCCGACGGCAGATCGCATCGACGCCATCAATCAGATCAGGCAGGCCCTCTCGGAGCACTCTCCTTTCGCTGCCGAGCCGGTCGATTGTGTGCTTTGGGTGCGTGGGACCGAGGTTGTGGCGAACGCGTATAATCCGAACAGCGTCGCCGCACCGGAGATGGACCTGCTTCGCCTGTCCGTGGAATCAGACGGATACACGCAGCCTGTGGTCGTGAACAAGGAGGCGACCGGCTTCGAGGTGGTCGACGGCTTCCACCGGTCGTGCGTTGGCAAAGAGAAGGGGCCGATCAAAGACAAACTGGGCGGCTACCTGCCGATTGTTCAGATTCGGTCAGACAGGGTTGGCGTGCATGACCGGATGGCATCGACCATCAGGCACAACCGCGCGCGAGGCAAGCATGGCGTCGAGCAGATGTCGAGCATCGTGGCGGAGTTGGTGAAGCGGGGGTGGGACGAGGCGAAGATCTCGAAAGAGCTGGGGATGGACCCGGACGAGGTGCTTCGTCTGAGGCAAATCACCGGCATCGCGGAGATGTTCCGAGATCGGGAGTTCTCGATGGCGTGGGCCCCGTCCGATATCCCTGCCCCGTCAGACGCATAGCTGCGCAGGGCATGTCAAGCTCGACTGTTGTACGCCTGTCTCAGCCATGCTACTGTCGCCTCCGCTGACAGCAGTGGAGCTTGTCGGCACCAATGGCGCGAGGAGCGCAGGAGGAGCAGGTTATGGAGTTGGACGAGAACACGCGTCGCTATCTGTCGCAGATGGCCAACCAGCACGAGCGCATCGAGGCTCAGCTTCAGTCGCTGGTCAAGCGGTACCGGGCGATGGCGTCCGAGCGCGAAGACGACAAGATGGAGTTGCGCAAGATGCGCGACGCCCTCAAGAAGGCCGCCGCTCGCATCCGGTACATCGAGGACATCCCTGGCAAGCGGGTGCCATACTTCATGCAGTTCGCGATCAACATCCCGGGCCCCACGTCGCCGAGCGTGACGATTGCTGGCTCGCGGTTGAGCGACGTGAAGACCATCAGCCAGGACGGTCCGTTCGTCTGCACGACGTACCTGTCGGCGTTCCTGCTGAAGACCTTCTCGATCGGCCCCTACGGCGACGAGGAGAGTGGTCGTCCTGACGATCCGGCGGCGGGCACTGAGGTGCAGACGCCTCTCTCTGGGCGCTGGCGCCCGGTGGCTTCCACCGCGGATGCGTTTCAGGGCGCTTACATCGGCGCTCGCGTCGGTGACACGGCGAACGGCGCCGCTGCGCTCGACGACGCCGCGCTGGTCAACACCTTCCGCCCCGGTACCGTCGACTTCACCTTCGAGATTGCCGACGAGGGCGTCGACCGCCTGCGCCAGAACCAGATTCCGATCCCGAGCCGGTATCTCTTCACCGAGAACGACCGTCCGCTCTACCTGCCCGTGTCGGACTTCTTCGAGCGCGGAAGCTCCATTCGGTTCAGCGCAACTCTGACGCGTGATGTTGGGTTTGCCGAGCTGAACTACGCGGCACTTCCGAACGGGTTTGCGGAGGGCAACGCGGTTCCGCCGCCGGATCCGTTCATCACTCCGGTCACCCCTCCTGACGACATCGGGCGCCAGGTTGTGGCGCTTGGTGGAACCCTCTACTTCACCATGCTCGGCTACAAGATCCTCCAGGCGCAGAGCCCGGCGGTCTGATAGACTGGAGGGTCTATGCGGCCCATCACGACTTCGCAGGTGCCCTCCACCCTTCCCATGTCCGGGATGGGTGGCGGGTCGCAGCCCGTATCCATCCGAGACGGGTTCCTTCAGTTTCTGCCGTCGCGGTCGCTGATCTTTTTTCAGCGGGCGTACTTTGCGGACTACCCGAAGCCGATTCAGAAGGCCGGGTTCCCTCCGTATCCGTACCCTGTGGTGGTTGCCAACATTCAGACGCCGGCTCGGCAGGCGATCATCATCAGGAACACGGCGTTCAGCGTGTACGCCGCGACCAACATCGCCCCTGGCGACAAGATCGCGGTGTCCCGTGCCCGTGCAGCCGGCTACTTCGGATTCCAGACGAACGTCGGGAACCGAGGGATGACCGACTTCAACACCAATATCACCGCCCAGGGGCAGCGTCTCGCGCTGACCGGCTTCGGAGACCCCGACGGCACCCTTCAAAACACTTCGGCTCCGACGCCTGGCCAGGGCAGCTTCTACCCGTTCCCCGGGTCGTCGCAGATCGGCCTTGAGAACTTCGCGTATTACGCGAGGCCGGGGCAGAACATCACCATGACGGTTCAGATCTTGAAGCCGCAGCCCTACGAGACGACCTCTTTCTCCGCCGAGATCGCGGGGTACGTCGTCGGAGAGCACGTGCTCGACAAGGTTCTGTCGCGCCTGTCTTCGGACGGCTGAACTGACATAGGCCGTGCGGTGTACACTCTGAGTCGACGGCCGGAAGCGGGGATGCAGCTCTTGAATGGACGCCTGCTCAACAAAGAGCTGTGCCTTCATTCAGGTGTGCCCCACCTGTTCGCAGCGAGCGGCAGCCTCGCTTCCGGCCGTCGAAACGGAGCGCTCCTATGAAGCCCAAGATCCTTTCGCGCCTCGACATCCGCACCCGCCGTGACCGCGGCGGTGCCCACGTGCTTGAGTACACCGGGCGCGGCCTCTCGTTCCTCGACGTCATCTACGGGTTTGACGCTGGCGTGTTCTTCGCTGTGGTGCCGAGCGAGATCGAAGCGCCCGAGGCGACGCAGCAGCTTGCCCAGTCGTGCGGCATCGTTGCTGACGATCACCCGGACATGCCTGCGTTCAGGCGTGCGGTGACCCACGCGCTATTGACAGAGGCCATGGTCATCGCGCCGGAGCTTCTCTCTGAGCTTGCGGAGCCCATGGTGATGTGGGCCGCCCGTGACCTGCACGAGCTTCAGCGCCGGCACCGTGAAGCACTCCACGCGGTCAACGTCACGGTCAACACCATCGAGAACGACCTGCGCCGCCGCGTGGCTCTCACGATGAGGACCGAGCACGCGCCGTTCTTCCGGCCGTCGATGGCGCCCGCTGGGATGACATGGCCCTCGCCCATCCCGCGCACGCCGCCCGTGATGGCCCACACGCAGCCGCTCGCCCGCGGAGTTCAGGTGTGGCCCGAGGTGCCCGAGGTCATCGAGCCGCGCCGCCTGAGCGCCCAGGCGCCCGTCGAGCCTGCTCCCGTCGTCGAGCGGATCGTCGCCGAGGTAGGCCCAGACGGCGTCCCCTGCATCCCCGACTCCCAGTCGGTCGAGCGCGTCCTCAAAGCCGTGGTTGAGGCTCGCGAGGCTGAGCTTCCGCAGCGGCTTCCGGGTGGCGCTCGCCGCCGCCTTGAGAAGCTTCCGGTCGGCGTTTACCTCGCCGTTGGAGACAACCTCATCCCGAAGGGGGACATGACCGCCGCGATGATTGACGGCCAGGAAGAGGGCCGCAAGAGCGAGGCCGTCGTCATTGACTGGAACGGCGAGTGGCCGGTGGTCGCTCGTAGATTCGGCAGCGGCGGGCGGGTCGTGTACAAGGTCGAGCAGGCGCTCAAGAGGGCGCTTGGTGAAGAAGCAGCATAAGGAGACGACGATGGCCGCCCGTAAGAAGACCAGCCGTAAGACCAGCAAGCGCGCCCCTGCCAAGCGGACCAGCCGCAAGAGCAGTCGCCCTGCCAGGCCCATCCGCCTACGCATCAGCACGACGAAGGACCTGACGAAGGCGCTGCGCCTTGCCTGGGCCAACACGCTGCTGGAAGCCCCGTCCTACCGGAAGCTGGGCCGCGACAAGATTGTCGCGGAGGTCATCGACTCCGTGAAGACGCGCGGCGGCGAGGCTACCTTCTCGGTCGAGGGACGCCTGATCGAAGGCAACGAGAGCGCGGCGTGGGACCGGCTGCACCACAAGGCCGAGTCGAAGCTTCGTCAGATGACTGGCGACAAGGGCTACTACTTCGACCAGCTCAACGAGGGCCTGTACTTCGTTTCTCACGACTGAAACGCTGGCGGCGCCGGCTAAGGCAACCACATGAGCTACCATCGCGGCATGGGCGCACCGCCCGCTTTCACATCGACGACGGCGTTCGCTCAGGCGGTTGATCCGTACTCGTGGCGAATGAGCCCGCCGGGGGCGATCTACTCGCCCTACGGCTGGGGCCCCGACATGAACATCGGGATGCCGGCGAACTACACCCACCACATCGGCTACGTCAGGACGCCGATTCCCGGCGCGCGTCGCAACATCGGCATGATGCGCGACACGCTGCCTGGGATCGGCAACTACGACTACCCGTTCAAGCAGATCCCATTCACCACCGAGGGCACCGTCCGGTACGACCTCGGCGACAGCGGTGACGGGCTCGGCGCTATCTTCGCGGCCGTCTGAGCGTGCCATGGCTGACAGGCGCTTCTACGAACTTGTCGTTTACGTCCCGGGATTCGACTACGTCGCCAGGATTCAAACGAACTTGTTCGTGGAACTGCCTGCCAACCCCGACAAGTACAGCATCGGACAGGCGCTGCTAGCCTGGGGCGCTCTGACTCCGGACGTTCGAGAAGCGATCCTCGGTGGCGGCGGCAGCACACGCCGGCGCCGCTGACTCGATTCCTCGACGGAAACGGACTTCAGTCGAATAGGCGTCGCTGCGCCTGTGGCTTGGCAGTCTCGGACTCGTCGACTTCATCCTCTACGTCGCCGCCTCGGCCAGGCGTGTACTTCGCGAGGCGTGGTACTGCTTTCGTCGCAAGGTCGAAGTAGGTCGGGTCGAGTTCAAGGCCGATGCTCTGGTAGCCATTGAACTCTGCGGCGGCGAACGTGGAGCCGCCTCCCGACTCGAACCTATCGGACGTCGACATCTACGTGTCTGACGAGGGGTTCCTGATTCAGGAGGCTTCATCCGGCAGCCTGGTCTACGAGCTTCAGCCGCCGCATCGGCAGAGCAAGAAGGCGCTCACCCAGCGCAAGACCAGCTACAAGAAGTCCTACCTCAAGCGCAGGACGAGCCGGCCCAAGCCGCCTGTCGTGGAGGCTCAGCTCGTCGAGCAGCCGCCCGAAAAGCCCGAAGTGGACATCGAGTTGGCCATCCGAAAGCGGATCGCCGCCGAGGTCGCTGCGGCCAGAATCAAGAAGAGTTCACGGCGCAGGTAGCCGCCTGACGCTGCTATACTCGTCCGATGCCTCGCCGCTCCCGCTCCACCCCCAAAATCGACGATCTGGTCGGCTCAGCCGCCGAGGTTGCCGTAGGAACCCTGTTCGACCGAGCGACGTCCTTCCTTGAAGGGATGCGCGACAGGCAGGCCAGCACGCTTCCCGCCGAGCAACTCGGCGGCAGCTTCGTCTGCGCCGCCTGCCGCCGCGAGCTTCCCTTCGACGGCATGGAGATGGTCAACCCTGGGACCCAGTTCGGCTGCTGCCGCCAATGCTTCGGGTTCATGTGGGGCGCCGCTGAGGAAAAGCTCCAGGTCATGGCCCGCGCACGCGCCGAGGCCGCCGCAGAGGCCGTCAAGGCGCGAGCCGCTCAGCAGGCGCAGCAGCAGCACTACCACCAGTACACCCAGGGCGCTCGCGCTCCAGGCCCCGCCGCTCCCGCACGCCGCAAGCCCTGGGAGATTCTCGGCATCGACGCAGACGCCTCCATTGAAGAGGTCAAGAAGGCGTACCGCATCAAGGCTTCCGAGTATCACCCCGACACGGTCCCTCCGGGTGCGCCAGCCGAAGAGCGCGAAGCCGCCAGGGCCAAGTTCGAGGAATGCACCCGAGCCAAGGACGCCATGCTCAAGGTTCGCCAGGTGGCTACCTGACATGGAAACCGTGGCCCCCTCCGTTCACGACGGGATGCCGGACTACCGGAGCTTCGTTCGACACCTCTGGGAGTATCGAGACGGCAGCGGTGCAAGCCCGCTCAACAGCACCCCGTGGGTCTACTGCTATCGAATCGAGGACGACGAGGGTAGCGAGCTGCGACTCATCAACTCGATGGTTCACCGACTGCGCGCCCACATGAACTTCACCGACCGGGTCTGCTCCATCGAGCATCACGGCTCGCACGTGGTGATGTTTCAAGACTTGCAAGCGCTTCACCTGTTCATCGGCCATCTTTGGACACGGGCCAACGAACACGAGGAGCTGTCCGGCTGCCTCATCTTCCTGCTTGAGAACCTGGGCCTGCTGGACGAGGCGTTTGTCTGATGCTCAGAGGAATCGGACTGGGGCTTGGCCTCCTATTTTCCGCCTTCGCGCTAGAGCGACTAGCCGGAGGCGGCCTCGCCAGAAACCAGGGTCATCGCCCGTACAAGAAGCTCAAGCGGGACCCCTGGGGGGCGTTCTCGGCAGCGGTGGGCGCGGTGATGAACACCAAGGCGTTCAAGCTGGACCCTGAGAAAGCAGAGGCTCAGCTTGCCGATGCCGAGCGAGAGCTTCGCGGGCTTGGCCATCTGCCGTTCGTAATCGAGGAGGAGAGGCGGGCGGTCGAGCTTCAGTTCAAGCCTGTGTACGACAAGGTCACCCCTGCCCAGATCAAGGCTCACCACGCCTACCTGGAAGCCAAGAGGCGCGACGAAGAGAGAGATCGCCCCAGGCGCAACGGCCGCGTGCCGTCGAAGTACCTCGGCTCACTCAAGGGAGCCAAGCGCACCTCGCGCCGCCGTGAAATCACCAGCCGCGCCAAGGAGAGCCGCAAGCTCGGCCCTCGTCGCCCCAAGAGCGCGTTCCGTCCATTCAAGACGGACGCTGGCTCCAAGACCCGGACCAGCTCCTACACGGCCGAGTTCAAGCGTCGCTACGGCGACGTCAAAGGGGGCCTGCCTGCGATTGCCAGCGCGAGTTACGAGGACGTGGCGCCGGACGCAACGCTTGCCGGGTACCAGCGTGCCCTGAAGAAGGTCTACAACCGCGGACTTGCAGCCTGGAGCACCGGACACAGGCCCGGGGCGACGCAGGGGCAGTGGGGCTTCGCCCGCGTCTACAGCTTCATCGTTGGCGGCAAGACTCGCCACACGGCTGACGCCGACATCGCCGAAAGCATCGGCCTCGGGTAAGGTGAGTTCGATGAGAGGCATCATTTCACGGAACGCCGGCGGGCCTGAAGGCGACCTGGAAGGCGTGGAGGCCATTGCCGAGGTTGCGGTCGGCAGGCCAAAGCCCAGCAGCCCCGTCGCGTTCATCACCCTTGAGAACGAGAAGGGCCGCCCGGACTCCCCCTGGGATCACAAGCTCATGGGCTTGATGATTCCCCGTTCCGCGAACATCACCGACCGGGTCGTGGATGCGGCCAAGGCCAACCGAGAGCTGTTCCCCGAGGCGCGGCGGCGCGGCCAGGAGATGGTGCGCCTGTTCCGCGTCGATGACTGGGTCGAGAAGGTCGGCCCCATCGTCGTCGGCGGCTTGTTCGGCAATCAGGCCGTGGTGTCGGTGCCTGAGTTTCAGCGCTGGGAGCCAACCGGCCGGTCGGTGCTGGCGTACCTCGATGACACCATCGAGCACGGCATCATGTCCTACGTGCCGCCGCCCGAGATGCCCGCTCCAGCGGCACCGGCCAAGCAGACGCGCCAGGTAGACCCTGGAACTGGCCCCGTGGTCACGCGCGTGGCGGTGGGAAGGAAGATCTCGGACGGTGCCAAGCAGCGGACCGTCGACTGGGTAGCCCCGAGCGGAGACTCGGTGAGGCTCGACGGCGGCGTGTACGTGTCCACAAGAGAGGAGCCTCTCAAGGTTGGAGCCGAGGGCGCTCGCCGGATCGTCGATAGGATCACCCGCGCAGCCGAAGAAGACGGCGGATTTTTGCCCGCTGCCGAGGTCGCCCCTCCGGCAAAGACGACCGCCGCCATCGCGGCGCGACTCTCGAAGTACACGCCAGACCAATGGGGCCCCATCAGCCCCGCCGAGCTGCCCCGCGAGCTTCTGTCTGACAGGGCGCTGCCCAAGGGCCTGATGCTCCACCAGGAGCACGGGGCGCGCTGGATGGATGCGGCAGGCAGGGGCCTGTTGGCCGATCAGCCGGGCCTTGGCAAGACCATCACAACCGCATCGGTCATCGACGCCCCCGCGATCGTCGCGTGCCCCAAGTCGGTCAAGCAGAACTGGCGCGCGGAGCTGAACAAGTGGCGCCCGGACCTGTCGGTGCTGGTGCTGGACGGGAGCGCCGTCCCCGGCAAGGAGGCGCAGTCCGCCGACGTCGTCATCGTGAACTACGAGTCGCTCGCCTCCCATGCCGACTGGCTGATGAAGCGCAAGAACCAGACGCTCGTGGCGGACGAGGCTCACATCCTCGCCACGCTCAAGATCGTCCGGGTGATGCGCACCCAGAAGCTCGAAGCCCGGGGCAGCGAGCGGGCGCAAGTCTTCCACGACATGGCGATGAGGATTCCACGCCTGTTCCTCCTGAGCGGCACGCCGTTCACCAACACGCCGAACGAGCTGTTTTCGCTCCTGCACATGATCAACCCGACCGCGTGGAACGACCCGGTACTGTTCGAGAAGCGCGTCGCCAAGTCCAAGAGCCTTTCAGCCCTCTACGAAGAGCTGAACGGCACCTACATGCTCCGGCGCACCAAGGACATCCTCCCCGACTTCCCAGAGAAGGTCCGAGGCACGGTCATCGTGAGCCTGTCGGACGACGTCGCCGAGACCTACGAGCACGCCTGCCAGGACTTCCTCGAATGGGTCCTGGCCAACGGCGGCCCGCGTGCGGCCATGCGCTCGCAGCAGAACGCCGCACTGGCCAGGCTCAACCTGCTGAGGGCCCTGTCGGCCCTTGGCAAGGTGAAGGCTGGCACCGAGTGGATTGAGAACTTCATCGACAGCTCGCCCGGCAAGCCGCTTGTCGTGATGGCGTACCACAAGGAGACGTTCGCGGCGCTTCAGAAGGCCATCACCGCCGTCAACCAGCAGCGAGCAAAGGACCGCCGCCGCATCATCCGGCAGGCGTCGGTGACCGGTGAGACGCCCGAGAAGCAGCGCAACGACAACATCGCCATGTTCCAGGCGGGCAGGCTCGACGTGCTGCTCTTCTCGGTGGGCATGGCCGTCGGAGTGACGCTCACCCGCGCGAGCGACATGCTGATCATCGAGAGGCTCTGGACCCCTGCCAAGATGGAGCAGGCCGAGGACCGCATCCACCGGATGGGAGCCAAAAACACCTGCGTTGTCACGTACATGGACGGCGCGGGGACCATCGACGAGCAGATGGCGAAGGTGCTTCAGCTCAAGGCTCTGCTGTTTGCCGGTGCCATCGAAGGCAAGCAGATGGACGAGAGCGAGGCCAAGGCCGCCGTCTACGGGGAGATGTTCAAGCCGCCAAAGGGGGCCGTGCAGCGCAACCGCGCCGAGCAGCCCGAAGGCATCATCGAGTACGAGGGGGTTCTGAGGTCCGAGTTCAGTAGCTGGGACAAACCAGTCTGAGGAAACCATGCCCCTACCCGCTCTTGTCATCCTGGTCGCCGCCGCCGCTCTCGCGGTGGCCGGAATCGTCTGGCTTCTAGCAACCGGGTTCACTCCCCGCCTGCCTCGTGGAAGCTCCCAAACCGTCACCAGCGACGGGATCACCCTTCACGTGCTCTGGGCTAAAGACCCCTTCTCCGGCTCTCCAGGCGACCCGGACAGGGAGGTTGATGCGGACCTGGCCTCGGACTGCCACGCCGCCGTGCTGAAGGCGGCAGAAGCCTGGGCCAGGGCTCAGTTGGACCCAGCAGACGCGCCGTTTTCGACCAGGGCCAACGCCCACCACGAGCTTCGTGAAGTCCGCGTCGTGTTCCTGTCGCCGCGGCTGTTCGATCAGCTCGACGGCACGGCTGCCATCGCCGACCACGCCAACGCGCTTCAGACCCGCACGCCTCAGCGCATCGGCAGCGGATGCCCCATCTTCTACATCCGCGAGTCCTTCATCCGCGTCGCCCACGGCTCTCTCTGCGTCCACGAGGCTCTGCACGTCCTGGCCACCGCAGCCGGGATGAGCGTCGAGCAGAACCACCGGCACGGCGAGCGCCGCCTGTGGAGCCGGACCAAAGACGATGGCTCCATCGAGTCCGACGCGTATCAGTCGTGGCTCAGCGAACGAAAAGAAGCTCCGTGAGACGATGAGAGCGCAAGGCCCTTGCGCTCTCCAGCGGGTGCGTTACATCAGACGTACTCGACATGGAAAAGATCGACACTCAAGTCCTCGTCACCATCACGGAAAAGGCTCTCCGCAAGGCCAGGGGCATGGAGCCGCTCTCGTGCTTCGCCGACACCGACGATCGAAGCGTGCGCCGTAAGATCATGCGCGCCCACGATGAAATCGAGCGAGACTGGAAGGCTGGAAAGTCTATCCAGAGAAAGCAGCAGCTCCAGTACATGAATAGTGTCTGGGAGGCTTCTGGCATGAGCATCGTCGGGTTCGACAAACACTTCGAGTGTCCCCCCGACATCGTCAGCCGGCAATGGAAGCACCAGGACGCCGCCATCGACATCGCAGCGGCCGGCATGACGACCATGATTCCTCAGGCTCAGCAGCACATGCCCGAGTCCTGGGAGTCCATGAGCCTGCTGGTCGCTGGGGTTCAGCCGCTTCTCTACGCGTCGTTCGTTTTCTCAAGGGCCAACCGGCTTTCCAGGCCGAACGTCTTCAACGTCTCCGACGCGCTGGTGGAAAACCTGCTGCTGACCGACGTGGCGGGCCTGAAGCCGTCGGACGTGCAGCTACCTTTTCCGGGCTTCTACATCAGCTTCAGCCCTGGGATCTTGAGCATCAAGAACGAGTCGACGGGTCATCACGATGTGACTCTCGTGGGCGTGTCTGAGGGCAACGTGCCCGGGTACCTGGCCTCGCGGGAGCATATGTCGGGCAGGTCTCTCTTCGGCGTGTTCTGGGGCGAACCCAAGAAGGACAGCGCCACTACGGGCGACGACAACGTCACTCACATGTCCATGAGCCTGTACGAAGGGCTGGAGTCGCTGGCCGAGTCGGTGGACGAGCGTCTCATCCCCATCCACAGAGACATGGCCTCGAACGATGCCGTTAGGTTCCTTGGGCGCAGCTATGGGTACGAAGAGGGCTGTCGCATGCTGCGTCAGTTCATGGCGAACTTCTGCTTGTTCTTGTCGAGCCCGAGCCCCGACATCGAGCCATCATCGGGAGGCCAGGGGACATGGGGAGGAGCGGTCGAGGCGGCCGAGTCCAAGCGCACGTTGGTCAAGATCAGGCTCGACCACCGGGCTGGTCAGTACGCGTCCTGGGACGTTGGACGGAAGTCCAAGCGGCTTTCTTGCGCGGCTCTGCCTCATGACATCATCGTGCGGGGGCATTGGCGCAGGCAGGCGCACGGTAAGGCAAGACTGCTGCGCCGGGTCATCTGGATCGAGCCGCACCTTCGCAATGCCAGCGACAGCGGCGTCGTGCCGGGCCATGATTACGAACACGACCGCTGACCGAGGAATCCCGTGGACCATGACAATCGCAGGCGCCTGACCGTCCTGCTTGGAGAGATGACAGTCGAGTGGGAGAGGTGGTACGCAGAGCACTGCCGAACGCACCCCGAGGACTGGTCCGCCGACAGGCTCGATTCTCTGTTCCAGCGGCTCAAAGAGACGATGGCTGCGCGGTAGATAGCCCGCGGCGTGGACTTGGGCCCTTGGATTCCGTAAGGTTCGAGAATGCCCAGAATCGCCAGGATCGCGCTTGTCATGCTTCTTTGCCTGCCCAGCGTGGTGGCAGGCTACTTGTTCGCGCTCTTTGTCAGGGCTGCCTGGGGCAAGTCCCTGACCATCAGCGACGGCGTCGCGATTGTGCGCCTCGACGAGAATAGCTGGCCTGTCAGGACCTGGTGGAAGCACTGGTCCGGCTTCTCGATGGGCTACGGCGTGATGCTCTCTCCCACGGCGGGAGAGATGACGCTGATGCACGAGCTTGAGCACACCACCCAGGCGAGGGCCGGCTCAATCGCGGCCATCCCGGCTGCTGTGGCGCTCTGCTTTTCTGCTCACTGGTCGATCGGGCTGCTGCTTGTGCTGTTGCAGCCCCTGCTGAACTACTCGGGGGCGTCGCTTGTGGCGTGGATCTTTGGAGGGGCGCCGTACCTCGACAATCACTTCGAGCGGGCCGCCAGGGACGCGGTCGAGATGCAAGAAGTGAGAGAGCAGTGGGCTCGGAAGGCGGGGTGAGCGCCCGTCGCCGTCAGGTCCTGAGCGGATGCTTCATCGACTGCTGTTCGACGGCTTGCTTGGCCTCTTCCAGGCTGTCGTACTCTTCGCTCCACGTGGTTTCCTGATTGTCATCGGAGTAGCCGCCGGCCCAGATGTAAGCGAGCCAGCGGCGGTCATTGCCGCGGACCACTTCGCCGAGCGAGACCCTCTTCTCTCCTTCGACGTCGTGCCCAAAGAAGTGCTCTCCCCCGGACGACCGCCAGGCTCCCCTGGGCATGCGAGCGGCCTGTGGAGTCTTGCCGATCGCCGCAGAGATCTGCGTCATCGCGTTGCCCTGAGCTTCGGCCGCCGAGAGCATCGAGGGCGTGCCGGGAGCGCCGGAGTATTGCGACGCGATCTTGCCATTCCAGCCGTAGGTGTAGAAGTTCCAGTTCGCCTTATCCTGGGTTGAAAGGTTGATGTCAGCGTAGGCACTGATACTGAGCACCCTTTCCAGCTTTTCGGAAGGCAAGCCCTTGTACTCGGTAGATGAGCCCTCGATGGGAGCCCAGACAACCCACAGCCCGTCGGGGCGCGCGGCCAAGAGGTGGTCGTTGTAGCGGTACCGATCGACAAGCTGGTCGCCACCCCAGAGCTTGCCAGACACAATCTCTTTGCCTCGCAGGCCGGAGTAGCCCTCGCGTAGCACCCACTGGGTTTCGCCGCCCTTGGTGCGCTTGGTGACGTTGTAGACGCCCACGCTGGAGGGAACCTCGACCTCGCCACGATCGCGCGGGTCGGGAAGATCGAACCCGTAAATGAACGCCTTCTTGGTGTACTGGGACGCCTGCTCGTTGGAGACGGCTGGCAGCAGGCCCTTGTCACGGAGGGCTTCGTAGAGCCGCAGGAACACGCGCGGGTTGACGTCCGACGAGCTGTAGATCCTCTCCCCTTCGTTGATCACGCGCTCGGCTCGGTACGGGTCGGCGAGCTTCGACGGCCCTTGACTCAGCAGACGAACAAGCTCGGCAACGCTGGGCTTGCCCTTGGAGATCTCCTCGGGAGACGAATAGGAAAACCCGGCGTTGTGGCCGATTCGTACCGCCATGATGGCCTTGCCGATTAGCGCGTCCCACGGGATCTGAGACTCGACCTCCTTGGCCGCCTTGCGCTCCTTGACCTCTTCGCGGACGACGCGGTTGACGCCGGTCAAGATCTTCTTGGCGGCCTTCTCCATCCCGAACGCGATTTCGATGTTGTCGGTCAAGGCGTACGCGTACTTCTGGTCGTGCTTGCCGAAGCCCTGCATGTGCGTGACTTCGTGGATCACGCTAGCGCAAAGCCTTCGGATCGACGCATCGTCGCTCAGGTTGTAGTAGTCGGACTCCACCGAGTAGTCGGGGTATTCCTCGTAGGATGCGTTCGTGCGCCTGATTTTGACCGGGTTGAGCAGGAGCCAGTCCGTGTCAGCCTCGCGCAGGTACCCCGCTCCGAGCACCATCTCGTTGCCGGACTCGTCTCGCTCCGTATCGAAAATCCAGCCCACGCCGAATGGCTTGAACATGCCAAGCCGAACGAGAGCGTACTTGCACAGCTCCGACCACAGACGGATGAGCTTCAGGTACTTCGGCTTCATCGTCAGCGGATTGAAGTCCTTGGGCATCTTCCAGTTGTCGAGGTTCTGGTAGACGAACAGGTCGGGCTTCCACGCCGCGAACCGGAGCGCGCCAGCAAGCTGCTCATGGCTGACGAAAGTGACGTTCTTGGCGACGGCATCGAACGTCTCAGGCAGCGGCACAAGGTCAGGGCCGCGCTCCCCGCCCTGCGACTCCTGCTGCCTGTCAGCTTCCTCCTGGTCCCGCTCAAGCTGTTCCTTGACGCCCTTGGAGATGGCATCGAACTGCTGGTCGGTTAGCTCGACGCCGCCGCCCTTCTTCGACTTGGACTTGCTCAGGTCGACACGGGATGCGAGGTCGGCTCCCACTTTGGAAGCCTTGGCCATGCGGCGGGCTCGCTCTTCTTCGGCAACGGCTGCGCCTTCGCCACTGCGGACGTCCAGGGGCCCACTGCCCGTGTAGATCGTCCGCTCCTTGTCCCGCTCCGCCCGCTGCTTCTTCAGGGCGCTCATCGGATCGACGGCAAGCTCTTCGAGGTAGGCGTTGAGAAACCCTGATGCCGAGGACGAAGCTGCGAGAGCGTCACGCTTGCGGGTGAAAACGCCGCGCGGCGGGGCGGTGATGTCGACGAAGATGGCGCCCTTGATGTTGGCGTCGACCCTCTTCTCGAACATGAACACGCCGGAGCCTCGGACGAAACAGCCGTTGCGCTTGGAGCGCGGCTGACGCCAGATCTCCATCCTGCCGACTTCCTTCTGCTCTCTGGACGTGTCGTAGGCGATGCCCTTGCGGCTCAGCCCATTGGTGAACTCGTAGAACTCGTCGCTGTACGCGAAGCTCTGGGTTCGCCCCTCCCCGCGCTCCGACCACGACACGGTGAACGTGGTGATCGTGATCGGATGCTCGCGGACCTTGTCGCCGCCAATCAGGTCGGCGCTGACTCGCTGCCCGTTGACCGTAACCCGAATGCCGATCAGGTGGCTCTTTTCAAGCACTCCGACGGCGTAGCTGTCGTTCGTGCTCTTGTGGACCGGCATCCATACGCGGATCTCGACGCCCTGAACGAACGGCTCACCGCTCCGAATCCCCGGGGCGAAGAGGCGCTGGTGCTGCCCGATGGCCAGCAGGCCTCGCGTGCGGACCTCGTATCGGTACCACGGCGTGAGGATCAGCTCTTTGGCGTCCCCAAACCCGCCCACCGCGCCGGCCGGCTTCATCGAGCCGCCGAGCGTGAAGAAGGCGCGCTTGAGCGTCTCCTTGTCCATGCCGACGCCGTTGTCGCGGCAGACGCAAAGCACCGCCGGCAGACCTTCACCCGTCGCCGGATCTGAATAGGTCGTCTCCTCGGAGGAAAGCTCGATCTTCGTCGCTCCGGCGTCCCTGCTGTTTTGCAGCAGTTCGCGCCAGAAAGCCGACTCCCATCGGTCATAGGCATCCAGCTTGTCGAGGAAGTAGCTCTCCGTGACGCCCCAGTCCTCGCCGCCTTCATCGCCGTTTCGGCGCATGGCGTTCTTTCCAAGCCTGGACACAGCATCAGACAGTTGCTCGATCTGGACCTTCTCGTTCAGAAGCTCGACCGGTAGCACGTCGGACGTGGCCGACTTCTCATCGGCCAGCACCGTCCAGTGAAAGACGGACCCCTCTGCGAAGTAGGTCTCCTCGCCGGCCTCAACCATCGGGTGCCAGGTCATCGAGCGCGCGACGAGGTACGCCTGCTGCCCGGTCGTCGTGTAATACTGGCCCGGCGTCGAAAGGTGATCGTCCACGCTCTCGATGCGTTCGATGAAAGCCGGATCGGGGGGCACGGCGAGGCTGCCGCCGTCGGCGTTTCTGGACACGGGGCGACGGGACGTACGCTTGGTAGCCATGGGCAATGATGATGACATGAGCTATCATCCCGGCGCTACCCATCGTGACGACTACCCGGAGAGCCGACCTTGTTCACAGAAGAGCAGCAGAAGTGGGTGGATGGGTACACGTCCTCCATCTTGATGCGGGTCTTGGAGACCACGGCGCAGCTCGGAGCGGCAGCCAAGAAGATCTCGCGCCTGTGGAAGCGAGACATCACCGAGGCGAAGTTCGGCGTTCTCTCAAAGCCGGAGGGGATGACCGACTTCGCGAGCAAGTACGCCTACTGCGAGGCCAAGGCCACCGAGGTCGTGGCCGTGAACGACCTGCCCTACATCATCGCTCCGATGAAGCTGCGTGGGCCGGTCGAACGGTTGGTCAACGGCCTTGGCTACGACGGCGAAGTCCTCCTGATCAAAGACGATTTCGACCTCGACTCCCCCTACGAGCGGTACAAGTGGGCGTGGCGCGTGTCGGACATCATCAAGGGGCTGCGCAAGGTTGAGGAGGTGCGGACATGACCAGGCTTGAACAGAATCCGCCGGCCGACCGGCTTCGGTACATCGCCAAGCAGTACGCGAAGTACCCGATTGTGACGTTCTCCATGATCGACGTCATCGCCCACACCGTCGGCGAAGACGGCTGGAAGACGGCCGTCACCGACGCCGCCATTAAGGCGATGGGCGAAGCCGCCATGTCCGACGACGCTGCTGAGATCAACTCGGCATACCGAGCCAGCCGCCTCATCGAGAGGGTCATTTACACGACAACCGAACCGCTTTTCACCTCACTCAAGAACGAGGTGGCCGAAGCCACGCCAATCCTCGTCGAGATGGTCTCCGAGCTACGAGGCTTCAAGGAGCGCAACCAGTCCGAGGGCACGTTCCTTTGGATGTCCAAGCAGTTGGCAGACAAGGCCAAGCCTGTCGTGACTGCCCTCCAGGCCACGCGGCGAGACGATGGCGATCGCATTGCGCCCCACATCATCGAAGAGGCTCGCGAGTATGTTGAGGCCGTTCGGTTCTTCAAGACGCGCGGCACTGCGATCGGGCAGTGGGCCGAGAAGGAAAAGCCGAACCTCACGTCGATGAGCTTCGACGAAGTGAAGGAGGCGATCGAGGACTTCGACTCGTCCGGCAAGAAGCCTCCCACGCAGCACGAGATTGCCCACACCTTCGACGACGGCTGGACCGTTCAGCTACTTCCCGGCACCTACTGCGAAGAAGAGAAGGATGCAATGCAGCACTGCGGTCGCGCTCGCATGAGCGACTCGGTGCTCTATTCCATCCGCGACCCGAAGGGGTTTCCGCACGTCACGATCGAGTGGAACGAGAACCTCAACAAAGCCATCCAGACCTTCGGCAAGCAGAACAAGACGCCTGCCGAGAAGTACAAGAAGTACGTCGATAGCTTCATGGCGACGCTGAACGTGAAGAAGCTCCCGCCTGACATTCAAGCGATCGTCGACTGGGCACAGAAAAACGTCGACTGGATCGACGAAGAGCACCTTGAGGGCTACGCAACGAAGTGGCTTGAGGTCGTTCGCAACGTCTCTGACTTCATGGAGTGGATGGACGAAGGAGTCTATTTCACGGCGTATCAGTCAGTCAAAAGCATGCTTGGCGAAGACGTTTCGCCAGCAGAGTTCCGCGACTTCCCGTGGGCGGTGCAGAGAGCCATCGAAGAGGACGACGGTGGCCGAAGGACGGAAGGTCTGATCAAGACCGGCCGCATCGCATCAAGTCTTGCCGCCGCTGCGCCATATTTCTCGCCCGCCGGTCAGGCTTCACTCCCAGGCGTAGACGTATCGCCGCCTTCGATGAGCGCAGCTCAGATCAAAAAGCGCAAAGCCATCTCCGATGTGTGGAGGCACCAGGGCTTCTACCCCGACAGCGAGGGATCGAAGGGGCTCCTCGTGTTCCCTGCGGAGGACTGGATTGCGACCGGATTCATCGAAGTCGACCCGACCTTCGACTACCAAGACGTCAAGAAGTGGGCGGAGCAGGGCATCTCTCCCGACGTGGCGTTCGAGTGGATGACCGAGGATGCTGCGGACGGGTCGGACACCGAGTTCACGCCGGAGACGGTGCGCAGGCTGATCGATCGCGGCATCTCGCCCGAAGAAACCGAGGGCATGGATGTCAACGAGTCGACCGACCTTCAGGATGTCCTCGACTGGCTCAGCTCTCGCGGCATCGAGAAGAACCGGAAGCGCCGGACGAGCAGAGAGGCACGCTGACCATGACACGCCGCAACCCCATCGAAGACTTCCGCAAGCGAGACCCCGCTTGGAACCGCCGATACTCCATGCCCTTCGAGGAGCGCATCGAAGGCTCAGCAGAGGTCTCATGGGGCGCCGAGCTTGACCGGTGCGTCATCATCGCGCCGAACGGCAACGTGTCGATCGGCCACTCCCGTCTCGAACAGTGTGTCATCGTGGAGCCCTGCACCATCGGCGATGGCGTGGTGGCGATCGCCGCGATTCTGCAAGGCGTGATTCACGACGGGGCCCGCATCGAGGCTCACGCAGACATCCGCGGCGATATCGGCCAAGACGCGTCCATTGGCATGGGCGTCGATGTGGGGGCTGAAGCATACGTCGGAGAGGATGCTCAGATCGGGGACATGACGACCATCGGCGATGGCGCCGAGGTCGGCTCGGGATGCGTGATCGGCGCTCAGTCGACCATCGGAGCCGTGTCCCACGTTCCAAGCGGAGCCCGCCTTCCACCGCGCTCCGTTGTCCGGCAAGGCGCTGGAGTCTCTTTTACTGCCGAGAGCCGCCAGCGGCGCGAGGGCATTGGCGATGAACCGCGCGTCGGATTCACGATTGTCGACGATCTAAGCGAAGACGAAGATGGCGATGCACCGCCGGATGATGAAGATGACGACGAGCAGGAAGGCTTCCGTCAAGAACAGTTCCCCGTGCCCGCTGGCCTTCGCGAGACATACACGCCGTCTCCGATCGCGGGATGGTGGGGCGCCCGCCCAAACGATCTCACCGTCGGCACGCCGGAACTCATCCTGAGTGACTTCCAGCCAGGGACCGCCAGGTCGTGGGCCTTGAGCAAGCTGGCACGCATCGCAAACCTGAAGTCAAAGGACGGCAAGCTGACGAAGAAGCTGGTCTCCGAGCACAGGCCGGACCTGCTTGAGCATCCCGTCACCAAAGAGGTGCTCCGCATCTCCCCTCCGGCGACCGACGAGGCGCTGGTCGAAATGAGCTTCGAGTCGCTGTCGCCCGCTCGGTACGACGTATTCGGCGGCATCACCTACCACTCCGGTCACGGCACGCAGATGCTCGGACCTCAAACAGAGGACGTGCTCGTGCTGGCCGTGCCGAACGCTGTCATCGATGAGGTGACGGAAGAGGCCATGCGGCAGGCGACTGAAAAGCCGTGGCGCGTAAACCTTGACGACGCTCGCGAGTACGTCACGAACAACCTGCACAACGCATTCTTCAAACAAGACGGCCATCCTGACGAGAGGGTCAAGTACGCCATCGGATGGGTGCGAATGGCGGTCTCTCCGCCGACTGGCCTGGTGATCGTCGAAATCCAGTCTGACAGGCCGTGGATGGAGTTCAGGCTTATTGATGAGCCAGAGTCAGTCCAAAAGCTGCTCCGCGAGATGTACTTCCCCACGTTCGCCTCGGATGCGCTGAACATCGTGGTCGAGTGGGCGTTCGCGAACCGGTACCGCCAGGTTCTCGTGCCCGACTTCGTCAGCCGCAAGCGGATTGGCGGAACTCCGCCCAAGAGCTTCTACGACGACCTGCCGAAGAAGTACACGGTCAGTCCTCTGGAGCCTTTGAAGGATTTTCCTTTCCGAACGTGGGATTCTGGCTTGAATGTGCGCCGGATCGTCCCGAACAAGAGCCACCGTGACTGATCAGGCAAGCATCGACATCGACGCCCGCGACACCCTCGCTTCCATCTTCGCCGGCTGGCAGGCAGGCGAGGGCGACCTGATGCAGTCGCTTGACCTTATCGAGCGCATCGCTCCCGTCTTCGGGCTAACCGAGGACGAGCTTTTCGACAACACCAAGATGATCGATGCGCTCCGAGGCGCCATGGATGCGCAGCAAGAGAACGCTCTTCTGCCTCCGGTGCCGTCGAACGCAACGAGGCTGGTTCACAGCATCTTGAAGCTGCCCGAGGGCATGAAGTCCGAGTCCGACGTGCTCTCCTCGATCATCGCCAAGGGCCTCGTCGCCTCACCCCGTGGCGTGGGCCAATACAGCGAAGCGCCAGATCTGGTGTTCTTCGTCGCGTTCGATCCGAGCGACCCTGGAGCGCGCTACAACAAGTACACGTCATGGGTCGTGTTTGATGTGCCCCACGATTGGGAAGGCTGGGGAGGCGCCGTGGGGGCCTCTTTCCGGCACGGGCGTGGGCTGTACGACCCGCCGCGCCCTGGTGGCGTGGTGGCCATCTGGAAGGCCGTGCCCGCCGAGTTCCTGGTAGGCGTCAACGGCGTGCCTGTCGACATGTACCTCAAGGGGTACGAGTTCTGGGAGCAGAACCTAAAGCGGTCAGACCGATGAGCGAAGAGTACAACGAAGGACTTGAGTACCTTGTCGGTCGCCCGAGCGGTGTGGCTCAGATCGGAAAAGAGAAGGGCCGCCCTGTGGCCCGCGGCATCGCCAAGTTCCTGGGCGAGCACTCTTATTTCGGTCGTAGCGTCAGGTACGTGATGTACGCGGATGGAGAGCCGATCGGAGCGTTGCAGATTGTGGAGCGAACAGGCCAAGCGCCCATCGCAGCGAACGTGTACGTGGTTCCTTCCTTCAGGCGGACGGGGGTGGCCTCCAAGCTGCTTTCCGCGGCAATCGCAGATTATGGACCCATCGAGGCCAGCAAAGATCAGAGTGGATCGGGCGCCGCGTGGGTCCGCTCGTCTGCGATGTCGAAAAACCCTCCGTGGGACGAGGAGTACGGGCAGATCCCGCAGTACGCGCGGGGTTTCGCTATCCAGCGCGTGCCGGTGAGTCAGATCGCATCCCCCTTCATCAACCCCATCCGCCAAGAGCGCATCGACGAGCTGGCCGAGCTTGAGGACGAGGGCTACGAGCTGCCTCCAGTTATCCTCGACGGCCCCGGCGAGGTCGAAGAAGTCGACTACCCCGAGGAGAAGTACCCGTTCCTCGACGGGCACTTCCCCGTGGTGGGCGAAGACGTGTGGTACGTCCACGATGGGCATCATCGGGTGACGCTGGCTGTCCAACGCGGCCAGCGGTTCATCGACGCGCTCATCATCGGCACCTCAAACGAGATGGATCGCAACGGACCGAGCCCGCTCGACAACCCGGCGTTCCGCCGCTGGTTCGGGGACAGCAAGGTCGTTGATGAGAACGGTGAGCCGCTGGTTCTGTACCACGGCACCCGGGGCGACTTTGACGTGTTCAAAAGACCGGCGACGCCTGGCATGGATAGGTTCGGGCCTGGGTTCTACTTCAGCGCAGATCCCACCACGCTGAGGGCTTTCCACGGCGACAGCGGGCGCAAGATTGCCACCTACCTGCGAATCGAGCGGCCGACAAGAGGCGAGATGACGGCCGATCAGATCCGCCGGTTCTTCTCTGCCATCAAGACGACTCGCTTCCCAAGCGGATACGACGCAAAGGAAGACCATCGACGCCTGATGCGCGAGTGCCTCGCTGACCCCAGCAGGGCGTTCCTGTTCCTCGCAGATTCCGCAGCGTTCAAGGTCTATTTTACGGAAGAGGACGTCATCCGTGGCATGGCTGCTGCGGGCATCGACGGCGTGATCGTTTCGGTCCACGGATACGACGAGTACGTTGTCTTCGACCCTCGGCAGATCAAGTCGGCCACCGACAACGTGGGCACCTTCGATCCCGACGACTTGAGCATCCTGCGGAACCCCGGCATGACCGAGACGCCATCCTTTAAGGCTTGGTTCAAGGACAGCAAGGTCAGGGACCGCCGCAAGGGTAATGCGCCTCTGGTCGTCTACCACGGCACGCCCGACGGCCGGGGCATTTTCTCCGAGGGCTTCCGGCGCAGCCCAATGCGCGGCGACGCCTTCTTCGCGACGGACAGCTACGCGATGGCGGCAAGTTACGCCGATGCGAATCGGGCCTGGGACTACCAGAACGCCGAGCCAGGAGTAATCCCGCTCTACCTGTCGATCCAGAGCCCGCTCTCCATCGACTGGGGCGGCAAGGAGTGGAGAGGGACCGAAAAGTGGATCGCCAAGGCCCGCGAACAGGGCGCTGACGGACTAATCGTCCACGACGTGGTCGACTACTACAACGACAACTTCGGCCGTGGCCGTAAGAAGTCGGCCACGCTCTACGTGTGGTTCAGTCCCACGCAGGCGAAGTCCGCCGCCGCTGGCCCCATCAAACAGTCGGGGCTCGGAGCGATGGCTGGCGAAGTCATCGCTGGGTCGGGGCCGAACGAGGGTACGTTCGATCCGGCAGATCCGGTCATCACCAAGAACCGCCGCACCTCCAAGCGCACCTCGCGCCGCCGTCGTTGATGCGGTAGCCTCGTCGGCATGAAGCGCACCTCGCGCCGGCCCCGCCGCAATCCGATCCCGCCTCGCGACGCCACGTTCCTGCTCGACCCATACAACTGGGTCGAGGGAACTGTGCTAGAGGACTACTGCCCCGAAGACGACGCGGGCTTCTTCCACGTCACCACCAACCGCGACCGAGTATTCAAGCAGGGGCTCAAGTCTCGATCTGAGACGGGGATCGTGGGGCTTGGAGGAGGGCCAAGCGATCCGAGCGGCAAATGGGTCAGCTTCGTGATCAGCCGCTCGCGAGCCATGTGGCTGTTCTCGTCGATGCGCGGACTCCTCGTTGCGGCCCAAGACGGCGATGCGTCGGACGTGCTGCTCTTGACCCTCGAATGGACAGGATTCCCCGGCGACATCTGGGAAAACAACTGGGAGGATGCCGAAGCCGATGGATGGGATCGGGCGTCGGAAGACCTCGGCGACCTGTGCGCAACGCTAGGCGTAGAGCCCCCTGATGACATCCAGTCGCTCTCGCACGGAGGCCCTTGGAAGCAGATGGTCAACGAGCAGCGGGATGACCTGAACCGGCGCTGGAACACTCCCGAGCGCAGGTACGAGCTGGCTCAGTTTGTCGAGACCCGTCTGCGGTCTACGTTCGCCGTGGACGACTGGTGGGACGGCGGCGTCTGCATGCCCCTGGTCGGCTTCACCGCTTCTGCAAAGAAGTACCTGAATCTCTCGCCGAGCCAGTTCAGCATCGTGCAGGCGGCTATCAAGCAGGGCGCGCGGAGCGAGGACATCCCGCAAGAGTGCGAGATGCGATTCTCATCGAATGACATCCGGCTCGTTGCCGTCGACTGCCAGATCAGAGGCAACACGATCCCGGTTCCCCCAAGGTTCGATGAATGAACGCCTGACTGGCGCACCTCGCGCCGCCGTCGGTGACGCGGTCTTCTCGAAGCGGCGCACGCGTCAGTCAAGCTGCCATTGCCGCGCGGCTTTGGTAGACTTGACCAATGTCCCTGTACCGCGTCCTGCGCTCCTCCACCAAGCTCGAAGCCTTCACGGTCGAGGCGGCCTCGCAGGCCGAGGCCATCGACATGTGCGCAGCACTCCCAGGCGAGCTGATCGGGGCTTCTGCCCTGTACGACGCTCAGACTGCCTCACCTCCCAAGGCGAAGATTGGCCCGCAGGGATTCGGCTTTTACCTTCGCCGCATCAGCGGAGGCACCGAGGCGGCGCAGGCACTGCTTCAGCGGTGCCGTGAGGCCAAGGCCGAGTGGGTCTCGTTCATGGTCGAGGCGTCGGACGGCTACACGGTCTCCATCGAGGCCATCCAGGCGTACGCGGCCGTCCTGTCTCCCGAAATCGACCTGTGGGTCTGGACCTTCCCCGGTGACGCGCGGGCAGCGAGCGTGGCGCAGAGCACCGCGGCGGCCAACCAGGCTCTGAACTACTGCATGGCCATTGGCGCGGGCGGCGTGATGCTGGACATCGAGGCGTCCTACAAGGGCCACCCCGAGGCGCTCGATGCGCTCATCTCCACCACCAAGGCAGGTCTCAGCAACAACCGGACGCTGGGAATGGTCAGCTACCCCATCCCCTCCTACCACCCGACGCTGGCGTGGGACCTGTTCAAGAAGGCCGACTGGGGCTCGCCGATGCTCTACAACACAGCAGGCACTCAGGAGGGCGTCGACCAGTCTGTCAGCGAGTGGACGAAGCTGCTCCCGACGCTCGTGCCCTCGATGGCGACCTACGACACCACGTCCCCCGGAACCGGAGCGGCTCAGCTCAACGGCGACATCCAGCGAATCCTTGGCGGACCCCCGGCAGCCTTCAATGGCGCTGCCATTTGGTCCGAGCAGAGCACCGACTCTGCCCAGCGCGCTGTCATGGCCGAGTGGTCCACCCGATACGGCTGGTGGACCTGAGCGCCTAGCGGCGATTGCAAAGACAACCCATCGACCCCCTTGCGCGACCAATGTACTTGCGACACACTCGACGCCAACGACCAGTCATGGAGCGACCGATGGCGAGCTTGTTCGACAAGAGGGACATGAAGATTGTATGGAAAACGCCGGATGGCCAGGAGCGCCACCGGACGTCTCTGACGTTTGCTGAGGCGCTTGCCGAGCGAAAGCGCTTGGTCGAGCTGGGCATCGAATCCAAGATGGAGCCGATGATTCCGGCATGGCTCACCCAGGGCAGCGGGAGGCGCCGTTGAAGTTCCTCTACTGCGCTCCGCTCTTTGAGCCGATCGAAGCTGATGTGCTTGAGGTCGACTTCGTTCACGGCACCGCGACCATCGAGTACGAAGTCGCGCCAGGAACCCTGATCAACGTGTTCCGTGACGAGGGCGAGCCGCCCATCAGGAAGATGCGGCGAGTCGTTCCGAACACGATGATCAGAGCGGTCCAGGCGACCTCGGATGGGCGCGGCCCGTGATTGACTACCAATGCGTCAAGCTTGGAGAGGAGTGGCACCTGACCCAGGAGCAGGCCACTCCGCCCCAGATTTTGCGCGGGGGCTGTTTCACGAGCTGCTCGGTCTGGGCGGACTTCAAGCTCGGATTTGAGCGACGAAGGCCCACTTGCCCCGCATGCTGCCGGCATGTCGAGCAGGACTCTGACCGCCAAAAATGAGACGGCCCCGATCCCACCCTGGCAGGTGGAGTCGGGGCCTCCGATGCAGGGTGACGAGATCACCCGCGGGAGTTGTCTCCGATTGATTGTGCAGCCATCCCCTGCGAGGTCAAGGCGACTGACAGGCTCGCGCAAGCGATCGATTCTGATACCATCGCCGGGTGACCTACAGGTACCTCGGCGCTGCGCCTCCCGTGAAGACGGTGGATGCGGATGGGAAGATCTGCTTCCCTGAATCCGCCTTCCTCCGCATCCAGCCCCGTGCCGCTGGCGTTCAACGCGAGCTTGTGACGCTCACCGGACGCTACTCGGCCAGGCTCATCCCGCTAGACCGAGGTCTGTTAATTGTCGACCCCCGGTATGACAACCTGCCGCTTGGTCCCGGCTGGGAATGGAGGATGTGATGCTGCTGAGCGATGCCACTTCAAGAGATCAGGTTGAGGCGGCTCTTGCCGCGGGCGACGAAGAGCTACGCGAGGACATCGAGAGCAAGATCGAAGAGTTCGCGCCAAGGCTGGACCTGGACCAACTCCATTGCGAAACCGAGGAGTATTCGATCGAAGACATCGTCCGATACGACTCGAACTTTTTCGATGAGGTGATGGAGCAGAGCAGTCCCGACCTAAGCCACGTCCCCGAGGACAGCGTGAAGGAGGCGCTGGCATACCAGGCTCGGATGAATCAGCGGCGTCGGGGCGAGGCCGGAATCTTCGAGTTCAAATCCGACGGGGGACTGCGACGGGCAGGATACGGGTTTGAGTGGAGCTTCACTCCACGCGAGAGCGTATGGCTCGACGAGAGCCAACTCTTTGAGAACTGTGGAATGGTGCCGGCCTCGTATGCCGAGGAGTTCTACGAAAATATCGGCGTCAGCATCGACTGGTCAGAAGGCACCAGCGTCATCCAGGAGCAGGGCGGACATACTGACGGGTACCAATCCGTCTCAATCGTGGCGAAAGAAAATGATTTTGAGGAGTTCTGCCACGACATCATCAAGGACTACCTGCGTGAGTTGATCAAGCGCGACCCTGACGAGGCAATCCGAAGCTTCATCAGCTCAGCCGTCGAGATCGTGGCTCAAGACGAAAAGGAGCAGCTCAGGAGCAAGCTGACCTTGACGCCCCCGACCAGGGATGATCTCATCGAGCTAGCCGCGTCGTGGTCGGAGGCCGACGACGACGAAGACCGCTCGGAAGTCGTCGAGAAAATCCGCGACTACTACAAGGCCATCGAAGGCGGCGGAAGCATCGATCGAGAAGAGATCGCCACCTTCTCCGCCGACGAGCTTCGGCAGATGGGCGTGACCAAGGGCGTCCTCATCGAGCAGGCGCCCTGGCGGCTCATCAAGCTGCGCTCCTCGGACCTGCGGGCCGAGGGCACGCGCATGAAGCACTGCGTAGGCGACAAAGGCATGGGCTACATCAAGGCCGTGGTCGACGGCAGGATTGAGATTTGGAGCTTGCGAGACAGAAACGACAAGCCTCGCTTCACGCTTGAGGTAGACTCGTCGTTCTACAGCGTGGTCGAGGAGCCACGAAGTCGCGCGGAGCTGGAGCGCCTGGGTACAACGCCGGCTGAGCTGGCACGTTTCGACCGAGGCCAGGCCATCAAGCAGATCAAGGGCGCAACCAACCGCACCCCAGGCTACGCCAGCAAGCACGAATCCGGTACGAACTTCAAGTTCCCCGAAGAGGTGACCTTCTGGAAGCAAGTCTTCACCGACATCGGCGTCAACCCAACAAGCGTGAACGACTTCGACGCGGCCAGAGAGCTTGCCAAGAACAGCCGGCGCCGCTTCACGCCGAACCGCTCGTTCGATGAGCCGTACAAGCCGCTGAGCCGACGATGAGCTACACGCCGCCGTCTGTGATGGTGCCGGGGGCAGGCTCGGTGCGCGTCTGCGTCGCCTCGACGCCCGACGAGATTGCCCAGGGCCTCATGGGCGTCCGCTCGCTGCCCGCCGGTACCGGGATGCTGTTCGCCTTCCCGAGTGCCGCCTCAGGCGCGTTCTGGATGAAGGACACGCCCCTGCCTCTGGACATCATCTTCATCGACGCCATGTGGCGTGTGGTGTCGGTGAGGCAGGGGGTGCCGATGAGCCACCGCAGCATCGAGCCCGGCGGTCCATACCGATTTGTGCTTGAAGTCCCGCGTGGTTGGGCTGAGGCTCACCGCGTTGCGCGCGGAACCAAGCTCGTTCCCGTTGGTATGTGAAGCGGCCGGGGTGGTGGAATGGCAGACACGCGCCGCTTAGGACGGCGTGTCCATCGGACGTGAGGGTTCGACTCCCTCCCTCGGCATCGTGCTAGGCTGGCGCCCATGGATTACGGGTACAAGTTCGCGATCATCGACCAGGACGGGGTGGTGGTCGAAGTTGCGGATTCATACGTCGGGGCTGTGGAGCGAGCCTCGGAGCTGATGCCGCGAGCCAAGATCTGGTACGACGGCTCCGACGACTTGATCAAGGACGCCGAAGCCCCGATGCCGATGGCCGCCAACGCCAAGCGGTCCTTGCCGGTCGTCGGCGGCAGGGAGGCGGAAGAAAAGGACGAAGGTCCTGTCGACGTCTTCAAAGACCCCGAGTGGGCCCTCAAGGTCTTGCGCCTCGATCCCATCCCGTACAAGGAAGTGATGAAAATGAGCCTCACCGAGGCTCACCGAAGGCTGGTCGACATGTTCCCGACGCAGAGGCTCCACAAGAGCACGCGTGGGCTCGACGAGTGCGTCACTAAAATCGGAGCGTACAGAACTCCAAAAGACATGACGGAGAGCTTCTTCGGCCAGAACTACAAGCTGGCCGGCGGCCCAAGGCCCGGTCTGCCTCCGAGCGCGACCACCGGCCTGAGCCTGCTCCCGGCGCAGTCCTGGCGACTCGACAAGGAAGACCAAGACGTCAAGAAGACTATCCGCCGAGCACCGGACTATGGGATCAAGCGCGCCAACGACATCGACGCAAGGTTTGCCGGCTACAAGAGGACCACCACCTGCTTCGCATCAACGCCGGAGTGTAGAAAGGCGTGCCTCGTGTTCAGCGGGCAGAACTTCAACGACCGCTACAACACCATCAAGAAGTACGCGCTGACGCAGTCGTTCTTCTTTGAGAACCACGCGTTCCTGCGGATGCTGGTCGAGAACATCGCGACCTTCGAGAAGCAGTGCAACGACAGCGGTGTCATCCCGTTTGTGCGGCTCAATGTCTACTCGGACATCCCTTGGGCCCTGCTCTCTCCTGGGACCGTCCAGTCCTTCCCGGGGGTGAGGTTCTACGACTACACCAAGGTCGCATCTCGCAACCCCTGGAATCCAAAGACAAAGAGCTACGGCACCAGCAACTACGACCTCACCTTCAGCTATCGCGGCACGCCCGCGAACCTGAAGCGCCTCAACCACGAGGTGGTAAGCAATCATCGCCGCGTGGCGGTGACGTTTGCCATGGTCGGCTACTCCAAGTGGACTAAGAGCAGGGTGCCTCAGACGCCCCCTTACCCGGAGAGCGACGACAAGAGGACGTGGCCCGTGAGCGCGGCGATGGCTGGACGCCGCAAGGAGACCTGGACGGGCCTGCCGAAGGAGTTCCTCGGCCTTGAAGTCATTGACGGCGACCAGAGCGACTTCAGGCCGTACGACGCGCCGTACAACTTGGATACGGGCGAGTACGACCTGGAGCCGTGCGTGGTGGGGCTGCGCTGGAAGATCCCAAAGGCGTCCCGCACCAGCAGCGTCGAGGCACGGGTGTTCATCGTGCCTGGCGTGCTGATGGAGGACATGAAGACCTTCGTCATCATGGATGCCCCGAGGTACAAGACAGAGTTCGGGGAGGACGCAGAGCGCCCCTGGGAGGGCATCAACTTCGGTCAATAGCTAGTTCAGCATCGTCTTGGGCGTGGCCCTCGGTTCCATCGGGTCTGGGCTGCCGCTGTAGCCGGGGTCGAAGTCGACCTCGTCGAGCCCTTCCCATGCCTCATCGCAGACGGCGCAGCGGACTCGAAGCTCCTGGTGCCGGCATCCCTCGGGCCAGATGACGCCCTTGGTCACGGGGGCCGAGTCGGGGTATTTCGGCTCGATGTCCTTGAAGAAGTTTTGGAACACGCCCTGGGTTGGCTTGCTCTCCTCTCGGACAGCGCGAGTGAGCTTGGCGTGGCGAATCTCGACGCGCTCCACGAGCATCAGATCCATGTCTCGGTTGCCGCAGTTGGGGCACGTCACGACTGCGGCGTTGGCACCGGGAAGGGTCGCGTTGTAGTTCCAAAGCGCGGTCCACAGCGCGTCCGCCGCATCCATGCCGAAGTTGTCCCTGGCATAGCGGGCAAGCTCCGATGCTGCGTCCAACCAAGTCTTCTCGTTTCCAGCAGCAGCGACGGCCGCTCGCAAACGCTTGTAGGTGTCGGTCTCGACTTCGGATGCCCACTTGGGCAGGCGCAGTCCGGGCAGGCGGGCCCCGATCTTCTTTTTGCGTCGGGGCGCCTGGTTCTTGTTCTCGCTCAACGGGATCTCCTGGCTGGTGTGTCGGATGTAATCACCGCCGCGGAGGAAGTCAACGAGAGCGTTGACCGTCCTCTTGAGGCGGAGCAATCTTGCGGGATGAAGCGCACCAGCAAGCGGCCTGACAGGAAATCCAGCAGGCGACGTCACCTTGCCATGAATCCTGTGAAGGTCATCCCCGAGAGTCACGTGGACCACGGGCTCACCGCCGAGCAGCTTGAATGGGTGCTTGGGCAGGTGGCAGACCGCAACTCGTTCTTCATCGAGACCCTGATGCTCCCGCCTGAGCTTGGCACCGTGGAGAGCGCGCTCGTCGGCCCGTCCGTGGGAGAGCCGCCCGTGGACGAGTCGGAGGTCAAGTACATCATCCGTGGAAACCGGAAGTGCGCCAGCCGAGTGTTCAAGGACTCCAGGGACAAGCCGCGCGTCCGCATGGTGACGGTGTTTGCCGGTCCGACAGGAGGCCACGAGGGCTTGGTCCTCTACACGGCCTACGGTGGAGCCGCCTCTCCGAGGGAACCCGGGGACACGACCATCCCGAACTGGGAAGGCGTGGCCGAGGCCAGGGACTTCTGGTCGCAGCACGCGCTCATCGTGTGACCCCGAGTTTGATGCGTGACTCTTTTGTGATACGGTGGGCCTCCGAGCGCCGCATCTTGCGGACGCCTTGAATGGAGCAAGACGGTGGCAAAGAAGAAGTTGCCCTCGAAAGATAGCTTGATCTCTCGCATGCAGGAACTGATGCGTCTATTCGCTCGCGTTGATCAGCTCGCGGAGGCCGCCTCGCGCAAGGCAGAGCGGGCTTCCAAGCGCAAGACCTCGAAGAAGCGCACCTCCAAGAAGGCCACCTCCAAGAAGCGCACCTCCAAGAAGGCCACCTCCAAGAAGGTTGCCTCGAAGAAGCGCACCTCGAAGAAGTCCGCTCCCGAGCGTCGTGGCCGGCTCGAATCGAGCCTGATGTCGTCGAAGCGTAAGAAGACCTCGAAGCGCAAGACCTCGCGCCGCTGAGTCTGCCCGACCGTCACGGAGCCCAACGGCGCCCCTCCGGTGCGCGCCGCTGGGCTTCTTGCCTTGGCTCCGGGCCCTTGCCGTTGTAAGCTCCGCGGCATGCGTCGCAACCCGTTGCTGGCCAAGCCACCGCAGAGCTTTCACCAGCCGCAAAAGAAGTTCGGACTCCCCGAGGAGTATTTCTCCGGGGTTCACACGACGACCGACAAGCAGATTGCGGCTGCCTACGCGATTGCGACGTGGGATCACCTCGCCAACAAGGGCTACCCTGTGGTCGTCGCGCTCGATGTGCGGGGGCTGGTGCCTCTGCCGGACGCCGATGCCATGATCCAGGCTGGCTACACCTTCAAGGACGATGGCTTTCGCCGGGGCGTGGCAAAGAGCCTGTCGGAAGGCAAGACGTTCGCTGACTTGCTCGCGATGGAGCAAAACGACGACTTCATGAGCGAGCTTGGCGTCGGGGACCACCCGTCGGACTTCCTGTTCGAGCGGATGGGCAACTTCCCGATGAAAGCAGTGGAGTTGTACGCCGGCGAGGCCGGGATCGAGCCGGACAGCGTCATCTCGGACTGGGTGTCATCGGGCAAGATTCCATCTCGCGTCCTGATGATTCTCGTCGATCAGACCAGGTTCATGGACGATTTCGATCTTGACCGCGTGGTTCAGGTCACTGCCGTCAAGCCCTGGTGGTACGAGGTTGTGTACCCTCCCGACGACGATGACGCGGAGGCCGACATCGAGCGCTTGGAAGGTGCTGGATGGCAGGTCTGGACGCTCGACGATGTGACCAGCGATGGCAACGTGGTTGAGCGCGTCGTCTACTCGGCAGGCGCCGACCCAGCCGCTCAGATCGAGTACCACGGCACCTCCAGCGTTGCGCTAGAGCAGGCGTTCCCTGGACTTCTGCCAAAAGAAAGCCCGTTCCCGGTAAAGATGCCGAAGGGCGCCAAGTTTGAGACGGAGGGCGAGTGATGCTGACCCAGAACCCGCCCATCGACCGTCTCAAGTACATCCAGAAGCTCTACGGTGAGAAGCAGCCGTGGGTGGTGCTCGATACATTGAGCGTCATCTTCAACACCATCGGCATCGATGAGCCGTGGCGAGAAATCGAAGAAGCGTCCTACGCTCAGGCGTCCGAGGAAGCGTCAGCGTCGCGGGGGGCGATGCGTGAGATGTTCCAGGCGGGGAGATCGATGCCGACCTTCGCAATGCCGACCTGACCGGGGCCAACCTGAAGGGCGCGGAGTGGAACGACAAAACCGTCTGGCCCCAAGGCTTCGACCCCATCGCCGCTGGCGCAGTGAAGGTCGACTGACCAAGCTACACCTCGATCATGCCGACGTACCCCTACGAATGTCCCAAGTGCAAGGTCGAGTTCGAGAAGAAGCGGAAGATCTCAGACCCGCCTCTCAGAGAGTGCCCCACCGAAGGCTGCGACGGTGAGCCCAACCGCCTCATCGGGCAGACCTCGTTTGTCCTGAACGGCCAGGGCTGGTTCAAGTCAGGCGGATATTAGGAGACCTATGGCCGACCCCAGCGTGATGTACCACGGCTCAAGCGAGGAGCTTGAGGAGCTAGACGGCAACGATCCTGGCTACACGGGTTCGCTGGGGTACGGCCTCTACCTAACGTCCGACCCTGACTTCGCGTCGGTCTTCGGCAAGCACATCCACTCCGTGGTCTCGCCAGTGCCCGATGAGCTGGTCGCCCAGATCGGGCCGGACACGTACGAGTGCGGCCAATCGCTGGTGATCTACACGCCGGGGTCATCTCCCTTCTCGTTCAATATCAAGGACAGGAAGACAGGCGAGCTGCACCGCTACTCTGTGCTCGAAGACTGCGAGGGAGAGGTCAAGGACGCTCTCGGCGTGCAGGCCCTGGACAGATGGAAGCTGACGCCCGAGCTGCTGGAGCAGGCGAGGCGGTTGCCGACGGAAACGCGACCGCTGGTGGAGCAGTGCTTCAAGGGCACAATGGATGAGCTACGCCAAGGCAACTGGATGGCCACCGAGGCCTGCGAAGAGCCCCTCGGAGAGGCTGTCGAAGGAGGTCTCGACGAGCAAGTTGCCGACAGCATCAAAGCCCTCATGGATAGCATCGTCGAGAACGCCGAAGCGTTTCGCGATGCCGAGGTGGAGCGCATCCTCGGCACCGAGCTTGACCTATCGGACATCTCCGCGATTGCAGAGCGCCATGGGTACAGCGCCTTCCACATCGATGGCTACTCGCCAGGTGGGGACGAGTACGTGATTTTTGACAACGCCTACCTTCCGGTGAAGGTGCTGTCGGTGGATTAGGCGCCGAGCCTGGCGCTCTACTTTCACCTGTGATACTGTCACGGCGATGCAACACCTATCGACCCGTGGGAGGTCCTTGGACTCCCGCTTCATCGTGATGAACGGTTTCGGCCAGGTCGCGCCTGCCACTGCCCCGCCCGCCGCTGCGCCCGCCCCTGAGATGTCAGGTGGAGCCAAGACGGTGCTGTTCGGCGGCGTCATCGGCGGCATCGTCATGGCGATTGTCGGCAACGTCATGGGCCAGCATCGGCTCCTGACCGAGCACATCTTCAAGAAGAACCGCCGTCGCCATCGGAGGCACTCGTGAGCTACTTCAACTCGCCCAGCCTGGGCCAGTTCACTTCGACCACCACGACCACCACTTCGACGCCGATGTCTGACAGCACGGCCATGGCAATTGGCCTTGGCGCTCTGGCCATCGGTGGCGGCCTAGGGTACCTGGCGTACAAGTTCCCCATCCTGAGCTTCGGCGGCGGCGGCGGAGGCATGGGCGGCTCGTTCCTCAACGTCGGCCCCGGCGGCGCCGGCCTGTCGCTGCGCCTCAACAAACACGGACGCCGTCGGCGTCGCTGAGCCAACGCGGGGGCCCATGCAGACCGAAAAGCAGATCAAGGACGGCGCCGGATACGTACAGGTCGAGGGCTTCGCGAGCGCGGGCCCCGGATACTTCTGCGGCACTTGCTCGAAGCTCCAGTACCTTGGCGACAAGGACGGCTTCTGCATGGGCCTCAAGGTGCCCGTGAAGACCTACGGCTGCTGCAACTACTGGAAGCTCGCCCCCGACAGCATGGTCCGTGGGGCGGACGGCCGGAAGCTGCGCGTCATCCGCTGATTTGAAGCCACGCAATGGCGACCGCGGAATGCCCCTGAAAACACAGGTAAGCCATTGCAACCGCTGGTGACTCGCAACGCGGTCGGCGGCGGCGCAGCCGTGTTCCTCGTCAACGACAGAAACGAGGTCCTCCTGCTAAAGCGGGGGATGACCGCGCCGTGGATGCCAGGCAAGTGGAACCTGCCAGGTGGCACGGTCGACCCCGGCGAGACGCCCATCGAAGCAGCCGTAAGGGAAGCGCAAGAGGAGGTGTCGGTCACGCCGCGCGGGCTTTCCATCCTCTCGGTGACTCACCACGACTGGGGCACCTTGCACCTCTACGTCAGCCGCCGATGGACCGGCGATCTGAAGATGACGTGGGAGAGCAGCGACATGCGATGGGTGCCCATCAAGCAAGCCGTCAAGTTCGACCTCGTTCCAGGCATCCTGGAGCCTATGGTCGCGCTCGAAAGGCTGCTGCGCTGATCACGACAAGTAGCCGCACGCGAAGCACCAGCCTGCCGCCCCCGCAGCAAGGTGCCACCAGCCGTGCCACCAGTCGTACAGGTCAGGTCGAGTCTTGGCCAGGTGGTAGAACCGCAAGGAGATCACCACCATGGCCAGCGCCGCGGCCGTCCATGCGAAACTGTGCGTCTCGAAGGCCATCCAAGCATTGGAGCCGATCACCCCGTAGGCGAAAACATGGTCGATTCGACGCCACTGCTGCTCTCCGCTCGCGTGATACGCGAAGGTGAACATCATGCTGGCGCAGTAGACCAAAGCCAGCGCGCTGGCGTTGATCGTCAGCAGCCACGTGGTCGGCAGCATCGCGAGGGTAGACCAGATCGGAAATCGCATCGAACTCGGCGCCCTCGCTCGTCGAGAAGGCCTTCCATCGTAGCGTACTTGGCAACGATCGTTGCCTCTGCCGTCGTGTCGCGCCGCACGTCCACGTTAGATCACCCCTCGATCAAGATGGCAAGACAAACTTGGCCGGGGTCCCTATTCTCCCGAGAGATGCTGGAAGTAAACGGTCGTCCCGTCCATCTTGCCGGCAGATCGGAACCCGTGCTTTCGATACCACGCCGGAAGCTTCCGCTCGTAGCCCAAGTCGGGCATCGAGTTCAAGAACACGAGAGCCACGCCCCTCTGCTCCAGCTCTTCAAGGCCGCGCACCAGCATCTCGCTTCCGAGGCCCAAGCGCCTTTGGCCTGGCACGACCTCGATCCCGGTCAGCCATGCAATTGATTCGTCTCCAGCGTCCGCTGCCCACTCGGCCGTCTCAGCGCGCTCCGCAGCGAGCAGCGTCTCGACAACGTGTCTTGTCGACCCGTACAGAAACGATGCAAAGCCGAGGTCAGCCGCGTGTACTGACAGCTCGTCTCCTTCGTCTACGACAGAAAAACCGGATTCATCCGACACGTCATCTCCATCTCACCGCATGTACGGCGCTTCTTCCGTGAACCAAGGGTGGGCGATCGGAGGGGCTTGCAGCTCGATGCCGTTCTTGTACCAAGCCTGCTCGCATTTGGAGAGCGCGTCGTCGGCCTCCTCTTCAAGCTTCAGTCCCCGGATCATGCCGCTGTCGTAAACCCGCGGCTCTGACAGGTTCCAGACGTAGTAGACGGTGTCTTTGGGGTCCGGCTGCTCCCATCCGGTGCCGCGAGGGATGGTCCGAACCCTGTGCCCGAAACGAAGGGCGTGCTCGCAATCGTGCGCCCAGTCTCCGATATCCCAGCGGATGCTTTGGGCTTCATCGTAGTAGCCCATCTGCTCGGCCGCCTTGCTCTCTGTGCAGACCCAGTCCGCATCGAGCGTGGCGACCAGAATGCCGATCTGAGACTCGTCGACCTCCGCCATCTTGCTTGCGGAGGTGCCGATGAAGTCGGGGTTGTAGGCGGCCTTGTCCCAGAAGGCGTAGGGTAGCCAGTGCCTCTTGTAGAACTCGAACCCGATCTTGGCGGTGGAGCGCGGGTTGAACTGGTCTGGCTGGCGCAAGATCTTCTTGAGCGCCTCGGCCTTGGACCATCCTGAAACGGCATACGGAGCGCCGTCGTTCATCGAGTCGGTCTTCACGTCCTCAAAAGATGCAGGATCTGCCGCGATCTCAGCCACCGCGAGGTCGACGTCCACCTTCTCCCCGGCGGACCATGCGCTGCTGGAGAAGGGGAAGAGGCCGCGGTCTCGGTTGACAATGTCGATCTCCCGCAGCTTCATGTCAGCAAGGGTCAACCGCGTCGCTTCCGGCGCGACGTTGCTCGCCGAGATGACCAGGTCGCCGAGGAGCATCTGACCTTTTGCGATCTTGGCTAGGGTAACGAGGCCCACGCAGATCGCGCGGGCGACCCTGATGTCCGTCGTGAAGCTGATCGCCTCATCGGGGCCGCCGCCCGTGGCCTGAACTCGCTCCGATAGGTCTCGACGAGACTTCAGCCCCTCGGACAGCACCGCATCGAGCGCCAAGGTGGCGTGGTAGACCTTCGTTCCGCGATTCCATCGGAATCCACGGTCGTTTGGTTGAAGCTTGCGCGGCATGGCTGACCTCGTTGTATGTCGGGCGAAGCGACGGGTCAACGCCCCCGGATCTGCTCCATAAGCTTCCGGTCGACCTCCGCGCTCAGCTCTGGATCGTCTGTCATCCTGCGGGTCAGCTCCTTCATGGGGATGCTCTCTCCAGCGTCGGTGACATAGAACTCCGAGCTTTTCCTGCCCTGCGACATGTTCGTGGACAGCGCCTTCGACGGAGGCGGCATCCTGGCGGACCGTTCGGCCTGGTCCTCGACGTAGTCGGCGGCCTTTCGCAGCCTGTCGGGGTCGTTCTGCCCCCAGGTCACCGTGAATCCGCACCGGCGACAGAGCATCGCGCGGAAATATCCGGTGCCAGGGTCGCGGTCCATCTGAGGACGACGCTCAACCGTGGCCGCATCGAACTCGACCGAGCACACGGCGCACTTGTTGTCCTGCGATTCGAGCGCCTCTTCTAGCATTTTCCGGTTGAAACCCGGGATTTGCCTGGCCCTCCACTCGTAAGCCCGCTCCCGGTACCACCCCCTGAGGCAGTTCGGGCATCTGCCGCTGGTCAGGGACTTGAAGCCCCATTCCAGTCCGCACGTTCCCTTGCACCGGGCAACCGACCCCGACGCCCTTTCGCTTCCCGTCGGCGGGATGTGAGGTGTCTCTGGCACCCTTGGACGACCAACGGGGCTCCTGTTCGACTTTTTACTGCTTTGGTCGGACACCTGGACCTCTACCTGCTATAACCTAGTTCTATCGGTGATGGTAATGAACCTTATTGACAATGATACAAATGAGACAACTCACAGTACATGAGATGCGCCTGGGCGCTCGTGTGTAATGGTGCTCGACATGGATTCAACCGACGCGACAAACATCGAAGCCCTCGTTCGCATGGCCCTTCAGACAGGCGACTACTCCGTGGTCCGTGGCGTCTTCGACCGCATGGAGCACAAGCCGGAACAGGGCGTCAGTCTACAGCAAGCCATGGCCGCCGCCCAGAAAGAGTTGGACGAGGCCCATCGGATGATGGACGAGTTGAAGCGCGAGGTCGCCATGCTGGCCGAAGACCTCAAGGACACCAGGGCGCAGCGCGACGCTCTGCGCGCGTGGATCGACCGCGACATCAAGTCGAACTGAACGGACAGGTGGGGGACAACATGAAGAAGTGGGCTTTCGCCGCAACGGCTCTGGTTTCGGGATGCGGCTTCATGCGCGACGCCGCGAGCGGTCCTCACATGGAGGCGTACACGTACGCCTTCTGCCGTGAGCAGACGGAGAACGACCGCGAGCTGGTCCTCAACCGGCTGTTGGAAATCGGGCGGGTCTACGCGGGGCCCCTGAACAACGACGGGCTCAACTGCACGACCGTGCTGTTCACGCGCCTCGCAAGGAGCGACCGATGAACGAGGACGAGTTCTACAAGCGGCTTGCTCAAGCAAAGGGCGAGCGAGACCAGGCCATGCGCCTCTACTTGGAGGCATGCCGGGCACGGGACGAAGCGCAACGAGCGCTTTCCGCCGAAGTGCAGCAGCTCGTCAAAGATCGCGATTTCCTTCGTGACGAACTCAAAGCCCGCCTCGCGCACGCTGAGGCCGACGCGGAGCAAGCGGTCCACAACGAGGCGTTTATGGAGCGCCAGAGGATCGTCGCATGGATTAGGGCGAAACACCTCATGCTTTCATCCCTCGCCATCGCCAACTGCATCGAACAGGGGGAGCACGAGGGATGATCCTCTACACCGAAGACGGCTGGCGGAATCTCCTCGACTGCCCGAGGTGCGGCGATCCGTGCAAGGAAATGCCGCCCTATCCTCCCAGACACCCCGGCGGGCATCCGACGTGGGAAGAGGGCGACACGGGCGTCTGCGCGTGCGGTGCGCCGCTCGAAGTGATCGTGGACGACGGGCGCGCGTGGCTGCGCGATGACGAGGATTACGACGGATGACGCGCGACGAGTTCATGGGGCACGCGGCTGACGCGGCCTACCTTGGAGACGCCAGCCTGCTCGAAGGCTACGTCACCTCTATCTTCGGCGAGATTGACCTGCTGCGCGCCGAGCAGGCGCGGCTCAGGGCGCGCATCGAGAGCATGGAGGAGTCCATGTCGATGGCGTGCGAGGAGCCGCCGACCGGTTGCGAGCGCGACGAACTCAAGGCAAAGCTCGACGCCGAGCTTCCGGCGGCGTGGCGCGAAGACCTCGCGAGCCTCAACGAGTGCCTTGATCGAGCGTCTCGCGATCTCTATGAGGCGCGGAGCGAGATCGACCATCACAAGCGACAGGCGCTCATGCTCGAAGCGAGACTCAAGGAGTCGACGCGGCAGCACGATGCAGATCGCGTCGAGACCGACCGTCTGCGCGCCGCGCTGCGCGCGATCGCGGATGGGTTCGATATGGTCGCCGGATCGTTGGACGACCCGTCTGCCAAGCAGCTTGACGGGTACTACCGGGGGTTCGCGGCTGCGTCCCTCGAAAAAGGGGACAAGTGATGGACTTCGGCAGGGCTCTGGACGCTCTCAAGAACGGACGTCGCGTCGCGCGGCTCGGGTGGAACGGAAAAGGCATGTGGATCGTCCTGATCCATCCGGGTAACGCGATGCACACGAGTACAGCGGGCGGATTTCGTATGCAGTCGTGCATCGGCATGAAGACCGCGGAGAGCACGATGCAGCCGGGATGGCTTGCCTCCCAGGCTGATCTGCTCTCTGACGATTGGGAGGTCGTGGAATGACTCGCACGGCGAACATCAGTGTCTGCAAGCCCGCGTGCCCAAGGTGCGGGTGCTACCTGACCTCGCACTTCGAGTGCGGCTGCGGAGCTTGCAAGGACGACTACTGCGTCAACTGCGGGCGGTTCCGCTCGCTCGGTCCCGATGAGCACGTCGAGCTTTCGCCGTTCGACGCGATTTGCCCGTTCGGAGCTGTTCCTCATGAGCACAGCCGTGACGAGAAGCATTCGCGCATGGCCGAATATATGTTGTCCGCGCGAATGAAATCGCGTCGCCCGGAGGGCAAGTGATGGAAGACGTCGCCTCTTATCCTGCACAACGTGAATCCGAAGAGCCGCTCCGCTTTCTGCTTTCGGACTGCGCGAACGCCCACGAGCGCGATCTGTTGATCATCTGGCGTGCGCTGGGTCATTGGCATGAGCCGCCTGGAACCGTCGAGGACGTGCTTGAGTCGATCCGGCTCCTCCGCGCCGAGCGCCGCCAGCGTGGCCCAACATGTACTGCCACCTGCACGACATGCTCGACATCAACACCGAGGTGTTCAGGACGCTGAAGCCGGGCGCGCTCTACCTCTACAACGTGTTCGACTACTTCGATAACGAGAACACGGTTGTGTTCTCGGCGATGGGCCAGCGGCGAATGGTGCTCTCCGCTTACACCGTCGATCTCTTCCGCCGCATCGGGTTCGACCTGCTCGGGAATGTCGTCTGGGACAAAGGCGACATCGAGGGGAAGCGGGGCTTCAATGCGGGGAACTTCTCGCCGTACTACCAGGCCCCGTTCAACTGCTGGGAGCATGTCCTCGTGTTCAGAAAGCCCGCTCGCAACGGGTCGAAGAGCAACGGCAACGGCAAGCACAACGGCAAGCATGACGACGCCGGAGCCCAGCTGGTCGGCCGCGTCCTCCGGCAACAGCCGGTGATGAAGATGGTTCGCGGCGAGAACGTGCACGGACACACTGCTCCGTTCCCCGACGAGCTTCCCGAGCTGCTGGTGTCGCGCCTGAATCGCGGCGACGTCGTCTTGGACCCGTTTGGCGGGAGCCTCACCACGGGACGAGTCGCCGAACGCTATGGCGTTCGCTCGGTGTGCATCGAGCGGTCTGAGGAGTACTGCCAGCTCGGTCTCCGGATGCGTGACACCACGAAGACCGCGGCTCTCAGCGAACGAGCGCAACTCGCGCTCTTCGACGGCACGTCGGCTAAGGGCCTCGTTTGTGAAACCGGAGGCTTCTGGGGATGAGTGAGCAGTTGAAAGCGGAGCGCGATGACGCCCGTCGAGAGAGAGACCAGCCCCTCGCAAGGCTCGTGGCCGTGATGCCGTGGGTGGGCAAGTGCCCGTTCGCGCCGGAGACGATTGCGGAGATGCTGTCGGCAAGGGAGCTGGCAGAGGACTCTGTTCTTGAGGTCAGCCGGGACAGGAAGCGCAGGGAAGGTCGATGAGAAGGGTGATTGTCAGAAAGAGGCCCACTGATACGCGTCCAAGCCACGTCCATTGCGCAGCGGTGTCCTCGGACGCGGGCAAGGGGGGCGCTCTGCCCGCCAAGAAGACATGGTGTGGCAGGGCCTCCAAAGACGAGTGGGTGTTTTCGGACGCCAACCATGCTCTTTCGATGGCCAGGGAAAACGGCAGGCTGATGCTTTGCACCGACTGCTCGAAGGTCATCAAGGAAACGCTGAAGGCGGTATCGTACGGAGCGAAGCGGGCGGCCTACGGGGCGTCGCCAAAGAAGGGGAGCGGTGAGTGACGAACGGCATCAAGTTTGTGGCTGACGAGGCTGCCGATCCCGAAGATGGCCTCAAAGATCGCGTGCTCAAGCTACTCAGGGACCGAGAGGACGCCATCGCGCATGCGATCCAATCTTCCCAGGTGCTTTGGGAGACGACGCGACTGCTTCACCAAGCCAGAGCCGACCGTGATGCGGCGGCGTGGGAAGCGGAGGCTTTGCGTGCCGAGGTGCAAAAGCTGCTTGGCGATGGGGCGTCCGAATGAGCACGCCGCACAAGGTGTGGGAAGACGCGTGCGAGCAGGCCAAGCGAATGGTGCTGGACGAGGAGAGTTTTGAGCGCCAGGGGGACGCCGGCCTGGAAGCCGCCGAGCACCTTGCGATTATCGCCAGGCTTTTGAAGGGGATCTCGTGCAAGAGGTGTAGGGGGTCTGGCTCCAGCGCCTACGCGTCTTCATCTGGCTCCAGCGGAGGGGCCGGCGGGATGACGATGACGGCTGGCGTTTGCGACCTGTGCTGGGGAACGGGCCGCAGCGACAGGAAGGGTGTCAACCTCAAGTGGATGCGTGAGTCCGAGCGCAAGCTGTCTGACTGGCGCAAGGCTGGGCAGGACATCTGCGACGCGTTCGACTCTTCAAAGCCTGCTGCGACGCCGTTTTTGGTGAGGTCCATCGTGATGGCGGCGAAGGCTGATGGTGATCAAGCCAGGGCCCGCCTGGCGGAATGCGAGGCTTCCAAGGCCCCGTCTAGCCAATCGCCTCTTGCCGGGTGCGACTGCGCCGTCTGCGCCATCGCCAGGAGGGTCAACGCTTGAACGGCTACATCGACCACGTTCGCCTGGAGCGGGACAAAAGACGTCAGTCCAAGTCACCAAGCCGCGCGGACGGGGTAGTGTGTGATCGCTGCGGAGGTCGCAGCGAAGAGGTCTGGCTCCATATCAGCGGGAGCGGGATCTGTCAGTCATGCACCAGGGAGCCTGGGAGGAACGTCGATGACGGGCGATGACGAGAATGAAATCCGGTTGGCAATCGAGAACCACGTGCCCGTCACCCAGTCCGACGTGAAGCTGCTCCTCTCGTCGCTGGAGTCGGCCAGGTCATGGGCGAAGCGATGGAAGAGCTACGCCCAGTCTCGATCGATCGTCGACAGGGCCGTCGAAGCCTTCAACGAAGGCACGATCGAGGACAACTGGACGCTCTCCGAGAAGCTCAAGGAAATGAGCGAGCTGCTCGCTGCCTCCGCCGCCGGCCGAACGGAGGCCGAAGTGCGTGGCGCACGGTGGGCTCTTGAGGCTGTCGCTGGTAAGCTCGGAAGCAGCACGCGGGCGGGGCAGTGCATCGACGATGCGCTGAGCCTGAACGCGGAGGAAACGTGCAGCGCGGCGCGGTCCCGCATGGGCGCCGACATCTGAAGCCTTGCTGCGGTCAAGCAGCTTGTCAAAAGGGGTGGGTATGAAGTTCAGGCTTGTGCCGGTCGCCTTCGCGTTTGCCGGAAGCTGCTTGCTGACAGACCTCGCCATCGACCGGACGATGAGCGTCGCCGCCACGCAGCACCGGTGCCCTCGGGAACAGGTTCGGTTCGAGGCCGAAGGCGGCGACTGGACCTACTGGATCAACGTGTGCGGCCGGCGCCGCCTCTACGACACGAGGGACGGCCGGTACCAGGACATCACCAACAGCGTGGAGTGACTGGTGCGAGTCCGCCTCTACCGAAACCTCTCCCCTGGGTTCAGAGGGCATCGGATGTGGTCGATCATGGCCTTCGACCGGAGCAGCCCCATGACCTACGGCAAGGTGATGGCGGTTTCTCCGGCCGCGGTCATCTTGGACGTCAAGTTTGTCGTGCAGCCTTCGGGCGCGGCCCGCGCCAAGAGGGAGATGGTCAAGAACGTCCATGCTTTCGCAGAGGGAGAGCTGGCCATGCACTCCGAAGACCCTCTCGACGTGCTCGGGTGGACCACCGGCAGCGAGATCGCCGTCACCTACGATCACATGTCAGACGCGGGGTTCGTCTCTCGCTCGGAACCGTGGCGTCAGATTGAATCCGCCGCCGTCGTCGTGACCTCGGCCACAGGGCTGTGGGTGCGAGACGCTGTTTACAAGCAGTAAACAACTCCGTAGTAGTTACATTTTGTGCGAATGCTGGGACTAGCCAAGCCGTCTTCGATGGCTAATGGTGACGTCTCGTTCCTCTTTTTTCTCTAAGCCAGGGGGCTGATATGATGCTGAGTCAGGTGATCCGAAGCCAGGAAGCTTTCAAGAAGTCCATCGATGACGCTGCCGCCGCCCTCGCGGCCAAGAAGAAGAAGGCGGCGGAGGCTCGCAAGAGTTCTCAGAAGAACGAGCCGCCCGAGGAGGGTAAGACCAAGACGGTGGGCATCGAGCTTACGGCGGCGCTGTACAAGCGCCTCAGGGCCTTGCAGATCCGCAGGAAGCTGCCGAGCCTCAAAGCGACGTGCCTCATGGCAATCGACGACGGGCTGCGGAGGGCGGGACTGTGAGCGCCCAGGACGAGCCCCGCCACAAGGGGCCTGTGGTCGACATGCTGGCCGACGAGAACGAGGAGGCTCTCTTCGCTGATGGGCTTGATGCGGCGCTTGTCGGTATCGCAAAGAGATGTGGACAGCCGACGCTGGCCGTGTACGACTACGAGAAGTGCGTCAAGATCTTCATGGATCAGGGCATGGACTACGAAGAGGCCATCGAGTGGATGGAGTTCAATGTGGTGGGCGCGTGGATGGGTGAGCACACGCCGGTCTGGCTGTGCCGCCCCGAGGAGGGGTAATGGCGTCGGAAGTGCGCGTGGCGTTCTGTGGCGCATCCGGCACGGGCAAGAGCACCGTGGCAGTCCCTTTGGCCCAGGCGCTGGGGGTCGACTTCTGCGACGTCGGGTCGCGCACCGTCTGCAAGCTCCTGGGTTTCAGCTCGCCGTACGACGTTGACTCTGCCGGCATGAGGCCGGTGTTCCAGAAGCTCCTGCTCTCCAAAAAGCGCGAGTGGGAGATGGACAGGGCCTCGTTCGTCACGGACCGCACCCACTTCGACAACCTCGTCTACTCGATGCTGCATTGCCCCGAGATCTCCAGCGACGCGTACATCGAAGAGGTGGTCGAAGCCTGTAAGATCTACACGCACGTGTTCTTCTGCCCGATCGGGTCCTTCCATGACACGGCCGGGGACCCTGACAGGGTGTCCGACGGTGATTACCACAAGAGGTACGAAGACCGACTGATCGAAGCCTGCTGCCGCCTGGCAGGGCACGTCCCCGTGTATCCGCTGATGCCGGGGACGCCAGCCGAGCGTCTTGCCGAGGTCATGGGTCGGATCGGAGCCGAATGAACAGAGACATCCAGGCGATCCTCGACGCAGCAAAGAAGGCCGGCTGGTCTGTCACCAAGACCAACGGCGGGCACTGGCAGCTAAGATCGCCAGACAAGAGAGTTCCGCTCATCGTTGCGCCCAGCAGTCCCAGCGATTGGAGGGGCCTGAAAAACCTAAAATCGCTCCTAAGAAAGAACGGCGTCTTTGTATAAAAGATGGCGAAGTTTCTGGAGTTTGGTCAGTAAGACTTGCCATTCCTGATCTCGACGCTACGTTGCTCGGCACGCGGATAAACCTCCGCAAATAGCCAAGGACGAAGCGATGGATCAGAACGAAGTGGTCGCGGCAACCGAGTCTGCCGCCAAGAAGAAGCGCTCTCAGAAGCGCAAGCCGATCTGGGTTGCCATCCCGGCAAGCTACGAGACGGTGAAGGTTGTCGACGGTCCCGAGTTCAAGCGGGCGTCTTCGTACTCGATTCACAAGTGCTACTCGAAGAAGGAAGTGGGCACTGTGCTCTCGAAGGCGGGCATTGACGCCAGCGGAAGCGGGGACGTCATCGTTCTTCGCGCCGAGCCGCTTCCTTTGAAGCTGTCGGCGCAGGTCACGATCAAGTTCTGAAGGGGAGAAGATGCCTGAATCCACCGAGCGCGCGAAGTCGAAGGGCGGTCGCACGTACGCGGATCCGTCCAACCTGTACATCGTCGGCCTGGATGGCGACGAGGGCCCCGATCACCCTCTCTACGATGAGCGGGCTCGGATGGAGGTTTCAGACGAGGCGGTCCAGAACGTCCTTGCGTATGGAATCCTCGAAGACGTCGGAGTGAGGCTGTTCACCGTCGGCAAGGGGAGCCGCACCGAGGTCGTGTACGGTCGCCAGCGCGTGAAGTGGGCGCGGGCTGCCAACAAGCTGCTGGACGAATCTGGAAGCGACCAGCCGCGCATCAAGGTGCCCTACAGCATCGTCAAGATGGATCCGAAGATGCTGGTCGGCGTCATTGAAGCAGAGAACAACGTCCGCACGCAGGACGACGCGCTCACGCGCTCCGAGAAGGCCAAGCGGATGGTGTCGCGTGGCCACACCGAGCGTGAGGTCGCGGTTGCGTTCGGGGTTACGACAGAGGCCGTCAGGCAGTGGCTGAAGCTCACCGAGCTTTCGGCTGACATGCAGAAGGCCGTCAAGGATGGGGTGTTGACGCCCAGCGCGGCCATCGCCTTCTCCGACCTGTCACACGAAGACCAGGACGCTCGCCTGGCCCAGGCCCGTGAGCTTGGCGTCACCATCTCCACGAGCGAGGCTCGGCGCCAGCGGTCCGAGCGAACGAGCGGCAAGAGCAACGGGGAAGCGCGTGGAGCGCCCATCGGGCGCAACATGCTCAAGAAGCTGGCGGACCACGACCGGTTCACGGAGCTTCCGCCCGAGTCGCAGGCTGTGGTCCGTTGGATCTTGGGGGAGAGGACCTCCTACAAGCGGGTCGCAGGACTCGCCAAGATCTTGCGCGACCTCGGTGCCATCCAGTGATGTAGACCCGCCGAAAGGCGACCTGTGCCCCGGCAGGCAATCCGGGGCTTTCCTACAACATGGCATCGTCGAGACCCGGTGAATGACAGCGAAGAGCAACAAGAAGAAGCCAGCGGCCCCGTCGTTGAACACGGAGCAGAAGCTAGTCGCCGACCACGCCTACGGGCCCCTATTTGTCTCTGCCCTGGCAGGCACGGGCAAGACGAGCGCGCTGGTCGAGCGGGTCGCCACGCTGGTCAACAAGCACGGCATCCGGCCAGAACGCATCCTGGTGCTGTCCTTCTCTCAAGCGGCGGCCAAGGAGGTCGGCAAGCGGCTCAACGAGCGGCTGCCCCACGTGGACACGGACAGACTGTTCAGGACGTTCCACAGCCTCGCCCTTGAAATCCACAGAAGCTCCGGCGACCCCGACGTCCTGCTCGACAGCTCGGGCGCGTTCACCAGGCAGGCATTCTTCGGTGTGGCACGACAGATCGACGGCAACGTCGACTGGGACACCTTCAAGTCGTTCTCTTCGGCCGTCAAGAACGACTTCATCGGAACTCACCCGCTGCTCGCAGCCCTGGGCAAGAAAGACGACAAACTGGCCGAAATGGCCGCCTCGGTGGTTGGCTCGGGCAACAGCACGGGCGCCCTACTGGACGCCTACAAGCTGTACGAGAAGTACCGCAAGTCGGGCATGGAGCTGGCGCTTCCGGGGCAGCCGCCCAAGATGGTCAAGTGGGTCAACTTCGACGAGCTGCTCTACGACGTCTGCTGGCTCCTCTCCGATTCGACCATCAGGGGGCGCTGGAAGGGCGTATGGGACTTCGTCATGCAGGACGAGGCTCAGGACGTCTGTGAGTCGCAGAACGTCCTGGCAGAGTACCTGTGCGAGACGCACCGGAACTACATGGCGGTCGGAGACCCATACCAGACCATCTTTGGTTTCCGAGGCGCGTCACCTGACCGGCTGCTCAACTTCAAGAAGCGCTGGGACAACGCCAAGGTCATCCCACTGGAGCAGAACTACCGCTCCGGCAAGAACATCTTGGACGTAGCCAACCGGGTTCTGGAGCGTTGCCAGGAGGGCCACGAGCGACAGACTCGTCTTTCGGCGTGCAGAGGCGAGCCTGGGTACGTGGGCTACCACGAGTTCGGCACGTTCTCCGACCAGGCCAACGCCATCGCCAAGAACATCATCAAGCACGTCGAGGGCGGCGTCCTTCACTTCAGCGACATGGCCATCCTGGTCAGGACGGCCGACCAGGCGGCGCATGTCGACGTCGCCCTCTCCATCCACAACATCCCCATCAAGAGCCCCAAGCCAATCTACTTCGACGCGTTCGAGGTGTCGGCGGCTCTGGCGTGGTACCGGGTGGTCCTCGGAGGAGGGAGCGCAGGCGACATCTCGACGGCTCTCCTGAACCCGGCGAGCGGTAAGATCGGGCAGCAGTTCGTCGATCTGATCTTGGCGGACAAGCGCCCTGGAGAGGGGTGGCTCGACGTCGTTGCCAGGAACCACGACAAGACCAAGGTGCATGGCGCCGGGGGCCGCTGGTACAACGCCATCAAGCGGCTGACCCTCGACGCACACAAGACGCCAGCCCAGCTCATGAGCAGCATCGGAGGAGGCGGCGGTCCTCTCTCAAAGCTGTTTGAGAAGAAGGGCGCGGAGTCCGACGCCTCGCCGGTCATGAACTGGCGCAGGCTGATGGACTTCCTCTCCGAGTACCGAGATCACGCTGAAGCCATCGCCGTGATCGAGAAGGTCAAGCAGAACCGAGAGAAGTCCAAGCGCCAGACCAACGTGGTGACCGTGAGTACGATCCATGCGGCCAAGGGCCGAGAGTGGCCCATCGTATTTCTTCCCGGCGTCGCCAACGGGCTCTTCCCTCATGCGAACGCAGAGAAGACGGAAGAGCGACGGCTGTTCTACGTCGCCGTCACCCGGGCAAGGGATGAGCTTTGGATCAGCCGGGCCATTGAAGACCTCTACGGTTCCAGCAATCCGAGCGACTTCGTCACCGAGTGCGGCCTGAAGCCCATGGAGCGGTACGAGCTTGGCGTTCAGCGCCGCGACGGCTCCCAGGGCCTGCTCATCTAGCCATCATCAGGCCGGACGTGTACGCCCTGGCCGCTTCCACGGTCAGCATGGGAGGGGCGATCTTGAAGTCTTCGCGCGGGGCGTTGTACCCGATGTCGGAGATTCGGATGAGCCCCTTGGCGTCCCTCATGATGTTGTCGCTGTGCATGTCGGACCAGTCGATGCCGACGGCGGACAGCTCACGAGCGCCTGCTGCGATTGAGTCAAGCAGCCTGAGGGCCTGCTCAATCATCGTGGGCGTGAACGCCGGCATCGTGTCTCGCACGAGGTTGCGCCACCGGCTCCGCATCACGTGTGACTTGGGTGTCGGAAACTGAAGGTCGTACTGCTCGTCGATGTACAGCTCCCAGAGCGCATCGACGAGGATGGCTTCCTTTTCCGAGAGCGGGTTGAGGATGTCTCGATGCACGACGTACCAAGGCATCCACGAGTCGGTGCCGCGGGTGTCCTGCATCTCCCACACGCCGTAGATGTGAACCGTGTGCTTGGTGTCTTTGCCGATGAGCAGCGACGACGTGATGACCTCGTACGGGTCCACAGTCAGCTTGACCACGCTCTGCCTGCCGGCGAATTTGACCTGGAAGGCTTGGCCGAAGTTCCCGCTGCCCAACCTTTGGGCCTTTGGGCTGTGAATCCCAAGCTCCCGCAAAGCGGCCGAGTTGTTCAAAATCGCAACGCCCACGGGGACGCGTGGCGCTCGGATCAGCTCGTCGAGTTCGGTGTCTTCAGCCTTGCTCATGTAGGTGGCAGCATGGTAGCGGCAATCGTGCTGACGCGGTACGCTGCGACTGACAGGAAGGTGTCGGATGCGGGGGCTTGGTCAGGCGAAATGGATTCCGGGGCAAGTGTCGTTCTCGTCGCTGCCGGCTGGCCGAGAGGGGCTTCCTAGCCTCCAGCCGCTCGTTGAGCGCGGGCTGCCGATTGCTCCGTACATCGAGCACGGCAGCTACGAGACAGGAGCGCCCGCCATCATGCGCTACGCGCGCGACCCATACCGAGGAATCATGGGGCTGGACGCTGCAAGCTCCTCAGGGCATGCTCGTGGCCGGAGCAACAGCATGAGCGAAGGTCTCACGATCGGGCAGTCGGTTCGCCGACTAGAAGACCAGAACTACATCATCGCGTGCAGCGACTGGCGGCAGAACCCGACCGGCGGAGGCGTGGTCGTCACGGGCATGCGCGAGGCGATGCGCACCGCGAAGCGTAGGATCCAGCGGCTGCCCTACGGCGCCGTCTGCCGCGCCTTCCTGCCGTCGTCTGGCCCCGTGTTCGTGCCCGGCACCGAGGTCTTCACGCTTAGCCAGAAGCCCAGCGGAGAGCTTGACGTCCGCTTCAACTACAGCCTGCGCGGCATGGGAGGCGCTCTCACCGAGTTCGCGTGCTCCGAGACCCAGGCGGGGCAGATGCTGTCCGAGAACGTCAACCTGGCGCTCCGGTCGGGCCTCCAGGCGTCGGTCGTCGGAGCGGCCGTTGGCGGCCTGATCGGCGGCGCCTCCAGGCAGCCGGTGATTGGCATCATCGGTGGCGTGATCAGCGGGTACCTGTCCCACATGCTGTGGACCGCCCCGTACCGCCGGTAGTCAGCCCCCGAACTCGTAGTCGTACTCGGAGATCAGCCACGCGTCCCTGATTGCGACGGACGCGGCCATCTCGTCGGTGTAGTACGACCTGTAATCTCCGCGCCTTGAGACGTTCTTGCGCTCCATGCTGTTCGCGGCGACGCGAACGGCCTCTGGGACGTATGGACAGTTGTCGTCCATAAACCTGAGGAGCTGTGCGCCGACGCCGTCTTCAACGCGTCTCATTCGGCAGCACACCACCCCGTCTTCTCCCAACACCATCCCGACGGAGTGCATGGTGCAGGCGTTCTGCTCAAGGATCGATGCGAGAGACCTCCGAAACACACCCACGTCTTCCCCGGCGTCGAACTTGTTCCTGAAGAATGAAAAGTAGCTCACGTACCAGTCCCACGGGTTCCTGACATACGCAAGGACCGGAGCCCCGCGGTATTCGCTCGGAGCGTCAAGGATCCCGGTGTGCAGTCCAGCAGCCTGGTCGGTCGGGGTGGGGCGAAGCGAGTCGTAGACGTTCCACTCGGCCGGAATGCCTCCCGACAGAGCGTCTCTAACCCACTTGCCCCCGGTCTTCATGACGTGGACAAAGACCATGTGGTCGCAGCAGATCACGGCGCACCTACGGCTCGAAGTTCATCCCCGTAAAAGTTTGAGGCTTGTCCGTCCATCCGCTCTGCACGCCGTCGTGTCTCACCAGCGACTTGACGGTGGTCCAGAGGCCAAGCCCGACTTTGCCAAGCGACACGTCGAAACCGATCTTCAGTCCCGGACCTCGCTCTGCCACCCGGTTTCGCGCCTCGGCTGTTACCATGTAAGCGCACTGCGAGCCCCAAAAACCAGGCAGGCTTCCGTATCCAGGAGGGCGGACGGGCCCCGCCAGCTTCTCGTACAAACGGATGCCTGTAACCAGGTTCATCGGGCCATGGATTCGGACAACCTCATCGCGGACAGCGACCAGCCTCTGAAACCAGTCCTTGGAGAACGTCAAGTCGTCCTCCAAAAACACCACTCCGTCTGCGCCCTCTGACTCTGGTCCAGAAACGCATCGGAACGCATTCCAGATGTACCTATCGTACCCGCCTGGAAGCGCCTCCAGCATGTCGGCGTCTTCCGACGTGACGCCGACAACACTCACCTTCGGGTGCGTAAGCAGTGGTCCGAGGTAGTCCGAAGAGCGGCATCCGACAAAGAGCGTGATTGGCGGAGCCGTAGGGTCCTTCTCGTACAGGCTCTCGATGGTGTGGTGGATGTAGTTGTGCTTCGGCGTCCTATCGATCGTCGGCATCACAAGACGAGGCGTCGTTGCCATGGGTCAGACCTTTCTTGCGACGCAGACCGTGTCTCCGACGGGCGCCTTGCCGCCGCCAGGAACCATGTACATCTGAACGACAGAAAAGCCCGCGTCTTCCACGATCGTCTGCATCCCATCTGGGAAAATACGCCAGCAGTCGATCGGGTAGGCGTGATAGCCCCACGCGTACGGGGCGACGATGCAGGCCAGGCCCGAGGGCTTCAGAATACGTGACATCTCCTTGACCACGAGCCACGGGCGCCTCGTGTGCTCAAGGGTGGACACCGACACGACCGCATCAAACGACGCATCAGGCACCGACGGCCAGGGGGGCTCCGTAGGCACCACGAGGTCCACGTTGGGGCCTGCTGCCGCGTCGATGCCCACGTACTTGCACCCGAGCTTGTCGAAGACAGGACGCAAGCATCCGTTCACGTTGTACGCGCCGATGTCAGCGACCGACTTGCCGGAGACCTCCGACCTGTAATCGAAAGCGAACTTCTCCACTGCGCTGTATGCAGAAGGGTGCATCAGGTAGTCCTCTTCAGCACGGTGAGGCCGTTGCTGTCCTCGTATTCCGCTTCGACTGTCCAGCCGCCTTTTGCCAGGAACTCATTGATGGCGGGGCGGAGTCCCTTGGTGTTTGGAAGCTCTCCACGATCGCCAAACGTGACGGTGTCGTGCATGGCGATCCACTTGCCCACTTTGTCCGAGTGACGCGCCAACTCGGCGGACAGTTGCTCGTACGTGTGGAGCGTGTCGATGAAGAGCATGTCCGTGGGCTCAATAGAGATATTGCGAGTGTCTCCGACCACAAACTTGAACTTCGTGGCCCCAGCAATCGGTGTGAGTTCGATGGCTCGCGGGCATTTATGAATGTCGTACGCCACGAACTTTCCGGGCTGGCCGCGCAAGATCGCCACAGTCGAGACGGCGGACCTGGTCCCGAACTCAGTCACCGACTGACAGTTCGACGCCAGATCCCTAAGCCTCGGGACATGGTTCTGAATGTCGCTTGGGTGCTCGGAAGCGAACCTGTAGGCGGCTTCAAGTTTCGGATGTACTGACATCGTGCCGGATCTCAGCTTTCAGCGACCGCCGCGCGGCTTGACGGTGTTTGGATCGACGGGGCTTTCGTCGAGGTTCTGCGCCCAGGCAGGCGCGTTGGAGTCTGCGGAGCTGGGCGATGCTGGAGGGGTTGGAATCCCTCCGATGAACTTGTTCACTGCCCTGTCGAGGAACACGTCAGCGGCTTCCTCGTACTCCGAGCGCCTGTTGCGCTTGGCCATGTCGTTGATCGTCTCGGTGCCGCCGAACATCTCATCGAACGGTCGAAGCGTCATCGACTGGCAGCCAGGGCACGGGCCTGGATAGTCGCGCGCCGAGCCGGTTGGCATCGCTTCGATCTCGTCGTCGCTGAACTCCATCGTGCTCTTCCACCCGCACGTGAGGCAGAAGAACAGAATGCGCTTGTCGTCTTCGCCAGCAAGCCGCTTGGCAAGGCGGGCGGCCTCTTCGGGGGTACGTACGACGATGGCAGCGGGGCCGCCAGCCGCAAACCGTCTTGATTCGTCGTTGCTCATGGTATTGCTCAGAGCTTGGAAACGGCTCGGACCATCAGGATGTCCGTGCCGCGGAGGAAGGTTCGGGTCTTGATGACGGGCTGACCGAGGGGCGTGGCGGGCCCAGCAGACATCGTCGACTGGAACTCCCACACGTCACTGCTGGCCCCCACCTCACGGTAATCGGTGGCGACGAAAGCCACAAGCTGCATCGCGGGGATGGACCGGCGACCGCCGGAGTCGTCTTCGACTTCGATCATGTTGAAGTCGCTGTGACGGGTCATCACCTGAACCTCGCCACCGCCGATCGCCCGCAGCGCCGTACCCAAACTAGCTTCGCTCATGACGTCTCCTCCATCCATCCGCAAACAGCAGAAACCCAACGCTCCGCGACGTGCGACCATTTCCACGACGAGGAGATGTCTTTTGTGACCTTCGCGCTTCGCAGGAGCCGAAGCCTCGACTCCGGCACCTCGGCCACGAGCATCGCGTCGGCAAGCGCTCCGATGTTGATCTCGGGCACGGACCCGTCCTCGTAGGCCATCTCGCCACCAGGGGATGCCGGGGCAGCGAGCCACCCTCCGAACGAGCCCATGAACTCCGCATGCGCCGTTTCACACGTGGCAATCGTCGGGATGCCGAGGCACAGGGCGCTCAGCACAATCATCCCGAAGCCCTCGCAGCGGGTTGGCAGGATGATCGTGTCAGCCTGCTCCATGACCTCCAGAAGCTCTGCGTCCGAAGAGCCTCGCAGAGGTGGCATCAAGATCTCGACCTGGTCGGAGATGCCAAGGTCGGCGCACTTGTAGAAGACGTCTTCGTAGATGGCCCTGTGGGCGTGGACAATGAGCTGCCGCTCTTTGTCTCGGGGCAGCATGGCCCAGGCAGAGAGAAGCTCTCCGGTGCCCTTCCGGCCCGGCCACGCATGGTCAGACGACAAGTGTACCGCCGTCCACGGCTTGTTGTCCTTGGCTCGCTCGGAGAGCCTGGCGTAGCGATCGTCGCTCCACGAGAACCCGTCTGCCACCCCGAGCGGGACGACCGTGATGTTGTCGGGCTTCGGGGCGCCGTTGCTCTCGCATCCGTTGCGGATGCTCTCCTCGCACCAACCGCTTGGAACGAAGACCTTGCCAACCTTGGAGACGAGCTGCGCGTGCTCCTTGCCGACCGTGTTGGTGTTCGGAGAGGAATACAGGGCGATGCGGCGCGCTTCGTATGCAGCCAGGTACGACTCGAAGTAGTGCCTTGGCTCCGTGGCGATGAAGCAGTGGGTTCCGGTCGGTGCCGTGTCGTCGCAGAGGTCCATGTTGGCCTCGTGCCACTCGTCATCGAGGTTGGTAACCCTGCCGAGCTTGCCGTCTGCACGCAGGGCGCGGCAGATCTCAGCGCTCAACCTGGCGAACGACAGCGTCGTGCCGAAGTGCCCAACGAAGTCGAGCTTCACGGAGTGCCCCATTCAGACACGCCGGTCCTGCGCTTGATGGCCTCTGCCATGACCGGCACCGTGGCCTCCGCACCGAACAGCCGGCGCGTGGCAACCGCTCCATGAATGTCCTTCTTGCGACCGCGCTCGAAGACTGTCCGCATGGCCGCTCCGAAATCCTTCGGGTCGTAGTCTCCCCACTCGGCCTTCTTGTGGAACATCGGGCTGACGACGAGCTGCCCCTGGGGGACCGGCACGAGCTTGTGCTTGATGATGGCGTCGATGGTGCCGGAGTCTGTCTCCCGCTCAAGTTCGGCCGCGAAATCACCCAGCGCGCCAAAGTCGGTGCAAACCAGCGGGCAACCAACAGCCTTCGCCCAGACGGCCGGAATCCCGAGGCCCTCTCCAAAGCTCGGCTGAACGTACCCGTCGAGCGACGCGAGCCAGTCGATGACTTCCTGATCGGACAGGTCGGTTCCCGTCTGAAGCCTCACGCGGGGCATCTTCTTGCTGCGCGGGTAGTCGTCATCGCCGAACTCCTTGGCGATTTCGGCGATCTCCTTGACGACGCCGTCTGTGAACTCGGTGATGGTCTTGTTCTTCCCGAACAGGCTCGTCCTGATGTTGAGGACGACATTCTCATCGCGCCGAAACTGCGAGAAGTACGCTCGGATGAGGTGAGGGAAGCCCTTCCGCTCGTGCCACGTCCCCATCGTGCCGAAGACGAACTCGTCGCGCTCCACCGGGACCATCTGCTCGGGCATGGCCCAAGGGCCGCCGCAAAGCATCGGGCGCACCACGTCGAGCTTGCTCGGGTTGCACCCGCCCGCCTCGAATGCCCTCTTCACGAAGTCGCTGACGCACCAGATGGCCGTCATGCCCTTGCTGTTGACGGTGTCAGCGGTCCACTGGCTGACCCTGGTGGCCTCGTATGCCGAGTAGTACACGGTCGCCTTGCCAAGGCCGAACATCTGCGTCTCGGGAGGCAAGCTCACCAAGAGCATCTCGGGGAACCCGACGGGCGACTTGGACAGCCAGCGCAGCAGCATCTCGTCGCGGTCGGCCGGGAAGTTGTCGATGTCGATGTCTTTGACCCGATGCGGAATGAGCATCAGGGGCGCCTTCATCTCCTCCCGAATCATCCAGCTCGCGGCAACGGCGTGGGCTGCGTATCCGGCGCGCGAGTCGGTGTGGAAGCAGTGCCAGATCCCATGGACGTCGGCTCCGGGAGCCGGTTCGGCCGTGTACGCGTACCCGCCGAAGTTCGACTTGGTGATCGTCTCGCGAAGAGACTCGACCTCCTGAATCGGCCGGTCTTCGTAGGCGATCTCATTCGTTTCGACGGTCTGTTCTTCCGACATGCCCGCGGAAGCTACGCGGTCACGTACGTCGAATCAACCGACGACTGACAAGTTCAGCGACGCGCGGGTCGTGCATCCCAAACGTGGCAATGCACGCGGCGTCGGACTCGTCTGGCGAGTTTGCCTTGACCTGAGGATATCGGCTCCGGGCGGCAAGCATGGATGCTGACTTCAACGCGTCGCTGGTACGGGCACCGGACCCCTTGAGCATCGCGGCCTGCCAGGTGCGCGAGTTGACTCGCAGGATTTTGTTGGAGTGGGCAACGGCTGCAATCGGCGCGCGCCATCGCTCCCATGCCGCGCCAAGCCCGATGAGCGCACGCACGCCCACCTTTTCCTTTGCCGGGCCGCCAAAGGTCCACGTCTCTCCCATGGCCACGAGGTGAAGCCCGCGGTCAAGCGCCGCCTCGGCGGCGATGCCCACCGCACAGGAGACCTCGTCGGCGCAGACCGAGGTCTTCTCGATGCAGCCGCTGCCGATGTATTGGATCCGCAACCCGTCAGAGCAGAGGACGGCCCAGCCGCTGGATTCGCCCGGGTCGATGCCGATCAGCACGCACTTTGCCGGAACGGGCAGCAGGGCCACCCGAGCTTTTTTCGGCATCTCAGATCACGCCTTGCGAGCGTACGTCTTGAGCGAGCGGAGAGTGGTCGGGTTGCCGCTCCCCTTCTTTTCAAGGCGCTCAAGAAGCTGCTTTGCAAGTGCAGCCGTCGAGAGCTTGCGCGCTGCCTTGTTGGCGGTCAGGGCAGGGCGCGCGTCCTTGGCGCCACTCATCCGCCGCCACATCTCGTAGATGGCAGCCAAGATGGCGATGACCACGATCACCGCCACGACCTTCTTCACGAGCGCCATGCTGCCGCTGCTCGCGGGCACGAGCTGGGTCGGAAGGGGCTGAGGAATCGGCTGCATCTCGTCGCCGAGCATGCTCACGGGCACCAGTGCGTACTGGTCCTGAAGGTCTGGCCTGATGGCCCTGTTCCTTGGAAGGCTGGCCGCGCCAGACACGAAAGCGAGAGGGTCGACTCGATATGCCATGTTCACATGTCCACGGAGGAGCCAGGGGTAACGATGCGGTTGCCGCCCGTGATGATCTGGGTTGCGCCTCGCATGTCGGTGTGCGCGACGCTGTCGGTCACGCGGACGCACCATGACATGCAGTAGTCGCACTGCCATCGCTCGGGCGACGAAATCATCGGGATCTTATCGGTGGACCGGGGCTGACGGCCCTTTGCTTCACAGTCGAGCGCGTAGTTGTCTCGAAGGTGGTGGCCCTTGGGCAAGCGCCCGTACTCGACGGTGCCGATGGACATGCCCTTGTTGTCCTCGCGCACGGTGATGTAGTTGTCCTGCTTGTGGTGCATGTAGCAGACGGGGCACTGGGCGATCAGCATGCCGACCGTCTCGTTGCTGTCGCTCGCGCGAGGCACCGCGTACAGCTCGCACTCGATGATCGGCTTGCCTCGGCCGCCGGGAAGGTCCGGGCCATCAGCCCACAAGATCCAGGTCCTCGGCGCCTGCTTCTCGGCGTCCATCGAGTTGCCCAGGACCTTGCCCTCCTGGTACATACGCTTTTCCATGGAACGCCCGGCGTTGAACTGCCGAGAATCCATGCGGCCACCGAAAATGTCGGTCTTGTAGATCTTCCTCATCGCACCCTGCGCCTCCGCCTGCGGCGCCGGTTCGGACTCATCTTTCGCTCCCCCTGCTGACGGAGGACCTCGAAAGAGAAGTACGCCGCGGCACCTGATAGGAGATACAGGACGCCGAGGGCAGGCAGCACATAGCGGAGAACGTAGGGAGCAGACGCTCGGGCAACCGAGTCGACGACGGGACCGACAAGATGACGGTCGACCGCGCTGACGATCCCCGGGCCCTGGACACGGAGGGTGCCCTCGGGGTCTCGCACAAGGCCAGCGACCACGTTGGCCACGTTCAGGACGGTCTGACCCGTATCCTGTGCCGACGGGCCAGCGCCGAGCGAGGCGTGGCGATAAGGGACGGGGCTGTAGCTCATCGACGGCTCCGGCGGCGGCGGCGATTCGCCTGCATCTTCTTGCTGTTCTTGCCGATGAGGTAGCCGGCCACGCCCATCAGCGGGGCGATGATAAAGGTGCCGAAAGCCGTGATCTTGGCGTAGGAGACGAGAGCCTCCTGCCCCATCGGGCCCATCGCAGCGATGTTCTGCACCGGGGTGCTGGCGAAGATGGCCTTGCCGACATCGAAGAACTTCGGCTGCGCTGCGGCAGGATCTGACGGCGGAGGGGCATACCCTCCCTCTCCGATCATCTGGCCAGGACGCACGCACGCCGGGGGCATCCCGGGGGTCAACTGCCTAAGCTCAAAGCCGTCCGGGCACGAGTAGCACCCTTCTGGAGCCGGAACGCGACGGCATTCGACACGAGTGGCCGTGATCGGGGGAACTACCCTCACCGATGCGCCAAACGGCGACGCGACGGTGCCCAGTCCACGCAGCGGGACCCGCTCGTAGTTGCCAGGGTAAAAGCCATGGCGACCGGAAAGGTCGAGCACCTGCTCTCCCCAAACCAGCTTTCCGACGTTGCTGAACCCAGCCCCCGGAATCGGCGTCGTCACCATGCGGGGGTACGTACGATACCTCCCCATGCTGCCGGGGAGATATAGCTGAGGCGTGTATGCAGGCGCGTGCTTCATCGGCATAGCTGGCGGAGCCTACCACGCGTTGTGATAGTTCCGCCAGTCGATCATCGACGACGGGCGGGCACCTTGCTCGTGCGCTTGGCCGGACGCTCGGACGTGACGGACCGGCTTGTCCGCTTGGTGCGCTTGACGGGACCAGCGGCAGCCTGCTTCACGGCCTTCACAACAGGAGGAGGAGCGAGCTTGCCGCTGCCCGGAAGGTAGACGCCGATGACGCGACCGGACGCGTCCATGAGCACCTGGAGCGGACCGGCAAGCGACCGCTTGGCCTCGAACATGGCGTATCGAACCGCCACCGCTCGTCCAAACACGCGTGCAGGAAGCCAGCTTGAGTGCCGCAGAACGACCTGCCCGGGTTCCCCTTCCGACGCGAGCATGACCCTGAAAGCGCGCTCTCCGGGCTGCGGCGTGTACTGAGCCGGCGTTTCCGGGGCCATGGCGTGCTGCGGGCGGTCGTCGAAGGTGCTCATGGTGCGCGTCCGTTCCGTGGGCGTCTCGAAGCGTGACAGGTCGAACGTCCTGGGCTCCAGGCGGGTCACGGGAATGGGGGCATCGCCCGAGTCATCACCGGGATTTTCCTCGTGCTCGGCAACCGCCTCGGTGTCTTCGTTCATCGCGCGTGCAGGCTACTTCCTGCACGCGCGGGACGCACGCCGTCTGACCTCACTCGGAAAGCAGGCGGGACAGCTTCATCCCAAACCAGGTTGCGACCGATCGGCGCTGATCCGGCGTGAGGCTCTTGAGAACGCCTGAGATGATCACCATGGCGGAGATCTCCCTGTCGTCAGCAGAGCTGCCGATGAAATCAATCATGGACGCCATCAAAGTGACGTCCTTTTCCTTGTGCGGAGCTTCGGCGACCGCCACAGGGCGAACCTTGACGACACGAGCCTTGACGGGCTTGCGCCTGATGTCCACGACCTTGTTATCGCTGGTCTTTCTGCTGCGATTGACCTTCGCCCGGCGCTTTTGTCCGCCAATCGGAAGGCCAGAGGTCACGGCCCATCGGTGAACGGTGGACAGCGAGAACCCGGTCTCCTTGCTGACCGCTGTGACCCCGTGCCGCCTGGCCGCCGCCACGACCTTGAGCACGAACTCCGGGAACGTCTCCTGCCACGACTCTCCCCTGCCCAAAGCTTGAACGGGCCTCAGCGCCCGAAGCTCCTCTCCCCACGAGGCCGCGGCACGCGCCTGCGCGACTGGCTCCTCGGGGGGCAACGACTCCGCGAAGCCCGACACGGCGGCGGGGCCACCCTCGTCGCCTGACGACGCCGGAGCGCGGGTCTGGTCTGAGACATCCATCGACAAATCTGCAATCGCCATGAAACCCCCTACAGGTTGCGGTGAAAGCCACCGCGTTCATGCGACGCACCCTACGAACGAAATCGGCTTGGCGCAACCCCTACGGACGCGTAGAATGCCTGCACCATGGCGTACATTGCGTTGCGAGGGATGAGGTCGAACAGGTTCCCGCTGAGCGGGTCGGGCTGCGGCTGCGGCCAGGGGGCGTCGGTGCCGTCGATTCCGATCGCAGGATTCGGGGATGCGGCGTCAGAGTCCGTCAGCGCGAACTGGAAGTACGCGACCTTCGGGCTCGTGGGCCTACTTGGTGTTCAGTTCTGGTGGTGGAACAAGAAGGCACCGGAGGTGCTCAAGCTCGGGGTGCGGAAGAATCGCCGCCGTTCGCGTCGCTGACAGCAGTCGCTTCGTCGCTCTCCGGCCGCACAGACGGGGCTTGCTCTGGGAGCCCCGCCTTCTTGCGCGCAAGCTCGGGGAGCATGTCGAAGCTCTTCTTGATCGAGCGGTAGATCTGCCCCGAGCACGCCCCCACGAACGCAAACCACAGCACCCGAACCCACCAGTGCATCACGAAGGTGGGCACGGGCCATGGGATGGCGCCGAGCAGGCCGCCGACGAGAATCGGATGCCAGTCAATCGTGGCGTACCATAGCTTGTACCAGAAGGGCTGTTTGCTGGTCTCGGTGCCCTGCGGCACCCAGATGTGAACCACCTTCTTGGCGGCCTCGCCGCCAAGATAGATGATCACGCCGACGGCGGCGACGGGCCAAAACTGGCCAAAGTAGAAGTACAAGTCCTTCTCGTCGGAGGGGTCCATCGCGACACCCTACCATCCACGGCGAGCGCCCGCCATGCCGTGCCCCATACCCCACTCGCCCATGGCGGCGTCGATGTCTTCTTGGTGCTCGGCGACGGCCTTGAGGTATGAGTAGCTGTTGGCCCTGTTGCTGTCTTCGATCATCCATCGGTGCTCGCTCTGGCGGATCTCATCTCGGATTGCCCTCAGCTTCTCCTCGTGAGCACGCTGCTGCGCGGACGCCAGCCGCTCGTTGCCGGCCATCACGGACGTGCGGCATGCGGCGCATCGACGATGCCTCCACCCAAACGCCTGGTCGTAGACATCCCCAAGCGGCGACTTGGTGATGGTGTTGCAGCCCTCGCACACAGGGGCACCCAAGCGTCGTAGCGCATCGAGCGGCGTCATGTCAGCGAGTATGACGAAGCCGGGCGTGTCAGGCTAGGGAGATATCCTGCGGCCTGAACTCATACTCCTGACCTCCAACGGTCACGATGACGCGGACGATCCGCTTGCTGTCTTGGCTCCTCGTCAGCCTCTGAAAAGTGCCCTTCGCGAGTTCTCCTAGCTCGCCCTTCTTGGAGGAGGGGACTCGAACCTTGACCCGGACGCCCTTCCTGGCCGACGACAGTAGCTCTGCAATCTTCATGACCACCTACCTTCGGCAGCAATATGTAGCATCCGAGCTACATACATCCATCTACTGACGGGACACGATGACTGCATCATTGATCGTTGATCGTGACGAAGCCCAGACCGAGGTCGCCTACAGGCTGGGGGCGGGCGACCATGAAAAGGGAATGAAGTACGCCATGGCGATTGCCGGGTGGCTGTCTTCAAAGGGTGAAAACACAAGGCGCACCTACCGAAACGCCGTGAGGCAGTTTTTCGGCATGTGGCCACGCGGGCTCTCCCCGGACCAGGTCACGACCATGCACGCCGCGGCCTTCAAAAGCCGGTTGATCGAGTTCGGCAAGAGCGACGCCACGGTCGCCCACAGGCTCGATGTGATGACGGCGCTGTTCGATTTTCTGATGCAGCCGTCCGACGCCACGGGCGAGGGGCTTGTGAAGAGCAACCCCTTCAGGCCGGTATCGCGGAGCGACGTGCGCCCGACTCCGTACGCCAGGTCAGTTCCGGTTGAGTGGCAGACCTTTAAGACGATTCTTGATTCGATCCCGATGGACCCGAGGGGCATGCGGGACCGCGCGCTTCTCCTCTTCTACGCCTTTACGGGGCGACGAAAGATGGAGGTAGCGGGCATGCGCGTCAGAGACCTGGCCCTGGGTGCAAAGCCTCGCTCATACACGGTGAAGACCAAGGGAAACAAGCTTCAGACGTTCGAGCTGCCTGACATCTGCTACTCGGCGCTCAAGGCGTACTGGGTCGCGAGCGGCAGGCTTTCGACGCTCAGGCCCGAGCAGGGGGTGTTCACCCGCATCGACCCAAACGCAAGGATGATGGGTGAGACGCCCGACTGTCCGCTCTCACCGAGGATGGCTCAGGTCATCTTGAAGAGGCGCGCAAAAGCGGCAGGGGTTGAGTGGAAGCCGTTGAAGGTCCACGGGCTTCGGCACATGGCAGCGCGCGACCTGAACAAGGCCGGTGCCCGCCTTCAGGACATCCAGGCGTTCCTCGGCCACGCCAACCCGAACACAACGGCCATCTACCTCGGCAAGCTGATGGGCCCCGCGCCTTCTCTTGAGGGCAAGCTGGCCGACGTGCGGAACCTGGCGAGCCTCATCGCGACGGATGAGGCAGAGCGGGACTGATCTGCTGTCGCTACCTGCGGCTGGTCTTCATGCGCCGAGGTTCGCCTATGATACGACGCGGCCAGAGGCCTTAAGGCCAGCAGGCAGGGGGTAGCTGTAGTCGCGCAGGTCGAGGCTCCCTCCCACGCTTGTCAGGCCAGCAGGCAGAGGGTAGCTGTAGCCGCGCAGAAAGAGGCCCCCTCCCACGCTTGTCAGGCCAGCAGGCAGGGGGTGGTTGTAGCCGCGCAGGTCGTTGTAGCCGCGCAGGTCGAGGCTCCCTCCCACGCTTGTCAGGCCAGCAGGCAGGGGGTGGTTGTAGTCCGTCAGGTCGAGGCTCCCTCCCACGCTTGTCAGGCCAGCAGGCAGGGGGTGGTTGTAGCCGCGCAGAAAGAGGCCCCCTCCCACGCTTGTCAGGCCAGCGGGCAACGGGGCCCCTGCCATGATCAACCCATCCGGGTCTGACGCGAACTTCTCTGTGATGAACTCCGCGATGCGGGGCTTGTACCGCTGGATACTGCGCCAGAGGGCTTCGTCGTATCCTGCCTTTAGCACCTGCTCCAAAGTAGCGTTGAGGCTGGTGTTCTGCTTTGCAAAGATCTGATGGAAGCGCCCGCCGCCATCTCTGCATGGATCGATAACGAACTCCATTGAGACGCGCGGGGAACCGGCGGGAGTGCGCAGGCTGAAGATGCGAATCTCTCCGTTCTCAGACCTTTCCAAGTATTCAGGGCCGTACTGGGTTTCCCTCAAGCAGTTCTGAACGCCTATGCCCTCGGCGAAGATCTGCCCTTTGGTGGTCAGCTCCTGAACGGTCCAGCCGTCTGCGAACCTGTAGATGACCTTCCCCTGCGGCACGGGCGCGGCGTCGTCGGGCTCGAACTTGGCAGCGGAGGTGATCGCCTCGGCTGCGGTGAGCTTGGTGAGGTCCGGCTTGGTCGCTTCGGCCCACGCGGCGATGTTCGGCAGCTTGGCTTCAAGCAGGTTGACCAAGTCAACGAACTCTCGCTCGCCGAGCCTCCCCTTCCTCACCTCGCGCATGGCTGCGTTGAGTTCTTTAGCGACCCAAGGTACCAGCGCTTCGTTCTGATGTGCGGTTTCGCTAAACCGAGCGGTGAAGTCGACGCCGCTGTTGCGGTCCTTCTCAATGGCATCGCGGTCTGCACCGACGGTGTGAGCTGTGACGTAAGCCGTCTCGTACAGCACCGAGGGGAACTGCTTGGCGACGTATTCGATGCGCTTGCGTAGGGCGTTGGGCGTAAGCACTGGCTGGCCTCTTGTCAGAGCTGCGAAACGAGGATAGCGACCGCGCTCGCTGCGATTGCTCCGAATCCGGCCCACAAGCCGGGGTTCTCGTACCACTGTCGGACGGCGGCGCTTCGCTCTTGCTCGACACGCTGATTCAGCTCACGCTGCCGCCCCTCCCAGAGATTGTCATGAAGCGCAACACGTTCCTCTGCGGCCCGAGTGTGAGCCCTCTCGATATCGAGCCGAACGGTACATCTGTCCTCAGCCGCCGAGCGTTCTCGGACGAGTCTGAACGCGAGTCTGTCGTAGTCCATGGTGATGCGAACCATCACTTCGGGATCGACGAGCAAAGCATCGACAGGACTGGCCTGTCCTCTTCGGATGGCAGAGAAGGCGGGCATCTGGAGCACCATGGGCTCTTCAGGTGCTGGGAGCCGATCTGAGGGCGCAACCTGAGCGAACGCGGCGGAGGCCCAGAGCCACGTCGACCAGAAGGTGAGCTTCAGCTTGATCATAGATCGTCTGCGATCTGCTGGCGGCGGCGGTTCCAGTCCAAGAGGTACCGGGCCGTGGCGGCGACATTGCCCTGCCGGAGCCGTTCGTACTCGGCTCGCTGCGCGTCGCTGAAAGCCGCCATGTCGTCGTCAAACTTGTGCTCAATGGCGACAAGCTGCTCGTTGCCTTGCTGAATCGACGCGTCGAGGTTTTGGGCTATCTGACTCTCTCCGGGGCCAGCGTCTATCCCCTGCGTCGGCAGGGTGTCGACCGGCGTCGGCGCGCAGCCCTTGCCGGCGACGAAGGCGATGAACGCCACCATCACGAGAGCGAAGACAAGGACGTAGATCTGCTTGTCCTTCGGAATCACCGCAGCCTCCTGTTAGCCGAGACGGGGCGCTTCTTCTTCGGGCGCAGCAGGTAAGCCGCGCCGCCGACGAGTCCCAAGGCCCCAGCGACGCTGCCGCCAGCGATGGCCCAATAGGACCACTTCGGCCACACCTGTGGCGTGCCACCGCCGCCGACGTACGGTTCCACCCGTCGCCACTCAGGCAACGCGCGGTCGTAGTTCTGCTGCATGCGGCTCGCGTATCGTTCGCACGAGTCGCCGCATCCGTTGTAGAACCTGGCGAACTGAGCGAAGTTGAGCGTACGCGCGGCGAGCTTGGCTGCGGCGTGGCGTGGACTGTCCATCCACCGCTTAAACAGGCGCATCCCGACCTCTTCGGGGTTTGCGTCGAACGCGCGGACGGCCTGCCCAGGGCCGCCGAACATCTCGGGGAAGCCGTGGAACCCCATCACCTGGAACCATCCCCAAGACGTCGAGTTGACGGCTTCCAGGGGATTGATCGCATACGCGCGTTGGAACGCCGCGCGGTCGTGTCCTTCAACGGTCTGGCCGGTTCGGTTCCTGAAGACCCGCGTCTCGAATCGCACCGCCGCCGGGTTGCCGCCGCTCTCTACGGATCGGATCGCTCGCAGCGACGGCACCGGCACGCCGGACTCGCGGGAAATCTGAGCGTCCAGGCGACCTCGGGCGATTTCCTCGTCGGTGGGGCGCGCCGCCTCGGTGCCGAGCCCCATGCCACGTAGGTCCAGGGGAGTGATGGTCGAAACGTACGGCATCATGGTCTGGCATACTAGCAGTCAGAAGGGGTTGCGGAAAGGGGTCGGCGACATATTATCGGCACCATGAGCGGCGTACTCAAGGATGCGGAGCAGGAGCGGCGAGAGGCCATTCGCAAGATTCGGGGGAGCATGCTGGAGCATGGGCTCAAAATCTACTGCTTCATCACCGAGGACGACGACATGAGCTACACCATGGTCTTCGGGGGCGGCCAGGGCGTGCCGCCAAACCTGCTTGCCACTCTGCTCGTCTGGGGCGTCTACGAGATGAAGGCCACCCCGCAGCCAAAGGTCAGCGAAGAGGTGGAGCGCGCGGATGGCTCGACCATCGTCTACGATCACATCATCTGGTTCGACTTCAACACCGGCCGCATCTTCCATTCCTTGGAAGACGAGGACATGATGAAAACCGTCGTGTCGTGCGTGGTGACCGGTCTTCATGACGTCGCCTTCGCCGAAGCGAAAGAACAGGCGGAGATGAACTGATGGCGATCAGGATGGACAAAGAGGGCTTCTTCGAGTGGCTGCACGAGAACCTCGAAGAGGCGGCATCAGAGGCGGACGTGGACGACGGGTCCGAGCGATCGGTGGATGCCTGGCTTGCGAGGCTGGTGCCTCAGCTAATGGAAATCGCCGCCCGCGAAACAGCCTCGTCTGAAGACGCGACTGATTTCGATGAGCCATTCGGCGAGGAGTTTGATCACGGAGACGAATGAATGATCCGGTTCCGAACCGTCCAAGACGAGCGACTCTACCTTGCGCTGCGAGCAGAGATGCTCTTGCGAATCTCTCGTCACCTCCCGCCCGGCCTGGCGGCTGACGCATTCAGGAACCTTGGAAAGATCGAGGCCCTCATTCATCACGAGGGTCAGCGGCAGGGGTTCGCGGCGGCCAAGATCGCCGAAGCGGCTGGCATCGCATCCCTGCCTCCCAACCGGGTCTTGTTCGAGGTGTACGGGGGCAAGGACACGCCCTTGGTGGCCGCCGAAGAGAGCTTCATCGAGAAGCTCCCGCACGAAGTCTCGGACGTCCTGCTCGTTCACGCATGGATGGACGGGGAGCCGATGGAGTTTCGGCCGCAGACCATCAAGGAAGCCGTCGTGGCGTACGGGGACGACATGGGCGTGTCCGCCGGCTCAGACGAGCCTGCGGTGGCCCGACCCGCAAAGCCGGCGCCCGTGCAGCCCCGCGTCGAGCCAGAAGATGACGACATCGAGCTTCCTGGCATGGGGCAGTCGGGCCTGGTGCCGGTCGGCAGCGTGGCAGACGACGAGATTCCGCCCGACAGCCCGTCTTTCCTTGATGACATCCGCGGCACGGTGGAGAAGCTCCAGTCGGCCGGATGGAAGCCCGAGAACTGGGGAGAAATGGTGATGAAGCTGCACCTGGAGACCCGGATTGATGCGGCCTTCCTCGACCTTCAGCTTTCGTCGGACATCGGCATCACCATGCTGAACCAGTGCGGCATCTACGACCTGAACCCGGGGCTCGGCGTGACGTTCCTCGACAGCGGAGAGCTGATCACCCGCACGTGACGTGTTAGGCTGCGGCCACATGGGCAAGCAGTCTGTTGGACTTGATCAGGCAAGGCGCATCCTTGCGTCTCTCGGACAGGTCGGGGCGGGGTTCGACTTGGGCGAGTTCCGCCTCGGCGTTGAGACCGAGCAGGAGCACACGTCCGACCTGATGCAGGCTGGCCGGATTGCCCTGGACCATCTGCGCGAGTTCCCCGACTACTACGCGCGCCTCATGAAGATGGAGGAGCGCGCGAAGGCGGGGCTCGCTCCAAACCCCAAGATCGTGTCGCTCGGACCTCAGCAGATGTACGCGGCAGCCGGCCTCACGCCCAACCGCCCGTTCCTCGACGATGTGGTCGACCGGCTGCGCGAGGTGCCCAACTTCACCAGGCGCATCGGGCTCAAGCGCGTGACAGCAGACGAGCTTGAGAAGCGAACCATCGGGGCGGGGGCTTACGCTCATGCGTTCCGGCTGGATGACGGGCGCGTCCTCAAGGTGACCGACGACCGGGATGATGGCTTGGCAGCCGAGGCTGTTCGCCGGATGGGAAGGTCGCCTGGTCTTGTCGAAGTGTTTGAGGTCTGGAAGCTGCCCGGCACAGTTGTCAGGGAAGAGTTCCCGGGCAGCATGCACGGGGACTCGATCCGGTCGCTCTACGCAATCGTCACCGAGTTTGTTGACCCGTTCGACAAGAAGCACCCGAGCATACCGGAACCGTCCATGCCGCCGTCTGAGAAGCTCAACAACAAGCTGATTCGGGAGACCATCGCTCAAATTTGCAGAAACTTCCGAGAGGAGGCGGACTTCACGGCCATCGAGCACAGCTCCCAGCCCATGACAGCCGAGGAGCTTGACGACCTTTACACGGTCCGGCTCAAGGAAGGTCGCCACAGCAAGGTGGGGGAGCGGTACATGGCTGACATTTTCGCTGGCCTGAGGAAGCTCTCCGACAAGGGATTCGTGGTTCGCGATGTTCACCTTCGCAACATGGGGGTCGCGCTTGACGGACGCGCGGTCATGTTCGATTTTGGACACGGCAGCCAGAGCGGCGGGGCGTTGCCCATCAGCGTGGAGATGGCCAGCAACCCGGGCACGGCGCTACCGAAGTCGACCAAGATCTTCGACGAGTGCTTTGACGTGGTGGAGCAGGCGTTCGGGGACTTTGGCACCTGCGAGCTGCATCACGACGAGAAGGCCGCAGCGGACAACGGGACCGGGTCCGAGCGGCAGTTCGGGTACTGCATGGACGGTGATCCGATCGTCATCGCGTTCGCAGCGAAGATTGAAGGCCAGCCCGTGGCCTACATCCGCGGCCTGATGCGCCACGAGTTCGGGCACGCGGTTGACTTCAGGTACGGCAAGAAGCACCTGGAAAAGCTGTTTGGTCAAAAGCTTCCAGATGGCGTCGAGCGTCGCGCCGACGTTATTGCCGAGCTGATCTTTGGAGATCCTATCGAGTACGGTAAGCTCGACATCCAGTGCATTGGATGCGGCGGCAAGCCCGTCCGTCCCAAGCGGCTCGCCCAGTAGACAGCCATGACCACCCTGCTTTTCAGCTACGGATCGAACCATCCCAAACAGATGGCTGAGCGACTAGGACACGACGTCGATACCGTCGGTGCCTTCGTCAACGGCTACGTCCGCGCCTTCGTCGGCTACTCGCAGCGATGGGGCGGTGGCGTGGCCACGCTGGTGAAGAAGCCCGGCGGCGTCGCATACGGCCTTGTAGCGCCCGTGACCAAGGACGACTTGGCCATGATGGACAAGTTCGAGGGCATCGCGTCTGGCAACTACAAGCGCGTCAAGATGAAGGTGACGCTGGCGAACGGTGAGAAGGCGGACGCCATCGCCTACGTCGCGACGAGCAAGAGCCCCTACGGTCCGACCAAGGCGTATCTCGACGCCGTCGCAAAGACGGTGAGCACCCATTGGTCAAACGGGGACGGCTCCAAGATCACATGGCAGGACATCACCATCCGGTAAGCGGGGCAACCATGGCAAGGTCACTAGGTCGCAAAACGTCAGCGATGTTGAAGTTCCGTAAGCCCGGGACACCCCGTGGCGCACGAGACTTCAAGCGCATGTATCCCGAAGCCTTCGAGGTGCTCAAGGGGCAGACCGGCGGTAGGGACTTCAGCGACGAGGTTCTCGACAAGCTGCGCGAGGCGTACCAGTCGCCCGTCGAATGGACCGTCGTCGAGGACGAGTACACCGTCGACTCTGCCCTTGAGGGTCTTCGCAAGTACCCTCGGCTCTACCCCCACGCGCCGAACGTCGAGTGGGTGAAGGAGCGCCTCCGAGCCCTGACAGCAAAGGGCAAGCTATGCGACGAGCCCAATCGCGTGCTGAAGCTGTGCGTCCGTTACAACCAGCTTGACCTGAACGATCGCCAGGCGCGCTTGCTGGACGCAATCAGTCGCGCCTCAGACAACTCCGGTCACCCGTCGGAGCAGAGCCCGCTTTACTGCGTCGGTTGGATCCGATGGTGCGACAAGGGCGACGGCGTGTGGCTCGTCGAGGAGGTCCAGTCGGACGTGACGGGCGTCAGGAAGAACGCCGTCGACCCGTTCATGTCGCAGCAGCTTCGAGCGCACGGCGTCGACCCTCAGGAGATGCTCGACCTGATGGACAAGGTTGAACCGTGGCAGGCCAGGCTCTTCGAGGACGCTGTCGGATTCCTCCTGGAGAAGGCAGCCGAAGAGGGCGTCCGAGTTGAGATGGTGGACTATTCGTACAAGGCCGATGAGGAGTCCCCTCAGTCGGCCTACACGGACCTGCCCCGCAGCATGGGCATGAAGCTGAGCCAAGGGTCCGAGGTTGCGAGCCTGGAGAAGACCTGGAAGATCACGCCCAACCGCCGCACCAGCAGGAGAAAGTCCTCGCGTCGGCGCACGAGCAAGCGAGGACGGTGACAGATGGGCGCTTCGGCACGTGAGATGGTGCGGTACACGGACGCCTCCGGTCGGGTCATGGCCCGCATCATCCAGAGCGTCCGGCTCGATGGTGGGGTCATGAAGCCGGCCTACATCGCAGAGATGGCAGACGGCTCGGTTCAAAGGGAGCGCTTCAAGTGCGCTCAAAATGTGATCGAAGCGTGGGCCCACGAGCGCGGGCTGCGGCTGAGCGGAAAGATGATCTGAGCATGGCGAAGTACCTCATCGTCGGCGACAGTCAGTCGCAGGGCACCCCTGGCCAGTACGCCCAGCGCAAGCTGGAGTCGGCAGGGCACCAGGTTCAGCGCATCGCCCACCAGGGCAAGGGAGCCATCGACTACACGACGACCGACTCGCTCTGGTCGGAGTACACGGGGGCCCTGCGCTCCTTCGCGCCGGACGCCGTCATCCTCATCTTCGGCAGCAACGACTCGGGCGGGCGTCTTCCCGACGCGCTGCGCCGCATGAAGGACGCCGCCAGCGGCAAGACGGTCTGGATGAGCGGGCCGCCCAGGTACCCAGAAGAGCCGCTACAGAGCCGTGGCGCTTCCATTCGCGAAACCAATCGGTCCGTATTCGGCGACAAGTGGATCGACGCCTATCCAACCACGCCGCTCACCATCCCGAGGGACTCGTACCGGGCTCACCTTCCTGGCGAAGGCGGGCGTCCCTGGGGAGAGGCCATCGCGACGTCCGTCCTGACCAACAGGGCGCCTCGGCCGCAGGGTTCGATGCCTCTTCCGCTGGTCATCGGCCTGTCAGCGGCCGGCGTCGCCCTCATTGTTGGCGTCGCGTGGTTTGCGTCAAAACCGAAGGCGCGAGCGCGGCTTGGCGTATGAACTCGCGGTAGACGCGAGCCTCTTCGATCGTCTCCCTCAAGTCGTCCATGGCGCGATGAGGCCGCGTATGGCCGCTTTCGCTGCGCTCGGCGGCGAGGTCTCCGGCGCGTGACGTGGGAGCCCAAAGCTGCATCTGCATCCGAAGTGAGGATACATCGAACACGCGGTAGTGGAGGCGCTCCACCACCTCTGGGGCGTGGTACCTGAGCCATACGCGGTCGAACGTACCGACGCTGTTGCCCGCCAGGACACCGTCCCCTTCCTTCACATGCTGGGCGATGAAGGCTGCGAGTTCTTGACGAACCGGCCACATGCCCGTCGTCGACAGCCTCACCGCATCGAGCAAGCCGCTTTGCCCATGCTGATGCCGAGCCCATCCGCCGAGCTTGTAGTCGAGGGTGATGTCGTCCCAATGAACGACCCAGTTCCGCTCGTGCTCGATGCTGAGAGACGCGTCGTCGGTCAGCGCGACGGCAACCTCAAGGATGAGGCCGTTGCGCTCGTCCAAGCCGCTTGTTTCGATGTCCAGCCACACCAGTTTCACGTTCAGCCGACCTCCCGAACCTCGATCCCATGGACTGAGACGACGTCATCGATCCGGTTCTGACGCTCCCGCTCCCGCTGGGCGCGCTTGTGCCGACGGTTCATCTCGCGGAGGGATTCGGAGTTCATGCGGGCTCTGCGCTCTCGCTGCTGAAGCCTGGCTCGCTCGCGGGCCTCTTCGTCAGAGAGCTTTGCGGATGTGCGCTTGGTCGGGCGTACCGGGCAAGCCTGCCTGGCAAGGGGCCAGTCTGACCGGCCTCCGCATCGATCGCATACACCTCCGCTCCACTCGTGTCCGCGTTCGTCCACGATCGTCATACCCCTCCTTGGATGAGGCGCCGAACCTAGCAGAGTCTGTCGAATGTACGCAAGCGCTTCCTGCGTCCGTGCTATGGTGGCGCCGACGATGTCATACAAGAAGCAACTTGACTGGAACTACGACTGGGTCGTGCCGGGGAAGCTCATTCAGGGTGGGTTTCCAAACCCTCCCATCGAGGCTTTTTCGGTCATCGACACCCTGGTGCTGTGCGCCGAGGAAAAGCAGCCGAGGCTCAAGCCTCCGCCTGGCAAGGCCGTGATCCGAATCCCTCTCGACGATGACCCGTACCGTCCCCTGCCGAAGGAGTTCGCGGAGGCCATCCGGTCGGTCGGCGCAGAGCTGGCCAGTCAGATTCGGTCGGGACGAACGGTCGCGAGCACCTGCGCGATGGGCGTCAACCGGTCGGGCCTTGTCAGCGCGTTCACGCTGATGAGCCTGTACAACATGACGGGAGGACAGGCGATTGAGCTTATCCGCCGCAACCGTCGCGCGCCCGAAGAGGGCATGATGCCGCTCTGCAATCCGATGTTCGAGCAGCACGTTCGGAACGCGCGCAGGTAAGATGCCCTTCAGCAAGGACCACCCTAGGACCGCGCTGTCGGCGGCGGACAGGGCGCTCTTGAAAAAGACGCTCGGGTCTTCCACCAAGGGAGCGCTTGGCCGCGTATGGCGTGGGATTCGCGAGAAGGTCTACCTCCACGAGAGGTACCTGACGAAGCTGCCCATCTGGTGCGAGGGCATCGCCAAGACGTTCTACGAGAGGGACGAGGAGGAGGTCCTGGTCGCCATCAAGCGCGGCGACGTGTCCTTCTTCCTCTGCTTCATGCTCAGGCTCGACCAGATCGACTGCGAGTGCATCAAGGCCGGCATGGACGCGGGCGCGCGTGCCCACATCATCCAATGCAGGGCTGCGCTGGATGGCTTCAGGCAGGCGGCTCAGAAGAGACTGGAAAGCCTCGGAGGGGAGTTTCCTCCCCAGCCGAGGCAATCCGAGCCCAAGAAGACTCAGACGGCCGTGAGGCCCGCCGCCTGATAAATCTGAGGCTTGAGGGACCCGCCGCCGACGCCCTGGTCGACAAATCCCCGGATCTCCGTCCAGGTGAAGAACATCTCGGAGGGCTTGCCGCACCGGCACGCGAGCACGACGTGCATGCCATCGCGACGGGCAGCACACCCGGCGACGGGCTTGCCGAGGAACCAGCAGGCAATCTCTGCCCAGTTCACCAGCTCCTTGACCTGCTTGCCGCACTGCGGGCAGTTGGTCCGCAAGATCATGCCGCTCTTGACTGCCTTCGTGTTGACATTGTCCATGTCCTCGAAGGTCAGGTCGGCTTCCATGTCCTCGCCGCTAAGGCGATTGCCCTCGAAGTCTTCTGCCCAGAGCTTCTTGCGATCCATCGTTACCACCCTACCGCCGAGAGGTCTTCCTAGCAACGCGGACTGACGTTCGGCGCCTGGAGCGGTTGGCGCTGAGCCTCTTCTTCTCCACGGCGGCAACGATGCCCTGGACGTCGTCTGCCTTCGGACCGCCCATCGATCTGACGCCCACGTTCAGATCTTCCAGGTCATGAGCGCCGATCCCGAAACTGACGAGAGCCTCGGCGACCCGGCTGTCGGTGATGCCTTCCTCGCTCCACCGTTCAAGCTCACGCAGAGTGAACCCGCGAGACCACCAGCCAGCCATCGCGCCAGGCTCCGCGTAGATCTTCGCGCGCCTCCCAGCGTCGACCCAGTCCTGCGCCTCAAGAAGACGCTGGCGGTCATCCTTGAGCATCTGAGCAAGCCCCTCTGTGCCTTTGAACCTCCCAGGCGGGAGGGGCTGCTTCTTTTGGACAGCAAACTCAAACTCAGTTTGACGACGAACCGGCATGCGTCCTGCCATCGCGACATACAGGCGGGCAATGCCGATCAGGTCCGTGTCGAACCCGCCGCTGTCGTATTGGATCAGCTCAAGCACCGGGTAGGGGAAGGTCGTAAACTCTGCCGGGGAGACGTCTTCCGACGCAAGAACCTCTGCCACGTCAGATCGTCCCACTTCAAGACCCGCGTCCAGCCAGTCGGAAAGCTCAGACGCGTTGAAGCCAGCGTTTGCCCACTCCAGGGCGAGTTCAACATCGTACTCTTGGCCGTCGTCGTACGGGCTTTCTCTGATCACCTTCATAAGCGCTTCGACGTGCTTCGGCAGCCTCGGCAGCGTCGCCAAGAACTCGTCCGCGTACTTCTGGTACTTCGCAATCGCAGGCTGATTCTGCTTGCCCCTGACCTGGACAACGTCCTTGGTCTTCGGGTGGTACTCGACTGTGACGTGGGGGAAGCCCTTCGGGTCTCGGATCGAGTAGAGGACAGAACCGCGGCGCTCTGCGGTGCCGCAGTGCTGCATCGCATCCGCCTCTTCTTCGCAGTAGTCGCCAGGGAGCTTCTGTACGGTCCACTTGTCGGGGAACGTGTAGACAGCCTCGTACTGAGTCGGAGGCGTATCGGTGGAAGGCTGGAACTCATCGACAGCGTCTATGACCTGGCCGTAGGTCATCTGGGTCAGGCTGGGCCCGGTCTCCTGCACCCACGCGCCGATGGCCGAGCCACGCGCCTTGAACTGCTGCACCGCGTCCGTGTAGGCATCCAAGTCGCCAGCCTTGAACAGCTTGGCGAGCTGCGTGGCCATCCACGAATAGGCCTTGTCGGCGACGCTTGGCGCCTTGAAATCGTCCCACTCGGACATTCGTTCGACAAGCTCTTTGGCAAGCTCGGTGTTCCTGGCCGCCTGCATGATCTCGTTCTTGCGAACATCCGAGATCGTGGCCCTGCCCTCGACGGATTGCTTGCCGACGCTCTGGTCGTCAGACCAGGTCAGCATGCTGAGCGCCTTCTTCAGCGGCGCCGAGATCACGTCTCCGCCGCGGAAGAAGTCGAACCAGTACCCTTCGCCCACCGTGTTGGACATGATGTCGATCATGTCCATCACGATCCAAGGCTGCCTCTCGTACGTCTTGGCGATGTACTTCAGCCGGTCGTTCGGAGGATTCGGAATGACCGCGTACATCAGCGCCTCCGGCGACGAATGAGAAGGGCGACAGAGCCGAGCGCCGCAACGCCGGTCGCGGCGACAAGGCCCCACTGAAGAGGAGTCAGGCCGAACCGGATGTCGCGCTCGAACCGAACCGGTTCGTACTGGCCCATGCCGCCCAGCGTCACCGGGACGTGCTGCGCCACCTGAGCCAAGCAGTTTCCCTCGTCCGCCATGTACTGGCAGGCGTTGGCCTTCGCGTCCCAGTACGCCTTGAGCTTGGCAGGCGTCCAGCCCATCGCAGCGTTCGCCTGAGCGGTGGTCATGCCAAGGCCAGCAACGCCACGATTCCAGGTGCCCTGGTTACGCGCGGCAGCAGAGCCGGGGGCAATCACGGTGGCACCGCGGGCGCCGAAGGTGATGCCCTTGCTGGCCATCCACTCCTGCGGGTTCACGTTGTACACCGCCTGAGCCACGGTCTGCGGATACGCCGTCGGCAGCGGCAGGAAGGGCGAGGTGCCGTCGCGGCGGGGCCCGCGCACCTCGATGTGAAGGTGAGGAACCATCACGCGCGGAGCAACGCCCTCGGCAGTCTTGCGCGCCCTGAACTGCGCCAGGGACTCTCCGGGCAGTGGGCTGAACTGGCCGTTCGTCGTGTTCGACACGTTGCCGATGACCTGCCCAGCCTGAACGCGCTCGCCCGTGCGAACGCGCGGGTTCGACATGTGCGCGTAGAGAACCCAGCGGTCCTCGCCGTCGGACTTGATGACGACCGCATCGCCATAGCCACGTAGGGGGTCGTTGACGCTCGCGTTGTTGCCAACCCGTTCGACCACGCCATTGGACATCGACATCACCGGAGCGCCGGGAGTCGTCGAGCCAACGTCGATGCCCGCGTGCATGCGAGGACTTCCGGTGGTCCGGCCTGGACGAATGCCCATGCGGCTGACTAGGCGAGCGCTGTTCGGATGGATGGGCGGTGCGGCTGACATGGGCAAGATTCTACACCAAAACCAAGCTGGCACAACAGCGGCGCCCCAACAAAAGAGACCAACGAGACACACAAATCTGCCTTCCTAGCTTGCGCCATCAAAGATCGCGATCTATTGTGGCCGCCGAAGGAGATTCCCGTATGCGAAACATGAGCAAGATTCTGGTCGTGGCTGCGGTTCTCGGGGCCGCGTCCACTGCGGTTTCTCAGACTCGCGAGCGCGTATCAGATCAGCTTGGTCTTGCGCGTATCTGCGCCTCGGAAGCTGGACTTCCAGAGCGGGATGCCGAGGACAGGGACGGCGACGGGGACCGGAGCGAGTTTGTCTTCTCGGACGACTGCGCTGCCATCCACTCGTCGCTGAGCTTTGGCGCGGACCAGACCGACATGCAGTTCATCTCGTTTGCCCGCGCCTACTCGCGACGGCTGTTCGACACGAGCAGGACCGGAGGCCGGTCGTGGCTGGTATTCTTGAACCCCCAAGGCAGCGAGCCTGCAAACTGGCCCACCGAGCGGTACGTTCCTCAGCGAGACGGGTCTGTCAGGATCCAGCGCCACGCGCCGTGGTCGGCGTATCGGGAGGCGTGGATGGCCCTGTACGAGCACGCGGGAAGGATCGTCCGGGGCGAGGTCGATGACCGATGCGAAAGCACCGTGAGTGACTGGGGGGGAAGCATGGACAGGAACAGGGCCAACCGGCTTGGCCTCATCCCGGTCTCGTGCGGCCACACCCACAACGACTTCTACATCCGTCCGTCTTGGGCCGCGGACGTTGACTGACACAAAATACTTCTACTCGTTTCTATCAGTTTTCTGCTGAAAAAACAAGACTTTAGAGCTGGACAGCGAAAAGCCGAGAGGCTAGCTTTGTTTCAGGACGGCCCGAGACGCGGTCTGGGTTCCCCCCCTCCCAGGCGAGTTCCGGGCCGTCCGCTTTCAATAGAGGGCGGTTGCGCCAGGGTGCCAGGCTGCGGGGATTTGCTTCCCGTCGCCCAACGTGTCCGTGACGCGTGCCTCAAGGCGAAGCACTGGGATGCCGAAGTCGACGACGACGCGCTGCCAGATTTCCTGACCCGGGTCGGAGGGCTTCTGGCCGTTCGACTGCCGGTGCGCCCAGATGTACTTGATGGGCATGCCGGCCTCCCTGCCGTCTTCTACCAGCCGAGTGAGCGCGGACCTGAACGTCTGGACGGCAAGTTCGTCAAGTGGCGTTGGTGTTGCGCTCTTCCAGATGGTCGCCTCGTCTTCGCGCCTGGGCGTCTTGGGGTTGTCCATGAGGCCGGGGTACTGGCCTTCGCACTCAAGGCCGAGAGACCGCTGGTTGAATCCGTTGCCGTGGTAGAGGTACCAAGAGAAAGGCGCGGTGAGCACGACGCACCCATCACGGAAGGCGACGGCGTGTGCCGGAATGCCGAGAGCCCGACGGTGTTTTCGGTCCGGGTCGCTCTGGGGGCCGAACACGCAGGCCGTCTGATGAATCACGATCCCATCGACGGTCTTCGGGTCTCGCTCGTACGTCTTTCCTTTGATGACCTTGCTGGTGGAGATGGTAGAGCCGTCCAGTTTCTTCTTGCTGGGGAAGGGGTTGCTCTGCTGGTGCCTCAGGTCGAGAAAGTTGATGCCGCTCATTCGAGATCTCCGTCGGTGTACGCGCCGCGCTCAGAAAACGTGTGAAAGTGAAACAGCGCAACCCAGCACCATAACAGAGCAAGTCCTCCAACCAGAACCATCTCTGGGAATGACACAGGCGCAAAGCTCATGAGGCCGAGGGCGTGGCCTCCGGCGACGAGGGAGAGGGCGGCCTTGATCCACATGGCCCGGTACCTGGGCCATCCTTCGACGATGCTGTTCTCCCTGCCGAAGAGGAAGAGCACCATCGCCGAGACGCCGATCAGGCTCACGGTGTGGAACAAAGTTCCGAAGATGAGAGAGAAGTCTTTACCGTCCATTGATGTGCCTCCAAGGCCCAACATGGCGGCAATCGCCACGAGGGCGAACGACAAGGGCCCCCTGCGGGCCCCTGGCGATCGTTCCCCTTCGCGTCCGCTTCTCAGCGGGTATTCTTGGGAGGCCGTCCGCGGCGCTTTGGAGCGCTCGCTGCTGCTGCCTCAGCCGACTTAGAAGCCTCAAGAGCGAGGCGCTCCTCTCTTATGGAGCGACGAAGATTCCTCACGGGCTTTGCGCCATGAGCTTGAGGCGCATCAAGCGGAGCTGGAGGAGCCCCTTCATCCGAAGCGGCCGGCTCGGCCGCGACGAGCGGCTCCGTCTCTCGCTGCTTCCTGGCGACCTCAAGATCGTGCATGCCCTTCAAAAGAGCCACGAGCGACTTGGACTGAATCTCAGCGCCCTTCGAGGCGAAGACGAGGTTGTGGGCCTGGGCCGCGAGGTTGGAGCACACGGAGGCGGCCTCGGGGTAAGCCGACAGGGCCTTTGCCGCATTGACGTAGGCTGCGTGAGCGCCCTCCCGCCGAGCCGTTTCAAGCCTTGCGCTTTCGAGGGTGTCGTCAATCTTGACGCCGACCTCGTGAAGAGCCTGGATGCGAACGTCTCGGGGGAGGGTACTCATGGCTACCTTCTATCTATCAGGCGTACTGAACCACGCAGAGCTTGTCGCCTGCGACCACCGGGAAGGAAAACACGAGGGACTGCGCGTTGACTCCGCGCTCGACATCGTTGCCCGCGCCGGACTGCAAAAGCTGCCCGTTGAGGTAGATGTCGAAGTTGGCAGAAAGCTCCGCAGGGTCGGAGGGCATCACGGGAAGCTCCGCATCGAGGTTCCCGTTGGGTCCGCCCACGAGCGGGGTGCCAGCCTGGACCTCGGAGAGCACCAGCGCGTAGGTCTTGCTGGTGCGGGAGTCGAGGCCAGCCACCGCAGCGTCAACGTACCGCTTGTTGGCCGCCGCGCTCAGATCCGAGTTCGCGCTCAGATCTGCAAGGCCGAGGATGGACCCCGAGTCGTTCGCGAACGAGATCGAGGAGTTCTCGCTCATCACTCCGCCCGAGAGCGAGAGCTTGAGCACGAGCCCGTCGATCAGTTCCTGCTCCGTCGCCGCGTCGAACGAGAGCTTCTCCGGGGTGACGCTGCCGTCCGCCAGCATCGAGGTGGTGATGCCACCTTCGATGACGGAGATGACGTTCTGCGCGCTCACGTTGATAGCGCCACTGCCCGTGTAGGTGCCTGCGCCCGAGAACTGGGCGAAGATGAGATCATTCGTCCCGACGATTGCCGGGTCGCCGACCTCCACCCACGACGTGTCAGCGGCGTCGCCCTGCGACACGAAGAAGAACGTCGAGGCGACGTCCGCTCCGGCGGCGTAGTCCGCAGCGCGCGGCCAGTCACCCGCGTCGCAGACGTAGATGCCGCTCTCCACGGCGCTGAACGAGTTCACGACGAAGATGCGGTCGCCCGACTGAGCGACGTACCCTCCGACGTTCACGCCAGTGCCGCTCGGAACGACAGGGCCGCCCGAGGTGGGAGCCAGAATCGTCACGAGGGCGTTCGGGTTCGGGCTGTTGTAGAACGTCGAGTTGATTGCCAGCAGGTTGTCCGTGGCCGACCCCTGGACATACTCGCCGCCAAGCGCCTGCGAGAACACGGCTCCGCTGTTCTCCGCATCGACGTAGAAGGACGTCGGAGCGCCAGCCGAGCGAACGGACCCGAGGCCGTCAATGGCGAGCATCCCCTTCGCGGTACCCGACGTGCTCCCGATGGAGTTGCCCGACGTGTACATCGTGCCGAAGAAGTTCAGCGGAGCCTTGGTGCCCGAGCCTTCGTAGAAGTTGAACGACCCGCCCGAGGTGGTCCCGTGCGTGTTGTCGATCGCCCAGAAGTTGAACCCGTGCTCCGCCATCGGAGCCGAGTTCAAGCCGTTGGCCTTGAAGACCTCCATCACCATCCACTGGCGAAGGTTGCCCGAAAGCTGCGAGCAGCCCTTGACGACGAAGTCACCCGAGAAGCCACCGCTCTTGGTCGCGCCCGGGGTGAAGTCGTAGTCCGAGGAGGTAAGCAACATCGCGATGATGCGCGGGGTCGCCTCCGTGGTCGCCGGGAACGAGCAGTTCTCGACCCAGCCCATCGTGCCGATGTTGTAGATGCCGAGATGGCGCGAGGTGTCTGCCGCGCCGCTCGCGGGGATGTAGTTGAACGTGCAGTCCTTGACCACCCAAGAGTCGGCGGCGACCGTCACGCCGAACTCGGTGTGATTGAAGGTACACTCCTGGAACCGGATCCCAAGCGACCCGTTCGGGAACGCGGTCGAGAGCGTGCTCGCGGTGACGCAGGCGTGATCCGCCGCGTTGCTCGACGAGGTGATCGTCAACGACGAGAACGTCACGGCGTTGTTCTGGGTGACGCCATCCGCCTTCTTGCCCGAGATGACGAACAAGCCGCTGTTGGCGGGCACCGCGAACGACGCCGAGAAGACCGAGGAGGTCTGCTTGCCGCCGAAGATCCTGATGCTCTTGTTGATCGTCTTGACCGAGGTCAGCGTGATGGTGACGTTGGTGGGAACGAAGATCTGATCCCCGTCCACGCACTGCGCGAGGTAAGAGTCGAACTCCGCCTCTGTCGTGACCGTGTAGATCGTCCCGAGGTAAGTCGAGCTAGCGGGCTCGGTCGGGAGCGACGGCACCGAGGGCTGCACGCCGCCCTGGAAGTCGTACTTCGCATCGACCGGCGCGAGGATCTTGAGACCCTGCGCGACCGAGTCAACGTACGCCTTGTTGGCCGCGTCCAGCGCGCTCGCGGGCGAGCCGAGGTCGGTCAGCAGATTGCCGCCCATCGACTGGTTGCCCGTGAAGGCGACCGAGCCGTCCTTCTTGATCACCGCGCCATCGAGCGCCGTGATCTGGCTCTGGAGCGCGAGGTCCGCGTTCTCACGGCTGGTGATTTCGCCAGCAAGACCGCTCTGAAGCGCAGAGATCTCCTGGCTCGCAGTGGCCTGGAAGGACTGAAGGCTGGCGATGTTCGCGTCCGAGGTGGCGAGGCCGCTCTGAAGCGCGGTGATCGCCTGCCCGTCCGCCGCGACCTGGCTGTTCAGCGTGCTGATCGACTTGCCCTGCGAGGCCACCGTCGTCTCAAGAACGCTGATCGCGTTGCCCTGGAGAGTGACCGTGCTGGTCAGGCTGGTCAGGTCGGTCTGAAGGCCGGCAATCGCCTGCCCGTCAGCCGCGACCTGGGCGTCGAGCGCCGAGATCTGGCCGGTCGCAGTCGCCTGGAACGCCTCAAGACCAGAGATCTGCTGGGTGGCGGTCACCTGGAACGCCTCAAGATCCGTCACGTCGCCCTGAAGCGCCGCGATGGAAACAGCCTGCGCCTGCGTCAGCGTCTCAAGCGCCGAAATCTGGCCGGTCGCGGTCGCCTGGAACGCCTCGACGGCATCGAGGTCAACCTGAAGCTGGCCCACGCTTGTGTTCAGCGTGACGATGCTGCCGTTGATCGACACGATGCTCGCGTCAATCGAAGCAACACTCGCAGCGAGCGACGTGATGCTCGACTGCGCCGAGATGAGCCCCGAGTTCAGCAGGCCGATGGACGTCGCAGGGGCTTCGTACCACTCGCTTCCGCCGACAGCGGCGAAAATGAGCGAACGCAACGCGTTCAGATCCCACTGGATATTGGCGTTCTGCTCGGTCGGCGTCGTCAGCGTCACACCAAGCGGGAGGTCGCTAACGTAGCTCTCGCTGTTGGCAATCTGGTTCGACTGATTGATGAAAGTTCTCGCCACGGTATTCCTCTTTCAGATGGGGTCGTAGTCCACCAGAAGCGACGATCCAGGTGAGGGCGGAACTGCCAAAACCAGGGTGTCGTATCCGGTCCCAACGCCGCCTGATTCAGCGGCGATGTAGTCGTTTCCCACCCCTGGGTTGAGCCTAACGCCGTTCAACGTCACAGACTCCGAAGCGTGATGAGCGCTCACAAAATACGGGACACCGAAAGTGGTGTTCATCCCATCGACGGGTCCAGACGGTGTATCATTGTAGACACGGGTCGCCCCCTGCACAACTTGAATCAGTTGATACATCTCGATTTCGCCGGACCATGGCGGCGACGTATCTTCTGGATCTGGGACTTTGTTGGGCCCATCAAAAGACTCGTAGTATGACCAGTTGCCTACTCCGCTGGAATATACTCGCTGAAAATATCTGGTTGTCACGGCTCGATCACCGCTTGCACGACCTGGAAATTGCTGATGCTGCCGGTCCAGTTGGGAGTCGTCGCGGACGACAGCGGCGTCGGGTTGGTTGCGTTGAGCGTCGAGTAGTAGCACCACGCCGAAAGGCCCGACGAGTAGACCCTCTGGAAGTACCTGATGTTCGCGGCCACTGTGACCGTCGAAGGGGCAAGGTACGTCGCCTCCGAGGGGTTCTGCGTGTAGCTGTAGACCCCCGGCTGCGTGAAGTAGCTGGCGTTGAAGTCAGCCATGTTCAGACCGTGGGCACGACGCCGGTCACCCAGGGAATCGCACAGCTACCGGCGGGTCCAACCTGCACCGCGATGCGGGGGTCAGCGGACGACAAGTTGAACGTGTCCGCGAAGTTCTGCGTCGTGCTGAAGGTCAGCAGCGACGACGAGAAGCCCTTCCACAACACCACGTCGGCGGTACTCGCCCCGCCGAGCAACACGGGGAGCATCGACACCTTGCCGTCGTAGGGCGAGAGGCTTCCAGGGGCGACAGTCGAGAACGAGATCCCGCCGATGGTGCCCGTGGTGTTGTTCCACGCGAAGTAGACGTTCGCGCCACGGTTGCGGACGTAGGTCGCGCCCCCCAGGCCGTAGGCGTTCCAGTAGCTCCAGCCCCGGTAGGTGGTGGTGTTCGACACGGTGGTCGATACGTTGCCGACGATAGACGGAGTCGAGCCGGCGTTGGTTTCGATGTAGTACCGCGCCGAAGGATCGGCGTCCCCGGTGGGCGTGGAACCCGGCGCGGCTGGCTCTTGGAACAGACATGCCGCGCCGATGGCCGAGCCGCCGACGGGGTACTGAAAGGCCCAGAAACCGTAGGCTCCGTTGACGCTCACGTTGCTCGCGACGCATTGGACATAGCCCGTGCTGCCGCACACCTGAGTGGCTTGCGTCAGGGACGTGGCGGTCAGATCGGTGTAGGTCGGCAAAGAAGCCGTGCCTCCCGCGACGATCAACTGCCCGTCGCCGCCGACGCCCGTGGTCGAGCACGTCGTCGCGGTGCCGCCCGTGCCGAAGCCCGTCGAGCGGCTGTACTTGATCAAGGCTGTGTTACCGCTCGCCGCACCGTGCAAGAGAATGAACTCGCGGCCTCCCGCGCCACCCGGCTCGCGCAACCTGCACCAAGCGTTGGCGACGTTGAACTGCGCGGCGGTCGTGAGGTTGTCGGTCGCGGGCGTGCCGGTGTTGAGCGTGACTCCGTTGGAAGACGCGAGCAGCGTCCAGCCCGCCGAGATCAGAGACTGCTTGATGACGAACAGGTAGTCAGCGGACCCGCCGTTCGCGATCAGGGTGTTCGTTGTTCCAACGTAGGCCATGCGAGTTCCTTATCAGACGGTGAGGTAGAGGCCGCGAGCGAAAGCGGCCGAGGTCGCGCCAGCGGTGAGCACGAGGTCATACCACCCCGCCGCAAGAGCGGGCGTGCCTGTGACCAGGACTGCCTGGAAGCCTGTGATAGATGCCGAGAACGTCGCGACGACGGTTATGCCCGACATGAGGGCGAGGGTGACCGTCTCTCCCGCTCCCGCCGTTCCGAGGAAGGCTTGCGAAGAAGCGCCGAGCGTGATGCCCGCAGGGACATAGACCGCGCCGACGTAGGTCGCGACGGTCGCTGCCGAGGTGCCGTCGAGCGAGACGTTGATCGCTGAACTCGCCCCGCCGCCCGCTTGCCACGTCGGAGCAACGCCGGGGCCGTTCGACGTGAGCACCTCGCCCGAAGCGCCCGAAGCGCCGTTTACGTTCAACGCTCCCGCCAAGCTGAGATCGATCTCGCGAGCCGTCAGAGCGATCTTGCCTCGGACCCCCGTTCCGCTGACGCCCGCTTGCGTCGTGAGGTTGATGTCACCGCCGTTGACGTTCGCGGACAGCCCGTAGGTGTCCGACTCAACGAAGATTGAGCGACCCGCGCTGTCCGGTGCTGCCGCAGCACCCGCGCTGGCGACGTAGAGGTCCGTCGCACTTGAGAGGTGGACATACCCGAAAGAGAAGAACCACTGCTTGCCCCAGTCGCCCATGTTGGTGGCGTTGGTAGCGGCGGGGATGATCGGGTTGTTGACCGCAGTCGGAAAGACCAGATTGCTCAGAGACGTGTTCGCGCCCACGACGGGTGCTGGGTTGATCAGCACGAGGTTGGCACCGTTCAAGACCGTCGCGCCCGCAACCGGCAGACAGTCTACGGTGTAGTCGAGGTAGGTGCTGGGTCCGTCGATGACTACGGTGTCCATCCAGAACGACTTGGCGAACACGCTGATCCGCCGATTGAAGTCGGAGACGGTCGTCGTCGCCGTCAACGTGCCGCCGAGGGTTCCGCCCGTTGCGTTCCAGATAGTCGGCACGCCGCCGAATGGCGACTGCGTCAGGGTCAGTCCATTGAAGTAGATGTTGTCGTTCGCCACCCCGACGTTGACGCCCTGCACCGTCACGAGGGCGAAGAACTGGCAGCCCGAGAACTGCGCTTGGACGGTGGCGTTGTTGTATCCCGTCAGCGTCACAGCGCCGTTGAAGAGGGCAGACCTCGCGTAGAACTTGCCCGACGCGCTCGTCACGGTCGTGAAGTTCAGGCTGACTGCGCCGTTCACGACGCAGTTGCTTATGCCCGTGCGGTTATCTCCACCCCCGGTAAACGTCGGGTCAAGACCCCACGAGGTGGCCGTGATGCGGACGGCATCGGGGACTACTCCGCAGAGGAAGACGTTGGGCTTGAGGTTGACCGTGCCCGCCTCGACGTACTCACCAGCGGTGATGAGGATCGTGTATCTCTTCGTGGGAGTTGCATCTGTGATGCTGGCGAGGGCAGCAGAGATGCTCGCGAACGGGTAGACGGGAGAGCCGTTGGCAAGAGCCGCGTCCGCGCCGTCAGCAACGTAGAGCATCTGGTCGTAAGCAGCGAAACCGCTGGGTGCCCACTCACTCCCCGACCACGCCAGCACTTGTCCAGTAGTCGGGGCGGTGGCACTTACGTCATCGAGGTCCGAAAGGCTGCCGTCGTGAACATGGTCCGCTCGGGCGTAGTCGGTCGAGGTACCTACGGCTGCGGTGCCGATGCTCAGTGGCGTCGAAGTTGCCGCCGTCGCCGCCCCGACAGCCGCCCACGTCGCGGGGAAGATTGCCGAGGTGCAGACGTAGAGGGAGGGCGCGACGAACGCCGTGTCTCCAGCCTGTAGAGTGGTGACGGGCGTGGCAACACCAGGGAGGACTCCCGTCGTCGCGAAAGAACCCCAGTAGCTGTGAGTCTGCGTCGGTGAGCGGGTTGCCACGGTCTACCTCAGAACAGAATGTTGTGGGCGACCTCGTCGGTCGTTCCGTTGTCTACGATCTGAGGAGCGGTGCCGTTGATCACGTTGAAGCCGATAGCGACACCCGCTCCCGCTCCCGCACTCGTGTCGATGCCTGTGTTGGCCGAGATCCGGCACGCCGTGATCTGACCCGTCGCCGCATCGCTCAAGATCCCGACAGAGGTGGCCTGATCTACGGAAAGCGCGATGCGAGCGTTCACGAGCAGGTTGATGTCCGACACGGTCTGGGCGATCTGGATCCCGATTGCTGCCGGATTGGTGCTGGCGAGTTTGGTGCCGCCAGTCACAGCGAGGTCCGCGCCAGCGCAGTAGACGCCCACGACGCCGAACTGGTTGAAGCTGCTCTCGTCCACGTCGGTCTGCCCGAAGGCCACCACACCAGCGTCTCCTCCGATGTGCCGCACCATATCGAGGCGCAGCTTGCCGCCGATGCTCCCCGCCGTCGCCCTCCACCCCGCCAGCGAGTCGGCAGGGATGGGAGGCACGTCTGGACTGGCCTGGATCGTCTGCGACGGGTTCGTCCACTGGACGGTATCGTAGCCAAGCTGCGCCTCGACTGCGGGAGAAGATGCCGGGGAGATCCCCGTGACGAACGTGCCGAGGAACGCCGTGCTCGCGAGAGTGTTGCTGTCTGCGTAGAAGACGGTGGTGCCGGGGTTGCCAAGTGCGCCGGATCCGTTCAGCGCAATCGCTCCCTTGCCGTGAGCGTTCGTCAGGGTGTTGCCCGACAGCACGATGGACGCGCTCTGCGAAAGAGGAGGCTGCGTCGGACCCTCCGCGAAAACGATGAACGCGCTCGTCTCGTTGGTGGTGCAGCCGTCAACGTAGAACGTCAACGCCGCCGCCGCCGGTGCGAAGTAGTCGCAGTTGAAGAACTGCTGCACCGGGTAGGCATTGGAGGGGGTGATGTTCCCGAGCCTGAGATACCCTCCAAGCACCTCGTCAGGAGGAGCCGCGCCCGTAGTGACTGCGACCACTCGCGTGTTTCCGGTGATGATGCCGTCTTGACCGGAGTCAAACGTGCTGTTCGTGAACAGACCCTGGATGGCCGACCTGTAGATCGCGAGCAGCTGTCGCGTCGAGTTGTTGGGGCCGACGTAGGCGAGTTCGCAGTTGTTGACCTGCCACCCGTCGCTCTTCACGACGATGCCAAACTCCATCGTCTCGACGCGCACGGCTTCGATGTAGTGCCCGCTCGACCCCGCACCCGCCGTGATCGAAACGGCGGCCTCGATGCTCGTGTTGGTCGTCTTGCGCTGCTTGATCGTCATATCGCGCAGCGTGACGTTGCTGGTAGAGACGGTGAACAGAACGACCGGATCGCCCGCCGCTCCCGCCGTCTGCACCACGGTCGAGGCAAGCCCCGCACCTTGGATGGTCACCTGCTTGCTGACGGTGATAGCCGTCGAGGTGAACGTCTCCGCTGAAAGGAGAAGGCGATCACCGTTGACCACGCTCGCGTTCGCCAGAGCGGTGTTGATGTCTGGGTAGTCCTCGCCACCGAGAGTGCCCACGGTCCACGTCGTGCCCGTGGGAGCGGGAGGGGCCACCGGCTCGATGGGCGCAGGGGGGCCTCCAGGCGTGCTGTTGGTGCCGTCGAGGAGCGCAGCGCAGCGATCCTGCTCAAGCGTTGCCCCGTCGCCCGCGAAGAACGCAGCGAGCAGAGTGCTCGTGCTGGCAGGGTCACGAATGAGCGTCACCTCGACTCGCTCGCAGTACGCCCGACCGATGCCGGTCGCCTCGACAACGCCGTTGCCGCTACCGTCTCCGGTGTCTGTCACCTCGATCTTCATGTCCCGAAGCTCTGCGCCCGCGCCAAGCTGGAACACGGTCCCCGAGCCTGCCGCGAACGAGTGCTGGAGCACAGTAGTGTTGCCCGCGCCGACTACGCGCACGTCCGCAGGGACTACCAGAGGGAGGGAGGAAACTCCGGTAAGGTCGAACGCGCCGGGACGAATGTACACGTCTCCAGGCGCAGCCAAGGCGGCTTGAAGAGCCAGCTCGATGCCCGACCCATCTCCAGGGTCTGGGTAGTAGCTGAAGCCGTTCACGTTCAGGAGGGCAGCGGCGCTGTCGCTGGGTCCGCCGACGAGGTACTTGGGCGCGAATCGATCGGCGTCTGCAACGGGTCCAGTTGCGAGGGCCACCCAGACCGCATCCCCGCCTCCCGGCGTTCCCTGCGACGTGCAGACGTAGAACGTCGAATCTCCGGTCACATAGGCGAAGTCGCCAGCCTCAAGGTTGAGGGGCGCAGCGATGACGAAGCCTGCGGTGTTTGGTAGCACGCCCGCGTTTGCGAACGTCGCGCCCCAGAAGTTGTGGAACGCAACGGGAGATCGGAGAGCCATGTGCAATCACCTCAAGGAAGACTGATGTTGTGAGCCACTTCGTCGTTCGCGGTCGTCTGACCGGCGATGACACCCTTGTAGGTGTTTCCGATGAAGGTGTGGTAGCTCTCGGTCGCCCCGCCGGGGTTGCTCTGCCAGGCGCTGGAAAGCGCGGCGGTCTCGATCGTGTTGTTTCCGATCTGACCCCTACACGCCCCCGCCGCCGCCCCGAACGGATCGATCAGGACGCCCGCGTTCGTCGCGGCCTTGAGCCAAGAGCCCGTCACGCTGTGGCTCCCGTCGCCCACCAGCTTGACCACGGCATACGAGTTGTTGCTGAACCCGGTGGCACAGCGAACCCGCGTCCCGACGAGCGAGATCTGAGGGATGAAGCCCCCGGTGGACTGCGATGCAATCCCGATGGCCTGGGCCGTGTACCTGCCACCTTCAACTCGAAGGGACTGCGCTGCCCTGCCCGCGATGGCCGAACTGCCGGCGCACAGCACCGAAGGGCCGAACCCGAACTGCGAGAACGCGCTGTCGCACTCAAGAAGTTCGAGGTTGGCGTCGAAGGCCCGGTACCCACAAAGAGGCAGCAGGATGTTCGACACCGGGTCGTTGTCGCCGTTGGCTTCGTAGGTGGCGCTGCACCGGAAGCACTTCATGAAAGCTGCGCTGGCGGGGGCCGGCGTGGACACCGAGAAGCAAGCGTTAAGCGTGGTGTTCGTCGCTCCGCTCCACACCGAGGTGACGCTCACGTCCTCGATCACAACCGAACCCGCCTCGTACAGGCCCACCACGCCGAAGCTCGTGCCGGGGACCGCGGGCGCTGTCGGTTCGTTGTGGGTGATAGCCATGCTCCGAAGGCTTGAGCCGGCCCGCATCGTGAACAGGCCCTGGTTGATGGTGCCCAGAGCCCCGACGATGATCGTGGACGGTCCCGCGCCCCGCACCGCGACGTCGGGAGGCACGACGAGGTTCTGCGAGATGACGTACGTCCCCGGGCGAATCCAAACATCCCCCGCGGTGGTCGCAGCCGCCGCGAGAGCAGCGATAATGCCCGTGCCGTCGCCGGGGTCCGCGAAGTAGGTGAAGCCCGCGGCGGTGCCGGTCGTGGTCGCCGTGTCGCCGTTCGGCGTGTTGCCGACGAGGTACTTCGGCGCGAAGCGGTCTAGTGAGTCGCCGGGAGGCGGAGGCCCCCCGCCGCTTCCAGGCTGTGAGATTCGTACGGGCCAACGCATGGTTCAGCCGATCGATTCCTGCACGAGCGAGTTCGTCGTGCCAGTCTTCCAGCGGAGAAGGATTCTGACGTCGTCGCCTTCGCCAGGCGTAGAGTCCCACGTGGCCTCGTACGTGAACCCAATCGCCACGCCGTGGGACGGGTAGTAGAACGATGCCGTTCGGACGGGAAGCTGGCCGGTCAGCACCGTTGCCGCGTACGCTGGGTCGTTCGGGTCTTCGAGGTCGAACGTCCACGCGTCGTCGAGGAACACCGAGTCGCTGTTCGGCAGGACGGGGATTGCCGGCGGGGCGGTGTTGTACGGAGTGATGTCAAGCCGCTTGGGGCTCGGGCTCCAGCAGTACCGGTTGTCCGTGCGCGTGCCGCCAGAAAAAGCTGCTTGGTCCACGCCGAGCCACGAGGGCACGCCGGGTGCGCGGAACTCGATGTTCTCGCAAAGCCACCAGGGCTTCAGGCGCAGGCGGGTGAGCCAGTTTGCGGAACCTACGGGATTCTGGAAGATGCTGAGCTGAAACCAGATCTGCTGGCCGATGCGGTAGGCGCCGATCGACGACGAGACCTCCCGAATCGCCCCGTAGTTGATGTCCCCGCCTGCGCCAGACAGGATCAAAAAGCTCTGCGCGGTGTCGCCGTACTTTGCGAGCTGGCCCGTGCTGTTGAGCGGCTGAATCCCACCAAACTCTGCGCCCTGCATCACTTCGCCTTGGTTCGAGCCGCCGCAGCAGCGATCTTTTGGAGGTGGGTCGGCATCGGTGAGGTCATGTCGGACCAGCAGCGACCGCAGTACGCTCCCCCGCCATGCGTGTGGATGATGACCGAACCCATAGGCTGGGCGCAAGACTCGCACACAATCGGGTCGGAATCAACCTTGACCTCCGTGTGGAGCTGGTCGCCCCATCCGGCGGCTTCCAAAAGCTGCTTGGTCTGCCTGGTCACAGCCGCTGCCTTGGCCGGATCGGACGATGCCAGGATGGCTCGCATCTCCTGAAAACTGAACTGGCCGCCGCGTCCGATCACGATCTGGCCGCCATCCCCCGTCGGCGCAGACATTGTCAGGTCAAGCCACTCGGCCGTCGCCAGGTCGAGGCTCATCAGCAGGTCAACCCGCTTTGCCGCAGCAGCCTCTCGGCACAGCGACTCAAGGCTCGCCAGCAGACGCTCGGTGTCGGCAGGCTCAAGGGGCGCCTCGGCGGCGGCAATCGCAAACCTGCGGATGTCCGCAACGAGACCCTTGTCGAGCCATCGCCTGTGGACCTTCGGGTCTTCGCCCCACGCAAGCAGCTCGTCGGGGATGTTCAACTCATGCACGAACCCGTCGTGCTCCACTCGGCTCTGGTTCAAAACGGCACCTCGGAGGTCTTCGGTTGCAGGTACCCCTGCATCAGCAGGAGAAACTTCTTGGTATCGCCCCAGCAGGACGCCCGTCGCTTCCCGAAGCTGCACTGGGCTGGGGCTGGCATGCGCTTGGACGCAATCTCGATGGCGGTCTTGTAGGTGCGGGAGTTTCTTACACGAAGCGACATGTCCTCCCAGTCCGCCGGAGGATGCTGGACTCGATCAAGCAGAGTTGACTGTTTGCTAAGGCCACAGCTTAAGAGAGTAATTAGAGCCTGGGCCTCAGCAAACACGTTACTCTGCTTTGCTGCATCAATCTGTGCCAATCCATCTGTGCCATCAACCGTCAAGACGTGTGCCATACTGCTCGACCAGTACCCCATCCGCTCGTAGATTGACAAAATGGCATCTGCCATTTCCTCCGGGTTGACGAACGCCGTGAGGCTGTCTGAGGTGATGCGCTGGCCCTTGTTCTCGTCGACCTGCAAGCCCTCGTTTTCGGCGCTCCAGGGGAACCGGGCAAAGCTCGTAGCAGAGAGAAGCTCTCGGTTCAGCGGGATGTGGTGCCCGAAGACGACCATCAGCTTGGGCGGTGCGCCGCTCGGGCGTGGAATGGCAGGGCGGACGCGGTGGATGGCCTGGGCAAGCTCATCGACGCACTTGCGGTCGAACACGGAGCGCAGGCGCTCGTCCATGCTGGAGATGGAGTGCCCGAAGCTCTGCCAGCCGCTGCGCTGCTTGCCGCCGCTCCAATGCTCAACCCTTGCAAGCCCTGGGTAGAGGGCGTTGGCAGCGTGGACCAGGCCGCCCATGTTGGGGATGTACTCGGTTGTTGCGATGAACGTGTCAAAGTCCTTGTACTGGTCCTTGCCGCGCCCGCTGCCGAAGTGCTCGATCGCCCACTCTTTCATGCCCCAACGTGATTCGGTCTCCAAAATCCACTCGGTCAGCCACTCCTTGACGGCCATGTGGCAGTACATCAGGACGCTTCGCCCGAACTGAACACGCAGCACGTCTGCCACACCTGCGTTCAGGTACGTCCTGAACTGCTCCTTGCTGTTGGCGATGTCCGAGAGGCTGGACCTGGACAAATGCCTCATCAAGTAGGCGTTTTCTGGCCAATGAGCCACGTCTTGGATGACCGTGGTCTGGTATCTCGGGAAGAGGTGCGCCGAGTAGTGGTCTGGTCTGGCGTACGCGTCTCCGACGATGATCGTATGGTTGGGGACCATGTACGACTCGTACTGATGGGTCACGAACTGCCATTCGCCGCCGGAAAGCTCCAGGCGGACCTGGTAGCTGAGCCTTGAGTTCGCCCCTGAGGCCCGGTCTGCATCGACCGCCCAGTATTCCCGGTCCAGCAGCTCTGCGATGGTGTAGAGGCCCCTGTGCGGGTAGGCGGCGGCGACCTGGGCCGCGCTGAGGTTTGCCAGGGTTCCGGGGGCGGGGGCGAAGTCGGCGTTCTGCGAGAGGATGGAGCGCACCAGGTCTCGGGCGGACTTCGTCTTGCCTCGCGCCAGGGCTGCCATCATCGGAGACGAGGCGGATTTCTCAAGCAAGTCATGGAGTTCCGTCGAGACATAGGTCGAGCCTCGGGGCGAGTGGATGGCATCCGACTCCGACGGCTCGGTCACGCTGGTCCAATGACGCGCCTGGGCTACCTGCCGCTCATAGGTGGCGATCCTGATGGATTCGGCCAACAGGGCGCTCAGCTCGGACTTGGGGTCTCGCGGGTTGCGGTAGTTGAGGTGATCTGACTGGATGACGTCGATCTTTTCAAACGCGGCCGACGGGTCTTCGTCGAAAATGACCGTGTTCACAGCCCAGAACCGGCCGTAACGCGAACGAGCAAGGCGCTGGGCCTGCACAGCGCCCTGGTGGGTCGTGAGGATGATCGGGAACCTGGCCGGGATCATCCGCCTGGCGACCCTGTACTCCTGCGTCGCCAGGAGCCTGGTCGTGTAGTACGGGCAGATTTCGGACGGTGCCCCAGTATTCTTTGGGTAGCTGTCGCACCCCACGCACACGGTGCTTCCGGGCGAGTAGCCGGATGCCACCGCCGCCTCGATTGCTGAGTAGTTCCAGCAGTTTGACTCATCTCGGCCGGTGATGACGCGGAGCCGCACCATCGTCTTGGCCTTTCGGAACCGGTCGGCCACCTCAAGGATTTGATCTTTGCTGAAAACTGCAAAGATTACGCGACGTTCGTTGTCCTGCTCGTCGCACGCGGCCTGGACCAGGGCAAAGGTCTTGCCGGTTCCGGGGCTTGGTGCGCTAACGAGTAGCTGCCCCGGACGCTGCCTTGCTTGATGGACCCATTGAAAGGTCTGAAGGAGCACGGACTGGCTGACATCGGACCAGTCCTTGGTCTCGGGGGGGTCAACGTACGCGCTTGCCGAGCGGGCCTTCTTGCCCATGGCCTCGATGGCTTCGTTGACCGCATCCTGCTGGCAGGTATCGCCCGCCTCCTCCTCAGGCGGCTGCTCGGTGCCCTGGAACGTCGCTTCGAGGTCCTCGTACCGCCAGTCGTCGCACTCCAAGATGAGCTGACGCTCTTCTTCTGGGAGCTTGGCCCACGTGCTGGCGTCCACCTTCCAGTCCGCCCAGCCAGCCCCCTCGTCGCCCCCAACAGGGGTCTCTTCAACTGTGCCAGAGGCGAACAAATCGGCCTCGATTGTCAGATTGTCAAGCTCGTCTGCGCTGTGCCAATCAGAGCCGCCGACGTCCGAACATGTGCCACCGAGAGCCCCTGATGAGCCACCCTCCAAACAGTCACCCTTGCTTGAAGGCGCGTTTTTGGAGGACACACCAAGCAAAGGTGTCTGGTTGTTGAGGACCGAGCCGTGACAAGCTGGCTCGAAAGTGGCCTCACGAAAGCCATCTTCGTTGCTTTGAGCGTGACAAGCTGGCTCGAAAGTGGCCTCACGAAAGCCATCTTCGTTGCTTTGACCATACAAAGTGGCCTCACGAAAGCCGTCTCCCTTGCTTGCGTGGCCTCCTGAAGGTGCGCTTTGGTCTGTCTCGGTCGCTGCTGGGCGCTCTCCGAAGAGGTCAAACTGAGTGTTGGACGGCGGCAGCAGTCCTCGATCGGAGAGCTTCTTCGCCCTGTTGCGGTCCGCAAGGGCGAACTTGACGAGCAGAGCGGCGCTTCCGGCCTTTCGCCTAGACACCTGGATGCTGATCTCAGGCTTGTTGAAGCCGAGGCATGGATTGACCGAGTCGGAGCACAAGCGCGCGAGCGCGGCGTCTGCGGACTCGATGCTGTCTTCCAGGTCGACTAGCTCGGCCAGAAGCTCTCGTGCCCTGGTGCCGCGCCTTGCGTCGATCCACCCTGGCTTGTCCCAGCCTGTGTAGACCTCGGACTCAGGGGCGGTGCGGTACCACTCGTATAGCTGGCGAAGCGCCTCGCTCATGACCGGGCCTCCTTATTGGAGGTCAGATCAGCAGAGGGTTGTCCGCCGAGGAAAACGAGGTTATAGTCGGCTTCAGAGTTCATTACGTCGGTCAGGTCGGCGTAGGCTCAGCGGATTCAGAGGCTGCGACCCCTCTGTTTCCGCCGCAATAGACCCAGGGGGGAGTACCTCCTGGGTCTTTGTGTTTCATGGAGCGTGCTCGGCCACCCTGCCCTGCCCTGGGCCGCCTGTCAACGTAGGGGCCTCTGCTGCGCGACAAAAGTTGCGGCTGCCTCAAGAAACCGTTCAGTTCTTGGGCCTGTCAAGATTCGGCCGATCGTCCGACGGTCCCAGCAGCATGGCTTTGACGCGCAGGTCGTCGATTTCCAGCAGCATCGCCTCGATGCGCCTTCTCAGGGCCTCATCCCGAACGTCATCGTGCTTGAGGACGTCTTCGAGGATGGCGTAAGCGGCATCGAGAAGGCTAGTCATCGTCATCCTTGAGGGAGCGGATGTAGTCCACCAGCATCTTCATCAGGACGATCTGCTCGGGCTCCTTGTGCCCCTTTTTGTAGAGCCTGTGGAAGACCGACAGGGAGGCTCTGAGCAGCGTCTCGGGGTCTTGATCGACCTCCTCGTTTACCTTGCCCGCAAGCTCTTCAAGGAAGTCGATGCGGAGGTTGTACAGAGAGTCCTCAGCGTCGGCTATCTGCCTGGCGGTGATGTTGGCCCTCTTGATGGCAGCGATCTCAAACTGGGTGTAGGGCGTGGGCGAGACGCGTCGTCCGTCTGCGTACCCGCTCTGTCTCGGACCAACGGCTCCAAGCAGCTTTTCTCGCTCCTTGGTGAGGGAGTCGATCTGCCTTTCAACGTCGAGGATCTTTTGAGCCTTTGAGGTCACAGCTTCGAGCGCTCTCGGATCGAACGCTTGCACTCACACCAGAGGCAGGGCCTCTCTTGTTCGTCGACCTCGCTGCAATTGCACGAGCGGCCTGACACGGCTCGCCAGCAGAAGCGAACGTACTTGTCCACGTCTTTGTTGAACGGCAGCGGGCTCCGCTCCTGGTGGCTCACAGGCTCTCGTGCTCCTGGTGGTCGTGGAAGTAGCTGGGCGCCCCGGCTCCTCCGCAGCGCTCGGTGCGAAGGTGCGGACAGGTCCATCCCTTGGATGCGAGGGTGTCGCATCGGACGGGCATCATGTCGGAGGTCTGGTCCCACTTCATTTCGGTGTTGTCAGGATCATAGCGCGGGTCAGTCGAGCTGATCTGATGGAACAGCCCCTTGCCTGCCTCTCCGAACCTGTGGAGCTGAGATGCGAGCGCCACCCAGAGTTCGTAGGTCAGCTTGCCCTCGGCCATCTGTTTGAAGAACTCGCAGAAGTGAGCGCTGAAATCGAGGTGCGTGTCGTCGGCCTTGATGACCCTCAGGGCGTACGCGCCGTCGAGGCGACGGTATCCTGCTGGAGGGTTGAGGTCGGGGACGCCTGGCGTCTCCGCGAGCCCAGCGCGAAGCTCGGAGACTCCCCACGAGCGCTCTTCCAGGGCCTTGCTCGCCCAGAACCAATGCCGGCCGTCTGGCTCGAACTTCCCCTTGGAGGCCATCTCCGGGCAGATGGGCAGGGTTCCGCCCTTCCTGCGGGCGAGCTTGCCGTTCAGGGGGCTTCCGATGAGGTTGCCTGGCCGCCTCTGCGAGAACTTGGTCAGCCCTGTGAGCAGGGTGTCCTGAGGCGGGATCAGCCTATCGAAGCTGGATGGCACATCGAAGCTGTCTCCCTCTTCTCGGACGACCTGGGCTTCTTCAAGCCACGCTGTCATCCATCTCCTTGCCATCCATGCGGGCACGGGCTCTTTGAAGAGCGCCCGGACGTGGGCCCCGTCACCAGACCTGGAGCGGTTGACCAGGATGGAGCATCCCGTCTCAAGCATGAAGGAGGTTGCGCGGGTGACGTCGGACTCCCAGTCGGAGCCTGTCCGCTTGCCGTCGAAGTCGGCGGCAATCCACCAGACGGTCGGCAGCTCGTTTCCGTTCGGAAGCAGCGGGTAGCTTCCGACCTCGACGTCACCTGTCAGGTGCCTGACGAGCATCGAGTCGTTGAGCTTCCCGTAGACGGGCCTCCAGTGCTCTTCGCCACGCAGCGCGTAGACATCGTCTGCGCCACGGGTGAGTTCTCGGAGTATGCGAACCTTGTCTTCAGGGGTCATCGCGCCAACCTAGAGGACCTGTTGAGTGCAGGCTTTCGCATTCGCCTGAGCAGACCGACTTGCCGCCGGACGTCAAGAACACGTGGTCGCACACGGGGCATCTGCTGCTTGGGGCACCAAGCTTTGCCATGGCCGCGATGCGAAGGTCTGGCTCGCGAGACCTTCTTCTTTTGACGGCCTCAAACCAGTCGTCGGCCTGTTGCCCTGGCTTGCGAGCCGTGACTCTCATTGCCTGCGAGCGCCCCTGGTGGCCTTGATATCACGCTGGCGCATGATGATCTGACCAAACGTCTGTTCGATGCCGATTTTCTCGGACATGGCCAAAAGCAGCTTGCCGCAAGCCTCTGCATCATCGCCCGCGCGATGGGCGTCCTTGATGGAGATGCCGTGCCTCTCGCACGACCTACCGAGGGTGTTTTCGCCTCGTCCGTTGTTCCCGTGGAAGTGCCGCGACCATACCATCGGATCGATCCATGGGAAGTTCGGGTCGAGCGCTGGGATATGGGAGAGCGTGTTGTAGACGCCGCACCTGTACGCCTCTTCCCAGATGAACTTCTGGTCGAAGTCAGCGTTGTAGGCCACAGGGATGGCGTCTCGCAGGATTCGCAGGGCCGACTCCATCACATGGACGAACTTGGGCTGCCCTTCGACATCGCGGTCGAAGATCCCATGGATGTTGGACACTTCCCTGGGGATGGGCTTGCCTGGGTTCAGCAGGGACGACCACTTTTCAACAACGACCCCGCCCTCGATGCGGACAAGGCCAAGCTCGACGACACGCTCGTTCTTGTGGTCGAGGCCCGTCGTTTCCACGTCGATGCTGACCATGGGTTGCTTGAGCCAGGAGGAATAATGGTCAATCATCTCGAACCCCCGTACTGAGCGATGAGCCTCGCCGCCTCGCCCTTCGTGATCCCATTGTGCGTTGGCGCTCCAAGCACGTGCAGGTACCTCAACTGGCCGGCAGTCGCCGGCTCTCTCTTCTTCAGGTCGCGCTCCGTGAACACGGCAGAGAGCGCGTCCGACATTTCTCCAGCGGTCGATGGGAGCTTGGCCTTTTTGCCCTTCGCTCGCCGGAACTGTTCAATCTGACGTTCGGTCGGAGGCTTCGACCTCCATGCCGCATCAGAGCGAACCATGTGCTCTTGGACGGCCGGAAGTTCTTGCTGCCCGTTGTCTCGAATCTTCTGAATCCACTCGCCTTCTACAGGACCCTCCGAGTCGCTCGGGGTGGCGCTTTCGCCTCCTCCGAGCGGACTTGAGCCGCGCCTGGAGGTCATCGCGTAGACCAGGCGGTCCATTTCGCTTTCGACCATGCCGTACGCAAGGTCAAAATCGAGCGCCCGCGTGGTGAGGCGAATCGGATGGTCGCTCTTGCGGGTCGGCCTCTGGTCGTAGAAGAACACGCTCGACTTCGTCTTGGTCGCGTCCATCCAGCCGACGAGGAAGTATCCAAGGCCCGGAACCGACAACTGCCAGCCCGCCGAACTCTCTCGCCAGGCATACTTCTGGGTTCGCCTCCGGGCCCTTGCCTGAAAGTCGATGATCCTGCCCGAGCCAGATTCCGCGTCGTTGACGACAAGCTCTTCCTCGTCCTCGGGGCTGTTGCCCTCTTCCTCTTCTCCCTCTTCAAGCTCGGCGGGCGTGCCAGGAGCCGAGAGCCCAGCAAGGGTCGCAAGCTGAACGGGGCTGTGCCGCTCGGAGTTCCCGACGCAGTCGATGATGAGCGCCTCGGTCTTGCCGGGGTAGAGGCGAAGCGCCCTTCCGACGACCTGAAGGTAGAGACCTTGCGATTGGGTGGGCCTTGCGAAGAGGATTCCCTCGCACGACGGATCGTCGTAGCCCTCGGTCAGGACGCCCACGTTGCAAAGCAGCTTGAGCTTGCCCAGGCGGAAGTCGTTGAGGGTTCTTTCTCGCTCTGCGTCTGGCATCGCGCCCCAGACGCACCCTGCCGCGTAGCCCGCATCGCAGAAGTCCTGCGCGAGGCTCTGGGCGTGGGCCACGTTCACGCAGAACACGAGCATCTTGCGGTCCTGGCCGTGCTGCATCCAGGCTCGGACGATGGCTTGCCTGACAGGCTCCTGGTCCATGACCTTGGCAAGCTGGCTTTCGACGTAGTCGCCGTCCTCCCTGGTCGCCACCTGGTCCAGGTCGATGTTGATCGGAACCTGAACGCCGGTCGGCGGCACGAGCCAGCCGTTGTCGATCATCCAGAAGATGTCCCGCTCGTACGCGATGCTATCGAACATCGTGTCGAGGCCGGTGCCGTCCGCGCGCCCCGGGGTCGCGGTGATTCCCATGATGACAAGGCCAGGGTTGACCTCTCGAAGCCGCCGAATCACGCGGTCGTACATCGACCCGCTGATGGCGTGATGAGCTTCGTCCACGATCACCAGGCCGATGGGCCCATGCTGCATCAGGTCCGCAAGTCGCGCCCCGCTGCTGTGGCCGATCGTCTGAATCGAGGCCACCGTCGCCTTGCGGCCAAGCTGGTTCGTCTTCGCCTGGACGACGCCAACCGATACCTTGTCGCTCACCGCAACGATCTTGCCCCTCGTCTGCTCAAGAAGTTCCTTGCGATGGGCAACGAACAGAGCGCTAGACATCGGGTTTGCGGTGCAGAAACGGTGGATAGTCTCTGCGGCGAGGATGGTCTTGCCGCTATTGTGCGTGACGGTGAAGTCGTCAAGCAGGTAGCGGTGATCGCCGTCGAGGACGAAGCCAAAGTACGGCTCCACCGTGCCGGTGCGCTCAGTCGTAAACGATACGCGCTCCCGAACGATGCCTGCGCGGAAGATCCTCGCTGCCGACCTATACTCATCCGATCGGCCCTCGAAGTCTCTGACCGTCAAATCAATCAGGTCGTCCGGGCGCTCGTCAAAACAGATCGAGAGAACGTGCTCATCGTTGACGGTCCACTCGCGCCCCTTCACGGGCCGGACTGTCGCCATGGGGCCTTCGCCACGGCAGAGGGCGAGAACCGTCCTTGGCTTAGAATCGGGCCCCATCAACAGGTCACCCTGTTCGACGTCTTCGACCTTCTTGATCGAGCCGTCGAACATCAGTATGCCCTGGCCGGCGCGGTGGCACCCGGTCGGGAGCACAACAAGTGGCGATTTTTTATCGCTCTTCCACGACGATTCTACCGCATCAATCGCCTCGATTTGATAGTCCCTGAGGCGAATGACTGTGCGCTGACTTCTCGCTTCGCTGCTTTCTGCTGGGATGACCAGCTTGGGCTCGGCGGTGCCCGTGGCCTGGATCGCAAGTCTCTCGCTGGAAGGCTGGACGTCAACCCAGTAGGAGTGCCCATCGGGCTGATGGGTCCAGGGTCGCCTGTCTTGCGAGGTCCACGGTGAGTGGACGATGGGTGCCATTCGGATCCAGGCCACGGCTGCTCCTTATCTCAGAGAAGATCGTCGGGATTGACGTCGTCCGGTGCGTCCACCATGACGACGTTGGCGAACACGGGGAAGGTGCCGTCCTGCGACTGCTGGGTGCCCTGGCGGGTGCGGACGGTGATCTTGACCGCCTTGCTCTTGAGGTCTTCGTCGTCGAAACCGGAGTTGTCGAACGGCACCTTGGCCGCGTCGAGAAGCTGAACGAGGCGGGCTCGCTGCATGTGGTTGGCCTCCTCGTTGACCCCCGGCTCCAGCACGTAGTCCTGGTAGACGCGACGGTTCTTGAAGCCGTCGTCTTTGGTTTCTGCGTTGTAAAGCACCTGGAACTCGACAGTCAGCTTCTGGAGGCTCGGCGTCGTCTTGGTCAGGCCGGTCTGCACGTTGACGATTGCAGCCTGGTAGACGCCAGCGGCGATGGGGGTGCGAGGAGGGATCTTCTTCGCATCAGGATCCGTCATCCCCTGGTGCTTGACAGCGATCTTGGCCATTCAGTCTCTCACTTTCCGGTGTTGTTCAGCAGAGCGATTGCGTGTTCGTACTTCGATGCGGGCATGTCCGTGGAACGGGACAGGCCGAACGTCTGGTTCAGCCACTTACGGGCGTCCTCCTTGGTTCCCAGCTTCTCGACAGCGAGAAGAGAGAGCTTCTGGGCCTGGGCCTGGGTGACGAGGATCTCATCGTCGTTGCCGCTGGGCGACAGGCTCCAGCCCTGCGAGACCGTCTCAGGCTCCGCTTCGACCCTGGACTCGACGACCGCTTCCAGCTTGGCCTCCGCAACCGGAGCCTGGATAGCCGCCTGAGCGGGGCGCTTGGGGGGCGAAGTCGGCGCGGGGCCGTCCACGACCTGGGTTCCACCGCCGATGAAGTCGGGACTGCCGAGAATCTCGTCGGCCGAGACGTCCCCAAGGCCGGCGAGGCGCAGGACCGCGCGGCAGTAGGCGCGCGTGTCGGCCATGGCGATGATATCGTGCGTGCTCATGCGTCCGCCGCGCTCGGCTCGGTCGCACCAGCCCACGCCCTCGGCCTCGGCACCCGTGCGGGTGTGGCGTGCCACGTATGTCGCGTAGGAGAAGTTGGCCATGCCGTCATCGGGAAGCCCGCTGCATCCGGTGCGCTTGGCCTCGATGCCAAGGGCGACCGCGAGCTTCACGACGCCGGACTTCTTGGGGTTGGCCGTGTAGCGGGTGCCGTACTGGGCAGACCACTTCTCGGCCTCTTCCCGTGAGTTGCAGACCTGCTGCTTCTGGCGGCCGTTCTCGACGTAGGGAACGGTGTAGATGAAGTCGCGCGGGTCCAAGATCGCCGCAATCATCTTCTGGCGCTGGTCGAACGCCGCGCGGAGCACCTCGGGGCTCGCAATCGGCGTGATGAAGCCCAGGTTCCCGAGCTGGTCGAGCGTGATCGTCGACTGAGCAGGGGCGGCCAGCGGGTGGGCTTCCTTGACCACCGACCCCTCCACCACGGTTCGCTCCCTGATTCCCTGTTCCATCACTTCTTCCCCTTCTTTGGCTTGCTTGCTGCTGTGGAGCCGACGTCCTGAACGTAACGTCGCTCAAATTCGGCCAGGTCTGACGGCTTGATGCCCATGTACTTCGGGCCGATCTTCTGGGCTTTCAGAGCGCCCGATGAGATCCACTGCCAGACCGTCGACCTGTGGACGGACATCTTCTCGGCCACTTCCCCTGTGGAAAGCAGACCCCGACTTTTGATTGCACCGGGAGCAGTCACGACGTTTCTCCTTTGTTGGAGACCCGCCGATACCATGTTCGGTGTGGCGGGTCAATAGCATAAGTCTGATGTAAACAAGTGGAAGGGGGTCTGCTAGCTTTTGGCACGATGGAAACCACAGTACGCAAGGGCTACCTCAAGATCTCCGGGCTGCTGCCAGTCCTAGCCAAGCAGGACGTCAACCCGGTGACGGGCGAAGACTGCGTCTTTGTTGACCTCGATGGCATGGCTGGGTGGCCGGATGCGACTCAGGCGTGGGCGTTGCTCAAGAAGGAGGGCGTCACGCGCGAGGACTACCTCAAGGCGTTCGGGCACATGCTCCCCGAGTCTGCCGCGTCAGCCCCCAAAAAGTCGTCTTCCGGTTCATCCTCGAAGCCCTCGCGGGGCCGCAAGAAGGCGTTCGTCATCCACGTGAAGCGTTCGCCCGGGGGCATCGTCGTTCACCCCAGGAAGTCTCGTGAAGAGTTCATCTGGGCCATGGACGAGGTGACGAATCCCGACACCGGCAAGCCCGGGATTCTCGTGCGGGCGAGCCCCAGCGGCAAGGCCGAAGCCTTCATGACCGCGACGACCGCCGCTGCACGGTGGAAGGACTGGGGAGGAGACCCGAACACCTTCGGACAGGCGTTCGGGCACTTGCTCCAGAGGGAAAAGCAGTCTCGGACTGCCAAGGCCCGTTCGCGCAAGACCTCCCGTCCTACCTGACGGGATCAGTCAGGTTTTCTTTCCTGGCTTCCAGGCACCCTCGACTGCCGGGGGCGAAGTCCCGGCACAGGGACGGTCGCTTGTCGTACACCGCGCAGCGGACGTCGACCCCGACGCTACCTTCGAGCATGGCGCAGACTCGGTCTGAGTCGGCGTTCAGCTTCGTGCAGATTGCGTGACCGTCGACCCAGGGTCGGTTGAGGACCGTGAGCTTCTTGGCAGCGGCGGGGAGCCTTCGGCGCTCCGCTGCGGTCAGAGGAATCCACGGTGCCTCGACTCCCCCGTCGCTGACGCAACAGGCTCCGCACTTGGTGCAATCGAAGGTCATGCCGGCGAGAGCCTGTTTCCTTGCTTGGCGAACGGGCGAACGACCATCTTGCCATCTCCCGAGCAGTCCACGGCATACACGACGCCGTCTTCTGAGATGCCGCAGACGAACTTGCCGCCGATGATGCCCTTGCACGACTTGTATACGGTGTCGTACCAGTCGGGGGCGATCGGCAGGTGCCACGTATCGAGCGGCCACCACGCGACCCGCTGTCCGTTCATCTTCGACGTGGGGACGTTCCACTTGAACACGATCATGTCCTCGGTCACGTCGTCGTTGTCGTAGGTGTCGGCGTGCTTCACGGCGGCCTTGAGTGCTGCGTCGTAGACGTGCTCTTTGCCCATGAGGTCTCTGGCCTTCTTGGCCTTCTGTACCGCCTTGAAGAGGGAGTTGCTCTCGTAGTCGTAGTACAGGTCTCGGAACGGACCCGGCTTGACGGTGTTACCCAAGAATCGGTCGTCCTGGTCGCCGACGTTCATGTACGGGACCATCTTGAGCAGGGTCATCAGAGCTTCGCACCCCGAGTCCTCTTCTCCCCAGTATGCCTTGCCGCCAAGGGCCGCCATGGCCGCGTTCTTGGAGCTTCGTGCGTCCGCTTCCTGGCATCCGCGGCACACGAACCTGTCCCCGAACCACAAGATCTGATGCTTGACGCTCTCTCCGTGCTTGTCGAAGCATAGGATGCGAGTCGAGCAGATGGGCTGCGGCTCGCTCGGGTCAACCGAGACTGCCTTCTGGGCCTTGGACTTCTTCTTGGGAGCCGCTGCCTTGGAGTGCAGAACGATGCTGGTCACTTGCTTGCCTCGATGTGCTCTGGATTGACGTGAACGGTACGGATGAAGCTGGGCGGCGTCTCAACCTTTCGGTCGTTGACGATTGCCGCGACGATGCGGGTGCCTTTAGGTTCGACGCTCGGCCAAGGGGTCTCGCCGTCTGTCACGACGATCACCGCATCGGGCCTTGGCTTTCGTTCCAGCGCAGCCTTGATTCCGACGCGCATATCGGTGCCACCTCGGCCAGCGAGCTTGACGGTGCTGCCCTTGGAGACGTTGTGCTGGACGGCAGCAACGGCCGAATCGCACGCGATGAAGGTCACGGTGGCCCCAAGGGCTCGGCAGAGGTCTTCAATGGTGCCGCGCACGATGGGAAGGGCCTTTTCGTCGTCCATGGATGCGCTGGTGTCGCCCACCACGGTGATGATCGGCACAGGAGACCGCATGGACGGCAGGACGAAGTCGGGCAGCGCGCTTTGGCGCCGAGAGGGCCTGGCATAGGAAGAAAACAGGTGCCCCTTCACGTCTTCGACGGTGCGCCGAACGCATGCTCCGATCTCACGCTGCCAAGGGATGGGCCTGGGCTTCAAGATCGCCTCGGACCATGACACGAGCGACCCGGGGACAACGCCTCGCGTGGCCTCGGCGGCCTGTCGTACCTGCTCTGCGGTGCGACGGATGACGTCGTAGGCGTCCGCTTCTTCCAGCCCATCGACGCCCGATGACTCTGGAGACCCCTTTTCCCACGGTCTGGGGTTGCCGGTGGCCCCGGAGCCGCAATCTGGCTTCCATCCGGTGCCTGACTTCTTGCCTTGTTTGTCCTTGAGGGCCTCGTAGTACCGCTCAAAGGTCAGGTTTTCGGGCAGCTTGAACATGCGAGGGTAGTAGGCACCCTCGGGCAGCGGCGGGATGTCTCCGAGAGTGCGGTTTTCCTGCTCGTGATCGTCGTTGATTTCAAGGTCCGCTGCGATGTTGGCGACTTCCTCGCCAATCAGCACGCCCATGGTCCTGGCGCGAGCGTGGTGTTCTCGTAGCGGGTGCATGATCTCGTGGTACATGACCGCGACGCATCCGCTGACACCCCAGGCGATCGCCTGTTTCGGATTCCAGTACATGCGCCAGAACTCGTCCACGGCAGCGGACGAGCACATCGGCTCTTCCAGCAGGACGCATGCGTAGAGCGAGGTGGCCAGGTAGGGTCGGATTTCCTCTGCCAGCTTGACGCGGGCGGCGGCGACGGTTTCGTACGCCTCTTGGTTCTTCCAGCCCATGTTCAGTTCAGCCCAGGTTGATCCCGCTCTTCTGGAGCAGGGGAATGACCTTGCTGATCTCGGGAGGAATGTCCCGCTCGATGCCGGCGGGCGCATGGAACGCCATGATGCGCGCCGCAGAGAATCCAACGTCGGGCTTGTCGCCGCAGACGCGCGACCAGTACGCCCAGGCGGCACGGTAGCGTTCCACCAGCTTGGCGTGGGGGCGCACGGCGCTTGCCGCGACGCTGGCCAGCGTGACCATCTGCTGGTCTTGCCGCGTCGGAACGGCGGCCCCCTTGGGGTTGGACAGGATGGACTCCGGGTCGGGCAGGTCGCGGTTGACGAACCACGACCTGAACTCCTTGGCGGGCCCCTCTCCGATTGCAGCGTCGCAGAGCACGGACGCCACCTTGCTCTTGGGGCCGTGACCTGCCGACTCGGCGGCGGCTAAGGCGTGGGCAAGCTGGTCCCACATGCGGGGCGAAGGCCACGCACCCGATTGCGCCGAGATTTGCTCTGGCCACTTGAGGGCCAGTTCGGGCCGAGAGTCTAAGAACTCGGTGTAGTAAATGCGGTAGACCTGCACCAGTTCGCGCCAGCACGAGGACACGCGCGGGATCTCGGGCGCCGGGAAGCCCTTGCGCGAAGCCTCCGTCCAATCGCGCGGCTTGAACGGCCACGAGAAATGGAGGAGCCGGTTGGCCATGGTCGGGATCAGTTCGTTGACCGCGACGCTGTACTGAGGCGGATTGCTGATCAGAACGAACGACACCTCGTCTCCGAGATACGTGTCGCCAGCGTACCGCTCGTTCACCACACGCAGAGCGGAGTTCTGGACGCCCCCCGGTGCCGTAGTGAACTCATCGAAGATCACAACCCCCTTGCCGTCCCGCTTGACGTTCCGGGCCCATGCGGGAGGGACCATGACGACGTACTTTTCGCCGGTCTGCGGGTCGGTCGCGATCGATGGCAACCCGCCCTGGTCGGTCGCATCGCGCACCGACAAGATCACGGTGTGCGCCGTCTCGCCCATGCGACCCACGATCGCCTTGGTGATAGAGGTCTTGCCGGTGCCCGGGGCGCCCTCGATGTTGCAGGGCAGCCGCGCCTGCAACGAGATCGCAACAGCGTCGATGATCGGATCGCTCACGATGCGGACCCTTCCAGATATCGACGCGCCTGTTCGACCATCGCGCCTTCGGAAATCACCGAAATGGGAAGAGGCTCAGAAATATGAAACCACTCGTTGTCTTTGTATTCCTCGTAGCACACCCGCGCGTCCTTCCATTCCGACGCGACAGCGAACCGCAGCACCTTCTGCGCCCACGCTTCCCCCGAAGACTCAGACGCGTTGTCTAGGACGATCTGACGGACGCCCATGTGCGCCTCGTCCAGCGTGTAGAAAGTGTAAAGCTCTTCGCCGTACTTGTGATGCCAGATTAGGATGAACATTCGCGCCTCCGTTGCGTGTGTCTGATGTAACCGGCCCCCGAGACTCTGTCAACGCTCAAGGTAGACCGTGGGGCCGAAGACCCAGCAGGACGTGAGAACCTCGCCGGTCTTGGGGCACTTGAGCACCCAACCCACAGGCTCGACGTCCCAGTACACGTCGATCAAGGCCGCGTACCTGCCCCCGGGTCCGTCGTACAGCGTGTTGCTTGCGATCCACTCGTTCCGGCTGCGCTCGCTCACGGGCAGCACTCGCACGGGGCCTTCCAGGGGCACCTCGATCGAGTCGTCGTGCGCGTAGCCGGTCATCAGTCCGTCGTAGATCCAGCCCTTGGTGTCGGCCGGATGGAGCACTCGCCCGCTCGCCTTGTTGCGGTCGAGCCACGCCATGCGCTCGGCAAGGTCGAGGCGCGCAATCATCAGATCGTTGTCGGTCACTTGGCCACCTCTTCCTTGGACACGAAGACCCACGCCTGGACGTACGCTCCCGCCTCGGTACGGGACACGGGTGCGTCGGCGTCGAACTCAACTTCACCGTCCTGCTCCCGGTCCTTCGCCGCCATGCGGTAGTCGTCGTCGGAGGGGGCGTTGTTCTCTTCCGTCACTTGTCTCCTCCGATCCACGAGAGCTTCTCGCCCGCCTTCTTCACGCTTCCACCGGAATCGACGGTCGACCGGAACTCACGCATCAGGGTGCGGAGTGCGGCCTCGATCTGCTCCATTGGGGCGTCGCGGCTCACCTGACAGCAGTAGCTGGTGTCCTCGACGTAGTCCCATCCGCCCCCGTGCCGCTCCCAGAGAGAGAAGCGGAGTAGCGGCACGTCGTTGGGGTCGTTGGGGTCGTAGTCCCCGCTGAGCCCCTCTCCGATCCACTCCAACTCCACGAGCAGGTTGCCCTGCTCCAGCTTGGCCACGTCTCCCATCTGCCCCTCCCTCAGTCGAACAAGCCCCAGCACTTTTCGCCACGCTTGGCTCCACAGGAGTTGCACGTGTCGCCCACGTTCTCGCTGCTGGACGCAGCCCCGCTGACGTCCAAAACGTCCTGCTGGTTACGCGGATCGGTCGCCGCCTCGGGCCAATGCTGGTCACCGTCGCAGTCGCACCTCCAGACAGCGAACCCGCCAGCGTGAGGGCCGTCGAGCAACGTGCCGTCGTGACCCTGGCAGTAGTGAACGAGGTATTGCTGGCCCTCGACAACAGCCTCGGCCCACCAATGAGTCCCGCCGCCATTGATATGACAGCCCTCGGCCCCGCAGATGACGCACGCTCCGACGCTGTCGTCCTCGTGCTCGCACGGCTCCACCAAGCCGCGCGCCCCTGTCGAGGGGCAGCCCGTGGGCTGCCCGCTCTGGTCATTCCTCGATGATTTCGAGGACGTCGCAGCCCCACCGGCCGCTTGCGTCGGTCTCGGTGTACTGCTCGGCCCGCAGCGACGCGACGGCATCGCGAGCGCTGGCCTCGTCCGGGGCGTCGATCACGTGGTAGTGGACGCGCGTCTCTTCCACGATCCTCCGATAGCGAGGCATCACTCGCCCCCCAGGGTGTACTCGGTCGAGGTCGTCAGCCCCTCGCCCAGGTCGATCCACACGCGGACTCCGCAACGGTAGACGGCCTCGCCGCAATCGCTGCACGTGCCCTCATGCCGCCGCACGGTGAGGGTGTGGGTCCAGCCCGCCAGCGTCTCGGAGGCGGCATCCCGCAAGATCGTCAGACGCCGGTACTCGGCCTCGTCGAGGGCCACAGGCTCCCCCGCGCTGTCCTCGATGACGCTGAACCTCGCGCCCCGCGCGTCGCAGTCCTCCCTGTGCGCGATATCCGAAACCGTCAGCTTCGGGTAGACCGCGCACCCCGGGATCGCGAGCCTCAGATCGATGATCTCGCCCTGATCGCTGCTCGGCATGCGCCCCTCGGCCAGCCGCTGCCGCTGGGCCTCGGACCCCCACTCCTTGACGAGCGCCCCGCGCCGCGCCGTTTTGGCGGCCTTGGCGGCCTCGGCCTTCTGTTCGGCCTGCACACGCGCGACCCTGCGCGCCTCCTCCTCCGCGTTGAGCCGCCTGACGGCGGCACGCGCGACCTCAATCACCCGCTCGTCCTGCGACGCCTCGCTCCACCCGCGCAGCGGGCCAGACGTGGGGACGGCCTCGCACCCGTGCGTACCGGCTCCACCGTCCTCGGTGGCGAGCCAGTAGTGGCCCTTGAAACCGCCGGTCCGCTCCCAGCGCACGTCACCGGAGAGCACTCGCTGGATGGTCGCTTCGACGTCCTGGGCGCGCTCGGCCCAGATGCCCGCGATCTGAGGCTCGACGTCAGCCCCCAAGATCTGACGCAACTCGTCCAAACACCCGGGCACCCGGAAGTACCAGGGGTCTCCGACGCAGACCGCCAAGCTCGCGCGGGCGGCGGCCATGCGCTGCTCGGTCGCGCACTTGACGAGCCTGGAGATTTCGGAGGCCACCGACTCGGCCGTGACCGGCGCCAAAAACAACGCCAGCGACACGTCGCAATCGGCCTCGGCGTACGGCTTGGCGCGCTCGGCAACCCATGCGCGCTCGGCCTCGCCAAGCGACGCAATCGGCACGTCCACTACCACGGTGCCACGCACCGGCTCCACCCCCAGGAGGATCGCCTTGGAGGTATCCACGCCGACCTTGATACGCATTTAGAACTCACCTTCCGCGCGGCATCCGCGCGTTTCAGCCCGCTCACCGTGAGCGGACAGAATCAGATCCCCGCGATCGAGACCGAGACGACCCGCATGCTGCCAAGTTCCCATCGTCGCCTCCCCGTCAGTCCGTCTCGTGTGTCTGGTATGTTGGGCACTCGATCGCGTCTGTCAATGGGTGCCCGTTGTTTTTTTTTCTGCGACCTACTTCTTACTCGGCCTCGGTCTGCACGATCAGCCGCCCGCCTGGGAGCGAGTCGGCGCGCCGCAGGGTGCCCACGTCGGCATGCGACGGGGTCCACGTCGCGCGGGGCCCGTAGAGGCGCCGCACGGCGACCCGCTGAGCCTCCGCGATCGAGGCGCAGCGCACCCGGACCTCGCGCACGCGCGCCAGCCCGTGCTCCTCTCGGAGCCGCACAATCCAAACCAGCATGCTGTCTCCTGTCCTCCGACCTAGCCTAGACCCCGACCACGCCCCGCCCGGGGCAGACGACGTGAGAGAGGGGGATGATGGGCCCGGACGCTACGCGCCGGGGTCTAGGCTACGTCGGAGGCCCGACGTAGGGGGTCCAGCTATAGCTGCATGCCCCGGAGTAGATGCCCAGGGTGCGGCACTCGGACCCCCTGCGCGAGCGACTCGGCCACGAGGTCGTCGTGCCTGTCGTCCCTGTCGTCCTGCCAATGGCGGCAGACGGCCACGCATTGGTGTGTACCTCGCATCGTGCGCGATGTGCTCGCCCGTGGGGGCGTGCGCGCTGTAGCGCACGATCCATGTCGAGGGGTCTACCGTCGACCTCGACGCGCGCTCGATCGTCAGGGGCCACGCGCGCTCGTCGGAGCGGATAGCGTCCGCGTCGACCGTCGCGGCCTCTAGCGCGGCCTCAGCCGCGCGGATCGCCTCGACGTCGGCATTGGTCGCACCAGCCCCTCGGGCCGCTCGCGCGCCGCTTGGCGGCGGCTCGCTCGCGACGGGCCTCGGCCCGCTTGGCCCGCTCGGCCGCCTCGTCGGCGGCGCGGAGCGCCTCCTGGCGCGCGACGTTGCGCGGGTCCATGGCCTCGGGCGAGGCCAGGACGCCGAACCGGGTCACGGCTCGGCTCGGGTGCGTCACTCGGAGGCGCATCACGTCGCGGCCCGCTTGCTGGCCCGCGCCGCTCGCGCGGCCCGCTGGGCCTGGATGCGCTGCTCCTCGCGCCAGCCCGCGCGGTAGCCGCGCACCTCGCACGTGCGCCCGTGCTGCTGCGCGACCTCGATCGCATCGAGCCACGCCGCGCGCTCAGCGGCGCGGGTCTCGGTGGCCGTCGCGGCGGTGGCCGTCGCGGCGCGTGCCGCCGCCGCCGCCAGCCTGTCGAGTGCTGCCCTGATCTGCTCGTCCATGCTCACCCCTCTCCTCTGCGCGGTCTGCCGCGCGAGCAGAGCACCGACCCGGAGGCCCGTGCGCTGCTCGCGAGGGGCGGCCCCGGAGGGCCGCCGCCCGCTCACCTCACGCGCGCCCCGTGCGCTGCGCGAGGTAGCGCCCCGCCGCCTCCTCCAGGTCGAGGCGCCGCTCGACGGGGCGCCCCTGGGCGTACTCGGTGATCCCCTGGATCACGTCGTAGCTGCTGATCCCGCTCACCTCACGGAGCGCCTCCGTCCAGGCCGCGTCCGTCGTCGAGGCCGGGAGCGCGATGCCCCGGTCCCCGAAGAGGCTGCGGGCCACGCCCGCGACCTCGGACTGCGCCAGCCCGTAGCGGGGCGAGCGCAGCAGGTCAAACTCGGCGGCGACGTCGTCGACCATGCGCGCCGTCGCGGCGCGGAGCGCGTCAGGGATGCCCCGCGCCGCCGTGATAGCGGCGGGCAGAGCGTCCGAGAGGTACGCCTGGACGCGCGTGGGGTCGCCCACGTGCCGGATCGCGCGCCGGTCGCCGCTCGCCCACCCGCGCATGCCGTTGGCGCACACGAGCCGGTAGCTGATAGGGGTCACCGAGACGGAGGCGTTACCCAACTCCCCGTTGTTGAGATCCACCCCCCATTCCGCGCCGTCGCCGGGGCGGATGGTCTCCGCGCCGGTCGGCACGGTGACCCGCAGCGTGAGGCGCGGTCCGGTGCCGACCGCGCGCACCCGCACGTCGGAGAGCAGACCCTGGGAGTAGAGCACCTCCCCCATGGCGTCCAGCACCGTGAGGTCGTCGTAAGCGGCGTACCGCTCGCCGACGACCGCGCGGACTTCCCGCCGCGCAAGCCGCAGGGTGCCCGTCCGGTCGCCGGTCGACGCGACCAGCCCGTGCTGGAGACACGCGCGGGCCAGGGTCGCCGGGAGGCGGCTCAGGTAGTCGGCGGGCGCGTGCGCCCGGGTGCAGAGGTCCGCCAGGGCCGACCGCCGCAGCGGCATAGGCTCGCCCACGGGGGCGAGGCCCGCGCCGACCTGCTGCGTGCGGACGACGTGGACGATCCCGCTGCGCGGGTCGACGTCGACCGCCAGCCGATCGAGCGCCCCCGACGCGATGTCCTCGCGCGCCCCGTCCTCGCGCGCGGCCTCCTCGACGAGGCGGTAGGCGGCCTCAAAGGTCAGCGGCTCGCGGTCCTGGCCGCCGCGCCGCCCGCGATCGAGCGCGTGCCACCGCTCGGGCACGTCGGGGAGGGTGCGGATCGGCATGGTGCTCGGGTCGAAGGTGGAGCCGGTGGTGGTGGTCTCGGTGGTGGTCATGGCGTCGTCTGCTCTCTCTGGTCTGGCCCGCGCCGCTCAGCCCCTCGCCGGTCGGTCGCGTGCGGTGAGTGTGGAGTGTGTGTCGGGTCCGCTGAAAGTCAAGGGGTCGATCGAAAATTCATCCGTCGAGGTCGCGGGCCTCGGGGCGGGCGTGCCCGGGGCGTGGACCCCGGGCACCCCGCGCGGACGTCACCGGGGCAGGGTGCCGCCGCCGCCGCTGCCCAGCGAGGCGCGGGCGTCGAGGCGCATCCGGTCGCCCGCAGCGTGCCCGTCCTGCCAGCCGCTGGCCGATCGGACGGTGGCGGCCCTGCCCGGACGCAGGGGGCCGACGCTGGCGCGCACCAGATCGTCGGTCCTGGCCGCGTCGCCCGCGAGCGTCGCGATCCGGGCCTCAACTCGGACCAGGGCGCCCTCGCCGCCCCGGGCGTACGCCTCGGCCCGTGCGCGGGTGGCGGCCTCGGTCGCGCCCTCGGCGGCGGCGGCGCGGAGCCGCTCTCCGATACGGGTCGCGCAGCCGACCCTCCAGGCGTGCCCGTACGACCGCCCGTGGCCGCGCGCGGCCTGGGCCCCCAGGCTGTCGATCTCCCGGGCGAGCCACGCATAGAGCGACCGGCACGCCTGGACGCGCGAGGGCGTCCCCGCGACGTGGAGGCGGGGACCGCTCCACCAGACGCGACAGCCCTGCGAGCGGGCGACGGCTCCCGCCAGGATGCCCCGCCATGCGATCCGCACCCGCGCCGCGTCGAGCGGGTGAGCGTCGATCTCCGGGGCCTCCACGGGCGCGGGCGCCGCGTCCTCGCCGCTCCCCAGGCTCGCGACGTCGAGCCGGTGGCGCTCGATGAGCCGCGCCGCCGCCGCCGCCGCCGCCGCCGCCTCGCCCTCGGTCGCGCCGGGGTCGCCCGCCAGCCGGTGGAGGCGCCGCACCGTCGCGATGATCGCGTCGAGGCCGCGCGCGCCCTGCCCCTGTCCATGCTCTCCCATGATCTCACCCTCCTCTGCCCCCCGTGGGGGCCGCCGCGCGGTCTGTCCGCGCGAGCAGAGCACCGACCCGGAGGCCCGTGCGCTGCTCGCGAGGGGCGGCCCCCGGAGGGGCCGCCAGCCCGTCAGACGGGCGCGGGCGCACCGGGCGCGGGCGCACCGGGCGCGCACGCCGCGCATCCGTCGCTCATGCAGCGGCGCCACGGCTTGCAGCCCGCCGCACGCGCGGGCTCGGCGGCCTGGACGGGCGCCGCCGCGACCGGCGCGGGCGCCTGGACGGGCGCGGGCGCGGCCTCGACGCGCGGCGCCTCGACGCGCGGCGCCTCGACGGGCGCGGCTCGGCGCGTCCCGCCGCGCGGCTCGCGCACCTCATCGCCAGCCTCGGCCAGCGTGATCCCGTCGCCGGTCCAGGCGACGCGCCCGACCCTCACGAGGGCC